ATATAAGAAAGACAAAAATTTAAAATAGGACATTTTACTTAAACAAAAAAAAGAGAGCAGTTAAGCCCTCTTATCTTAATGAGAAATAGTTATTAATTGTTCCCAATCTGACTTCCTCATCTTCTGGTGTTTCATCCTCTGGTTTCGTATACAAGCTAGTGATTCTTTCTGGAACATCTACTACGTTCTCAGTAGCTGTCTGTATCTGGAATGCATTTACATAAGTTAACTCAGAATCTCTATCAGCTAGTTTATGAACTGGAATCATTGGCAACTCTGCACCTTTCATTGCACCATTTACAATTGACATTGCATCATTAGTTGTTACACCGAGTCTTCTAGGGAACACAGAATATGTCCCAGATGTTAATGAAACCTCTACAACTTTCTCTCTTTTAGGGTAATTCATGATACTTCTCCTTTCAAAATATGTTATAATAATACTATATACTATAATAACACATTTTACAAATTACTTAAACATGCTGAACACGTAAGTGACAACTGCTCCTAAGACAATCATAAAAACGTTCTCTACAATATCCCTCTTGTGGTCGAACTCTTTATCGTTTACTCCTTCCAGTGCATCTATAGTTTCTTCCAACTTAGTAATCTGGTAGGTTAGGTGTGCATATTTTTCTTCGTGAACAGCAAGTCGCTTATCAAGACTATTGACAATATCTCTCAACTCACTAACCGCACTATTCAGTTCTACATTGTCCTGTTTAATGCCCTTCTCGGTTAGCTCTCCATGTTGGAGTTTATCTTCCAGTCGTTGTAGTCTTAAAACAAGGTCATTTACTTGGTAATCGTTCATATATGCTCCTCCCTGTAAGTTATGTTGCTCTATATTAGTCAGATGTAAACCACAGACAGACTAATATACCTATAATAGCGCCTACCGTGTAGACTATAGGTATATAGTACCCATTAAAAAACAAGTATAGACTACCTATACTAATTCCATAGAGCACGAAAGTGAACTTGTATGATGCCAAAGGGCTCAGTTCTGCTTGTAGTTTCTTATACTGTAGTGCACGAGTGACATAGTAGGACATCAAGTAAACAAACATTTGTAGTAACAGTACACAGACCAGTGCTGTTTCATACATTATGTTGTTCCCTCCTCTCCCTTAGAGCTACTATTAATATAGTACACTGAGCTGTTAGCAAACAGGTGTGCTAAATTAATATAGAGACTAAAAATGTAGACGGGAGAGTGGTAAAAATGGATAATAGCAAACGAATTATTAAAAAAATTATTTTTATTACCATCTCTGCATTAGTCATGGTTACTTTAAGTAAGCTGTTCTCTAAATATGTTATTGTAGAACAAAATGCCCCATTTCAGGCATTAATTGGCGGTGCCTCATGTGCATTGCTATCTAGTATTCTGTTTGATTGGTATACTAATAAAAAGAAAAAAGAGAACGTAGAGAATCAACTTAAAGAAGCAATCAGTGACTTGCAGAAGATTAAAGCTATCATAAAAAGATAGCCTATTAGGAGGTGGGATGGGTGTCTATTACCAATAAAGACATTAAGGATAAACGTAGATATATTTTTAGTCAATCTAGTAAAACAACAACTATAAAAAGAGGGGACAAACGCATAAGTAGTGCAACAAGAATATGTGCAGTTTGTGGAAGACCGCTATCTAAGCTCGTATTAAGAACAGGCGTACCAACAGTAGTAGTAGACCATATTAGCTGTAAGATTTCAGACATTGTTAGACTAAATGTCTGTGAGGATATAAGGTCTTGTTATGCGTATTCTAGTAAGAAAGGGGAAAGCTAGCTAATGGGTATGGCAGATAGACTTAAAGATAATGCAAAACAAAAAAAGTTAGAAAGAACACCAGAGCAACAACTAAGAGACACATTTAATCAAGCTTCAATAAAACTTATCAATCAATTTATGGCTAATGTTACATCAGGTGCTATAGAAGTTGATGATATTGCAGATTTAACAAGGCTATTTCAGATTTATTTACAGGTTAATAATATAAATGATGGAATGCAAGAAGGTACAGGAACTCTACCTGCACTTACATCTGAGCATAAAGACATCATATCTGAAAAGGTTAGCACAGAAAAGATTATTAAGGACGGTGAAGAAGAGGAGCTAATTTCTCTCGATGAGTTAGCCAGCCTTCCAGATGACCAACTTGAGGAAGTCTTAGTTAACAGAGAGCTACAGATGAACAGAGAGAACGAGGCGACCTTCTAATGACGACAAAAGCACAACATATAGCTAAAATGGCTAAAGAGATGTATGGTACGGATAAAATTACAACGGAGCAGTTAGCTTATATAACAGATATGCTGACCCCATCAACGTACCTATTGAGAAATCACTCTGTGCGTAATCACCCAATAACTTTTATTATATCAGGAAGGGATGCAACAAAAGCACAGGCACACCGACCTTGGCAACCAAAGATAATAAATGACCAACATAGAGACAAGGCAATAATTAAATCAAGACAGCTAGGGCTATCAGAGATGGGTGTTGGTTCTATGTTACAGTTTGCAGATACACATAGTTATGATGCTGTTAAATGTCTTTATACATTTCCAACGAATGAGCAAATGACTAAATTTGTACAGACAAGGTTAGACCCTGTTTTACAGAATGGGTACTACAGCACAATTGTAGACCAAGAAGTTAACTCATTAAAAGCTAAAAAAATAAGAAATAGTTTTTTGTATTTTCGTTCAAGTTCAAAACCGGGCGCTGTAGAGGGTGTCGATATTGACTATCTATCTATGGACGAGTATGACCGTGTACCTGCATTAGCAGAGGCTTCTGCGTTGGAGTCTATGTCTTCATCACCTTATAAGATAGTTAACAGATGGAGCACCCCAAGTGCCCCAGATATGGGGATACATGGGCTCTTTAAAGGGTCAGACCAACATTGGTATTTACATAAATGTGAGAAATGTAATTATTATAACGAAATGAGTTATGATGCATATACACCAGAGGCTCCTGTAGAGAGTAGAGGTAACATTCTTTGTGTTAACCCAAAAGGGGTCGATGTTGTTGCTAAGACAGTAGTTGACGGCTCATTCCAGTTTGTTTGTCAAAAGTGTGGAGAACCGTTAGACAGATGGTACAACGGTGTATGGGTACCTAAATATCCTGATAGAACAAAAAATGGTCTAGGTACTAGAGGATATATGATTTCCCAAATGAACGCAGTATGGGTAACTGCCGACCAGTTAAAGACCAAAGAACTTCAATCATTGTCTAAACAAGCCTTTTATAACTATACTCTGGGTGAATAACGCCCCTTCAACTGGAAACAGTTGTCGAAAACTCTGTTAAACGGGCAAAGCTGAATAACCAATAAGCTGATAAGAGACCCTGCCTCCTGAAAAGGAAAGAGGGAATCCCGTGCTAAATCAAGCGTAAGCTTGTAAATGCCTAACGACTAAACTTCTAGGTAGCTAACCAAATGGGGTTAGTGAGAACTAGATAAGAACTACAAGACATTCTAAGTATGCTATTATAATTACTGAGAGGTGATTAGATGGCAAAGAAACAAACCACTGAAACATTTACAGCTCGGGTAGCTGAACTTACTAACAATGAATATACAGTTGTTGGTGAATATGTAAATAACAAAACAAAGATAGCTATAACTCACACAACGTGTAACACTACTTATCTAGTTAAACCAAAAGGTTTTTTGGATGGTAACCGATGCCCTCATTGTAGAAATAAGCTACGAGGAGCTAAGCAAAAGACACAAGAGCAGTTCGCAGAAGAGGTTACAAACTTAACGGATAATGAGTACATCGTTGTAGGAGAGTATACAGGAGCTACTAACAAAGTAGCAATCCAACATAGAATATGTGGTAACTCATGGAGAGTTTCTCCGAATAGTTTTTTATCTCGAGGAACAAGATGCCCTACGTGCGTAAGGAATACGACAGCACAGGAGCAGAGGTACTCTACAGAGCAGTTTATCAAAAAATTAGAGGAACGCTTTCCGAAAGAATACACATTATTATCTGAGTACATGGGTAGCAAGAAAAAAGTTTTGGTACGTCACAACCGCTGTGGTAATGAGTGGGAAATCAAAGCAAGTCATTTGCTACACCATAATATGTGTCCTAGGTGTAAGTCATCGAGAGGTGAAGCATTGATTCGGAAGTATCTAACAAATATAGGTTTGGGATTTACAGAACAGCAAACCTTCCCTAATTTAGAACTTAAAAAACCATTATCCTATGACTTTTATATACCTAGTCAGCAGTTGCTGATTGAATATCAAGGTATACAACACTATGAACCAATAGCTCACTTCGGTGGAGCTGAACGGTTTAAACTTCAACAGGAAAGCGATAAAATAAAACGAAAATACGCAAGTGAGCATGGGTTGCTATTAGTGGAGGTACCCTACTCACTCGATACAATAGAAAAGGTATCGGCATACTTAGAAAAGGAAATCAAATTTGTAGTGTAAAGCAGAGCAACCTAAACCAAAAAGTAGGTTGATGATATAGTCTAGTCCGACTGCCAAGAGCAGTAACAAAATACTACGAAAGTAGCGGTAGCTCGTATCCTTACGCAGACTTGAAATTAACTGTTAACGACTCTGACGTTGATAGCCATAAGAGAAACTATTTAGTAGAACCTGCTAAAGACAGAGGTGATTATAAATTTATATCTGTTGGTATTGACTGGGGTAACAGACATTGGGTATCTATACATGGTGTTAAAACAAATGGTACGGTAGATTTGATAAAACTTTTTTCTGTAGGTAAGTCCAACCCGCTAGACCCTAATGCAATAGATGTAGACATACAGTCTATAAAATTACAGCTAGCTCCTTACAATCCAGATATAATCGTAGCTGACGTAGGAGACTCAGGGGATAAAGTTGCTAAACTTATGCAAATTTATGGAAAAGAACGAGTTTTTGGGTGTGTCTACCCATCAACCCCTAAATCTACTGGTAATCTAGTACCTACTTGGAGCCCACAAGCAAATAAAGTATCCGCTGACAAGTTAATGCAGAATAAACGTTACATTAACAAGATGAAAGAAGGAGAAATAGGTTACTACTCAAAACCAGATACAGAGCTTAATTTATATAAAGAGCACTGGAAGAATGTTGTTATACGTGATATTGAGGACGAAAAGACATCGACAGGTTTTAGACAAATTATCGGCAGAAAAGGTGACGACCACTACTCACAAGCAAGTGTTTACTCTATGTTAGGGTATGAGTACCTAATGAATGTATTTACGGGAGTAAAAGAGTATGGATTTGACTCTGATTGGGTGTCAACTCAATTAGCACCTACGAAACCTGATATATTTACAGAATTTGTATAGGTAGATTGCCTTATTTAGTTTTAGTCAAGCTGAATAAGGCATTTTGTATTGTTTGATATATATTTTTGTGGTATAATAAATATAGTTAGGGGGATAGTTATGGTAGACAACAATGTAAAAATAAGTAAAAGTACAATTGAAGGACTAATAAATAAGTCTTTAAGTTATGGGTACGTTATAAAAAATAACGAATTGCTGACAAACGAATATCAACATATTGTCAAAGCGTATGGGTTTGACAATTTTTATGACATGTATCTATATGCAGATAGCTGTGATTCTAAAGATATGTATTTAGTAAAAGGTGGTCAAAAAGACTTGTCTAAGCTGAAACCTGTTAAAAGAAAAGTTGTTAGAAATGGCAAAACTATGACTACAACTATTTATGAAGATACAGGCAGTTCGGACAGCAACAATAGTAACCCTTTAGACAAAGAGAGTAAAAAGAAAAAAGAGTTAGAACCAGTTAATGCCAAGGAACTACATAAAGTTAGCTTAGGTAGTGATGAAGAAGAGAAGTTAGACCCTAAAAAGATAGCAAAATTGCTAGCAGACACTAAAAAATTTGGAAATAATTTTGATACGCAGTGCACTGATTATCTTATTCTTGAACAAGATTCTGTTACACGAGGAGTGATAGGGTTTACTAGAGAAGGTTCTTATTTAAAAATGTCTTTCTCGATGTCAGATGATGCTGTTGAGGGTATGAAGATGTTGGCTTTTTCACAGCTTACATTAAAGGCTTGGAAATTAGGTCTAGGGGCTAAGATAAGCACAGATAATGCACCTGATGTAGAGGAACTAATTAGCTTATATGGGTACAAACGAAATAAGACAGAGTATATTGTGTCGATGAGCTCACTGCGTAGTCTTCTAGGGGAGCCTTAGTCATAAGTGCTACGTTAGTCATTATACTAGTATTTTCAACTATTATTTTTTTAATTTTTAATTTACTAGTAAGTAAGGTAGTTAGAGAATTTTATAACTTAAAGATGCTAGCAAAAGAGGGACTAACAGACAAAGTAACAGATATAACAAAGGATATAATGTATATATTGAAAGGAGAAATAAATAATATGGAATTAATTATGAATAATAAGAAACTAGATGAATTAACTAATAAGGTAGCTACTGATGAGGACTACGATATTTTTGTAGAGAAGATGGGTAAGTTAGTTAAAGATTTGTATGAGAACTACCAGTTCTTACAACAAAACCCGCCAGAAGGAGACTACACATCAGGTTATTTTTTAGGGTTCCAAGTAATCAGAGCAGAATACCCAGTTGAATATGAGAATTTATTTAGATTAGCTGTAGATAAAAATTTAAATGAACTAGAGATAAACAAGAGATTTGTCGAAGCTGTTAAGGATGGTAAAGTTTTACCACTAGGTGAGGCTATCATTGATGAATTACAAACAGGGTGTAGCTCTATACTACAGGCACAAGAAGTGCGTGTAAATATTGTATTTGGTACAAAAGAATATATGGCTAAGCAAGAAGAAGAGCGTAAAGAACGTCAAGCTAAGTTAGAAGAAGAACGAGAAAGAGCTATGGAAGTACTAAAAACAAAAGATGACGTGCTTAACACATTAAGAGTAACTGAGGCTTTGGCTAATGAATTAACAGATGAAGTCGCAGAAAAATATGATTTAATGGAGCTAGTTAACAGTATGAGAGAGGGGCTGAAAGCTCATAATGGAAATTAAAAATTCTTTGGGGAAAGCTCTTATAAAAAATTTAAGATTGCTTAAAGAAAAAAGAGATGCAATGCCCGATAACTTAGAATATACAAGTCAAGTTATGATTCCTGTGCCCTACTATCTAATAAAAAAAGGGGATAACGCAGTAGAATCATTCCTTATGTGTGCGGGGATGATAAATAGGAATAAAGATTTAGGTTTACCTATTTCTTTAGAGAAAGGCAAGCAACAAGTTAAACTTAACAACGGAGAACTAACAACCATTGTAGAATGTGTTGCTACCTATTCAGATAAAACTGACATTGACGGTGTAGAAAGATTCTTAGTTGAACATCTATAAAAATTAAATTAACGAGTTCTATTTTGTGCTATATTAGATATGCATGAAATAGAACTCGTTTCTTTTTTATGACTAACTAAGGAGGTTTAATAGATGGCAGGAGAAGTATTTAGTAGCTTGATTACAAGTGTAAATCCTAACCCAATGAACGCAGGTAGTCGTAATGGTATCACTATCGACACCATTATCCTACATCACAATGCAACAACAAATAAAGATGTTGCTATGAACACATGGCTATTAGGCGGTGGCGCAGGTACGTCTGCTCATTATGAATGTACACCAACAGAAATTATTGGATGTGTCGGTGAGCAGTATTCAGCATTCCATGCCGGAGGCACAGGTGGTATAGACGTTCCTAAGATTGCTAACCCTAATCAACGTTCAATAGGTATTGAAAATGTAAACTCGTCAGGAGCACCTAATTGGTCTGTAGACCCTAGAACAATTACAAATTGTGCTCGTTTAGTGGCAGATATTTGTACACGTTATGGTATTCCATGTGACCGACAACACGTGTTAGGGCATAACGAAGTAACTGCAACAGCATGCCCCGGAGGTATGGATGTAGACGAAGTTGTACGTCAAGCTCAACAGTTCATGGCAGGAGGCTCTAACAATGCAGTTAAGCCGGAGCCAAGTAAGCCTACACCAAGCAAACCAAGTAATAATAAAAATAAAGAAGGAGTGGCAACTATGTATTGTTTATACGAAAGACCTATTAACTCAAAAACAGGAGTACTAGAGTGGAATGGTGATGCATGGACAGTTATGTTCTGTAATGGGGTAAACTGTCGCAGAGTATCTCATCCAGATGAAATGAAAGTAATTGAGGATATTTACAGAAAAAATAACGGAAAAGACATTCCATTTTACAGTCAAAAAGAATGGAATAAAAATGCACCATGGTATAACAGATTAGAGACAGTATGTCCAGTAGTAGGTATTACTAAAAAATCTTAATACTAGATTTAAGACCATCTTACGGTGGTCTTTTTTCTTTCTTTGTAATATTCGTAATAATATGTAATGGCTATGTAACCGCTTGTTCTTTTGGCTGTAACAATTACATGTTATATTAGTTCTTGTAAGCAACACAAATAAAGAAAACATTGAGGAGAATTTTATTTTGAAGAAAACTAGTATTTTAGGTTTAAGTTTATTAAGTTTAGGTTTAGTAGTAGGTTTAGGAACCGAAGCTAAGGCAGAAGAAGTAACAGAGAATGGTAAGACATATTGGAAGGTAGAGTCAGGAGACACACTATCAGAAATTGGAGCTAAGTACAACTTAGATTTCACTAATATCCATAAAGTTAATAAAGGTGTTGTAGCTGACCCTAATGTTATTTTCGTAGGTGACAAATTGCTATTACCTTTAGATGAAAATGGCAAGCTAGTGGAACAAGTGAATACCACTGAACCAGATATTGAAGTACAATATAACGAACCAGTAACACCTGAACAACCTGTAGTTGTAGAACAAGAAGTTGTAGAGCAACCTGTAGTTGTAGCAGAAGCCCCTGCCCCTGTAGTAGAGGTACCTGCTGACAATAGCTCAGCAAAAGAGTGGATTGCACAACGTGAATCTAGTGGTTCTTATGATGCAACAAATGGTCAGTATATTGGTCGTTACCAACTATCTGCCTCTTATTTAAATGGTGACTATTCACCTGCCAACCAAGAACGAGTAGCTGATGAGTATGTAGCAGGTCGCTATGGCTCATGGGAGAACGCAAAATCTTTCTGGTTAGCAAATGGTTGGTACTAAAATTAAATAGCAATAAAGACCCCTTTATTAAGGGGTCTTTTTTTTTATGCTATATTAATATATAGTAAATAGTAATATAAAATGGTTATGATTAGTTATGTGGTATAATAGACTTATGTTAAAACCATTTAAGGAGGGGAAACATGGGTTATATTCAAGATGAGACATGGCAGATGGTTAAAAAAGTTGCTAAAAAGAATGGGTTTGTTGGTGACTGGATTTTAATTATCCACTCATACTATGAGTATGGTGGAAATCACGTCCAGATACATACAACAATAAACGGAGAAAGCTATAGAATTTTAAGATTGTTAGATAGCAGAGAGATACTTTTATTAGATAGAAAAGGTAACCCTGTAATTTATGACTATGAAACAGTTAACGATGGTCAAAAAAGCTTCTTTTATAATGATATGGAAGAGAAAGAAATCGAAATACCTAATGGAAGATGCTTAAACGATAAGACAAGGATAAAAATTTATGTATAAGGTAGGTGTAACAGTTGCCAAAATGGTTAGATAAAGCACTAGGTATAGAAAAATCGTCCATAGAAGAAACTAGGAATATGGAAAATTATAAGATGCATTTAAGGGAAATAGACACCAATGTGGTCAATAACGAGCCGTACAGTATGGAAAGTATTGAAAAAGGTATGAATGGTAAGACCACTGCATATATGCAACCAATTATTGGAGAGATGTCAGTAAACCCCGGGTATAAAACTAAACCGTCTATACGTAACTCTCAGGACTTACATAAGACACTTAAAAAGTTTGGTAATAACATAATATTAAATGCTATTATTAATACACGGTCAAACCAAGTATCGATGTATTGTAAGCCCGCAAGAAATTCTGAAACAGGTGTTGGTTACGAGATACGTTTAAAAGATATTGAAGCAGAACCTACTTCACATGACATTGCTAATATTAAGCGTATTGAAAGTTTTTTAGAGAACACAGCACAATTTAGAGACCCTAATAGAGATAACTTTACAACTTTTTGTAAAAAACTTGTTCGGGCAACATATATGTATGACCAAGTAAACTTTGAAAAGGTATTTGATAAAGATGGTAACTTTATCAAATTTGATACTGTAGACCCAACTACAATTTTCTTAGCAACAAATGGTGAAGGGAAACTAATTAAAAACGGTGAAAGATTTGTTCAGGTTGTTGATAACAGAATTGTTGCTAAATTTAATGAGAGAGAACTAGCATTCGCAGTACGTAACCCAAGAGCAGACATCGAAGTAGGTCAGTATGGTTACCCAGAGTTAGAAATTGCGTTGAAGCAGTTTATTGCCCATGAAAATACAGAGGTATTTAACGATAGATTCTTCTCACATGGAGGAACTACCAGAGGTATCTTACATGTAAAAACAGGGCAACAGCAGTCTCAACAAGCACTAGACATTTTCCGTAGAGAGTGGAGAAGCTCACTAGCAGGGATAAATGGCTCATGGCAAATACCTGTAGTTTCAGCAGAAGATGTCAAATTCGTCAATATGACACCCTCTGCCAATGATATGCAATTTGAAAAATGGCTTAACTACTTAATTAATGTTATATCTGCTTTATATGGAATTGACCCTGCAGAGATAAACTTCCCTAATAATGGTGGTGCAACAGGTTCTAAAGGAGGCTCCCTAAATGAGGGAAACTCAAAAGAGAAAATGCAGGCTTCTCAGAATAAAGGGCTACAACCCCTTTTAAGATTTATAGAGGACACCGTTAACACATATATTGTTGCGGAATTTGGAGAAAAATACCAATTCCAATTTAGGGGAGGAGACCTAAGTGCTCAACTAGATAAGCTTAAAATAATTGAGCAAGAAGGTAAAGTATTCAGAACAGTTAACGAGATAAGACATGATAAAGGTTTAGAACCAATTAAAGGCGGAGACGTTATACTAAATGGTGTTCACATACAAGCTATTGGGCAAGCGTTACAAGAAGAACAGCTAGAATACCAAAGAAGTCAAGACCGCTTAAATAGACTATTAGAGCTATCTGGTGGAGATGTAGAACAACCAGAACCAGAAGAACCTAAAGACAGTCAAAATGATACAGATGTTTCATTTCAGGATGAACAACAAGGTTTAAACGGTAAGTCTAAGAAAGTTAATGGTAAGGTAGACGACAATGTTGGCAAGGACGGTCAGTTAAAATCGGAAGAAAACACCAACTCAACTAAGCATGGTACTGATGGTATAAAAAAAGAATAAAAGATAATGGAGGGGGCTAGCTCCCCCTCAACTTTGTTTGTGTTACTAGATAGTACATGTTCTGCTATATTAAATACAGTAAAACGTTTAGGTGGTGAAAAGCAAATTGTCAGAAGTTAGAGAAAAATATAGTATTTTCGTACCACTGGATATTGAAAATTCTATACAGAAGTCTGAATCTGTGAATGATGGTGAATGGTATGTGCAAGGATATGCAACTACCCCAGATTTAGATTTACAAGGAGATATTATTTTACCACAGGGCATTGATATTTCTTATTTTATTGAAAATGGTTGGATAAACTATGAGCATAAAAATGATGCTGAGTTTATTATAGGTGCCCCAACTAGCAATTGTTATGTTGATGTGGACAAAGGGTTATTCGTAGAGGCTAAGCTATTAAAGGATAACAAGTACGCACAATCTATGTGGAAGCTAGCTAATACAATCCAGAAATCAGGAATATCTCGTCAGTTAGGTTTTTCTATTGAGGGTGCAGTAGTTAGTAGAAATGCACAAGATAACAGAATCATAGAAGGTGTTAAAATACATAATGTTGCATTAACGACACATCCGGCTAACCCAAGAGCTACATGGGAGACACTAGTTAAATCTTGGACTACAGGATATGGCACAGCACCAGATGCACAAGTAGATGCAGGCGCACTTAGAAGAGAGATGTTTAAAGAGGACATTTCTAATTTGACGTATGCAGTAAGAACTATTGCAGGGCTATATAGTAAAAAACCTGCAGAGAAAGAGTTTATTTTACGTGAAGTGGCTAAGGATATAGAAGTAGACACTTCCGAAAATGAATTATCTAAATTTATGTTACAATTAAGTAGAGGGATTTCCTTGAAAGAAGCAACAAACTTTATTGAAAAAAGAAAGGGGTAAGAAATAGTGGCTAAAACATTGAACGATATTATAGAAGATTTTGATGCACAGTTAAATGAAAAAGTAAAACCTACTACAGATGAGGAAATTACAAAGTCTGTAGAAGAACCTACTGAACCAGAAAAAGTTGAAGAAGGTGCTGAGGTTGAGCCGGAAGAAAAGCCTAATGAATCTGAGGAGACTGCAGGCAATGACGGAGAAGAATCCGGAGTTACTGAAACAGTTGAAGCAGAACAGGAAGAGCCAGAAACTGTTGAAGAAGTAGCAGTTGAGGAACCTGTTGAAGAATCAGCGGAAACTGTTGAAAAATCTGATAAAACTAAAGAAAATAAAGATGAAGAAGAGGAGGAAGACGAAGAAGACGAAGACAAAAAGAAAGAAAAAGATAAAAAAGACAAAGAAGACAAAGAAGACATCGAGAAGTCTACCGAAGTCGAACAAGTTATCAAATCTTCTGAAATCTTAGGAGCTATGGAAGCTATCTTTAAAAATATGTTAGGTCTAAGTGAAAAGTTAGACGAAATTCATAGAGAGTTTAAAGAAGCTAAAGAAGCTAAAGAAAAAGACGAAGCGGAGTCTGTTGAGAAATCTTTACTTGATAACCCTGAAATTAAAACAGGAAAAGAGGACTCAGAAGGCAAGGCTGTTGGGTTTGTTAATAAGTCTGTAGCAGTTGAGGAAGAGGTAGCTACCGAAGAACCAACTGTAGAAGTAGTTGTTGATGGTGAACAAGACACAGCAGAACCTGAAAAAGAAGTACCATTCCGTGATAGAGTACAGGCTATTAGACCAGACTTTATGGAAACATATAAACGTGTGTCTGTTAGCGGAGTAGCTCAACGTGGTGAATTAGAATCAGTTAGACACACTTGGGGAACTGCTAGAACAAATGATGACCTAGCTAAAATTGAAGGGTTTATCAATAAATATAAATAAATTTACTATATAGTGAACGATTTTTAATTGTACTGCTATATTAATAGCAGAAACAATAAAAGACCTGACATTCCCTCCTGAACCTCCACAGGGTCAGGTCTTATATTGAGAGGAATATAAAGAAAGGTGATTTATACATAATGACAGAGAAAAAGAATACAGAACGACAATTAACTTCCGTACAGGAAGAAGTAATTAAAGGCTTCACTACAGGATATGGTATTACACCAGAATCTCAAACTGATGCCGCCGCTTTAAGACGAGAGTTCTTAGACGACCAAATCACAATGCTAACTTGGGCAGACGGAGACTTATCATTTTACCGTGACATCACTAAACGTCCGGCAACTTCAACTGTAGCTAAATATGACGTATATCTAGCACATGGACGTGTAGGTCATACTCGTTTTACTCGTGAAATCGGTGTAGCACCAATTTCAGACCCTAACTTACGTCAAAAAACAGTTAACATGAAATACGTTTCTGATACTAAAAATATGAGTATCGCAACAGGTTTAGTTAACAACATTGAAGACCCAATGCGTATCTTGACAGACGATGCTATCTCAGTTGTTGCTAAAACAATTGAATGGGCTTCTTTCTACGGTGACTCTGACTTATCAGAAAACCCAGATGCAGGTTCAGGTTTAGAGTTCGATGGTTTAGCTAAACTAATTGACAAACATAATGTACTAGATGCTAAAGGTGCTAGCTTAACAGAAGCTTTACTTAACCAAGCATCAGTATTAGTTGGTAAAGGTTATGGTACACCAACAGATGCTTATATGCCTATCGGTGTTCAAGCAGACTTCGTTAACCAACAATTAGACCGCCAAGTTCAAGTAATTAGCGACAACGGTCAAAACGCTACAATGGGATTCAACGTTAAAGGTTTTAACTCTGCACGTGGTTTCATTCGTTTACACGGTTCAACTGTAATGGAATTAGAACAAATTTTAGATGAAAATAGTATGCAACTCCCTAATGCTCCTCAAAAAGCAACTGTTAAAGCTACTTTAGAAGCAGGAACAAAAGGTAAATTCCGTGATGAAGATTTAACAATCGACACAGAATACAAAGTTGTAGTAGTATCTGACGATGCAGAATCTGCACCATCTGATGTTGCATCTGTAGTAATTGACGACAAGAAAAAACAAGTTAAATTAGAAATCACTATTAATAACATGTATCAAGCTCGTCCACAATATGTTGCAATTTACCGTAAAGGTTTGGAAACAGGATTGTTCTACCAAATCGCTAGAGTACCTGCAAGTAAAGCAGTTGACGGAGTTATCACATTTATCGATGTGAACGATGAAATTCCTGAAACAGCGGACGTATTCGTTGGGGAATTAACTCCATCAGTAGTTCACTTGTTCGAGTTACTACCAATGATGCGCTTACCATTAGCACAAGTTAATGCTTCTGTAACATTCGCAGTATTATGGTATGGAGCTTTAGCATTACGTGCACCTAAGAAATGGGCTCGCATTAAGAACGTTAAATATATTGCAACAGGTAACGTATTTAACGAACGCTAATCTTTAGAAGACTAAGCAAAATTGAATAAAAATGGAATAGGGGACGGTTAATACTGTTCCCTATTTTTATTATAAAATACATGTATGGAGGAAATAATATGTTAAAATCAGAAATCTTAATAAATAAAACAGTAACAACAGCTTTTGGTGAGGTAACATTTGACCATAATGGGGAAACCACAGACCTAACAGTAGAACAGCAAGAACATTTAGGGACTAAAGTTCCATATATACAATATATACCAGATGCACCTAAAGCTAAAGAAAAAGAAGCTACTGCAGAAAAAGCAGACGAGGCACCTAAAAAGGCTAAGAAAGCGCCTGCTAAGAAAACTACAAAATCTAAAAAAGAGGAAGACTAAGGAGGTATTTATATGTACCCAGACTACGGATACGAGGAACAAGGGGACAATACATACCAATACCAACCATATGCACATGGGAACCCTAAGCATATAGATTTAGACAAAATTGATGATATACAGCCTGCTGATTATGGTTGGACACCTGCTACGCTGAAACAATACATGTTTGGTGTAGAAGTTGTTAACCCTGAAACAGGGGAGCCTTTAGGAGATACTTTCTATGAACATATCATAGATTCAGCAATAGCTAAAGCAGAGAAACGACTAGATATTGCTATTATGCCTAGACTTATAAGAGGAGAACACCATGATTACCACCAATCAGATTTCAACTCTTACATGTATACTCATGTGTTTAAAAGACCTATTATTCAAGCAGAAAAGCTTCAATTAGAAGTTAATGGTAGAGGGCTATACAGATACCCGTCTAATTGGTGGAAAGTGTATGCACTAGCAGGTCATATACAAATGTACCCAACATCCCTCATGCAGACTGGAACACAGTTTGGTTATGAAATGACGTTCTCAGGGTACCCACAATTAGCAGGAATGCCTCCATCAGGAGGACAAGTTGATGCTCCTCAAATGATTCATATTGACTATGTGGCAGGAATGCTACCTAGGAAAAATAGAGGATACAATGAAGACTGGGAGTGCCCTGCGGACTTAGAACAGCTTGTAATAAAATATGCGTTAAAAGAGATATTCCAACAATGGGGTAGACTTATAATTGGTGCAGGTATTGCTAGTAAGTCACTAACAGTAGATGGTATTAGTGAAAGTATACAAACAACACAGTCTGCTATGTATGGTGGGGCTTCTGCAGATATTCGACAAATTGACGAAGACATACAAGAATTAGAAAAATCATTGGTATCTTACTTTGGAATGAACTTAGGTATTATTTAAAAAAGGGGGTTAACAAATGGGTGAAAAACCAATTAGATTTGGTGGAGCAGGTGAAACAGGTAACCCTAACAAGCAATTAAATACTAGTAGGGTTGAATTTGAAACAAAAGGTATGGCTAGCTTCATTGAAAATAGAGGTATTGACGTTTTGTGGGAAAGAGCATGGCTATGTACATGTCGTAACCCAATGACCCTCTCACCTAAGTCGGATTGCCCCATCTGTAGGGGAAGAGGGATTGCTTACCAACCTGCAGTAAAATTAAGAATGGCTATACAGAGTCAAGAGAAAGGTATCTCTAATCAAGATTTAGGACTACTAGACACAGGAACCGCTATTGGAACGACTGAGCTAGATTCTAAGATAACCTTTAGGGACAGAATAACAGTCCCCGAAGTTAAAATATATCAAAGCTTTATTTTTAATGTAAATAAAAGAAGAGTAGCTAATGGACTATTTTTAAGCTATGATGTGAACAGTATAGAAGATATTTATGGTAAAGACGGACGTATCTTAGTTGATGGAGTCGATTTTAGAATGGACTATGACACAAATACTATTTACCCAAATGAATCTTTGATAGATACTAATATATCCATAAATATGTCTGTTACACTTAGATATATTGTTATAGACCTGTTAAAAGAAAGCAGATACCAGTATACCACATTCGGTGTTAAACAAACACAATTTGAGTCACTACCTAAAAAGCTCTTATTGAAGCGTGAGGACGTGTTTATTGATAGTGAACCATTTTCATTAGACATAGATACAGCAAGCCGTATGGAAGAGCTAGAGGGCAAAAAAGATACAAGTGAAGCTATGGTAGACCCTAAGCGTAAAGCTACAAAATCAGGAGGCTTCTTTGGAGGTAAATTAAATGGCTAGAAAAGGACAGAGACCCGTATTGTTTACTGATTCAAAAGCAATACTTGGCAATCTAACTCGTGCAGTGGTTGATGAAGTACTAAGTGATGCGCAAGATGTTGCTCTACGTAATGGGTCTTCTGTACAGAGAATGCCTAGCTATTTGATAGTAACAGAGTCTAGGATGGCAAAAAATGGGGTTATAGATTTGAAACCTTTCTTTGCACGTTCTAATAAAAAGAAATATAATAAAAAAGGGGAATGGTACCTATACATCCCTATTAGTATGAAAACACGAAACATGTCAAGACGATTATACGATGAGTTGAGAGCAGTTCCAGTAGGCACAAAACCTGTAACTGTTAAAATGGACTATCTGTATGATAGACGAAAGCAGAGCCCATCAGTGTCTAGTATTAACTACAAACCTAAATCTACTAATGTAACTGTTATACCACAGAGTTGGGGTAAAGGTACACGTAACACCTATGTAGCTTTCCGTACAGTTAACGCTAATTCTCCTGCGAATAGTTGGATAATAAATCGTAGAAACGTTAATGATGATGATATGAGTAAGACAATGCTAAGAAACATAGACAGGCTCATGAAATGGAAACTAAAGAATTTAGGAGGATAGTGTATGATACCAAGTTTAGACACTTACTTGTATAAAGAATTTGAAGAAAGGCTAAGGATAATTCTATCAGAGTGCTATATTATAGACGAAGCTTTAAAGGGGATGGACAAAGAAGCTTTAGAATCTTTTAAAAACACTTATTGCTCTATAGATGGTAAGCCACCTAAGAGAGAAGTAGAGATGTCCTATTCATTCCCACAAGAACATCTGGATTCATTTGCTCGATTTGTAGTAACTCTCGGTAGTAGCGAAGAAGATAGCAAGTCTATTGGAGGAATCCAAGGAGGCTACGAGTATCGAGAAGGTAATGTAATTAGTGAGGAAGCCACTATTATTAGAGAAGGTGACAAGCTAATTATAAATACATCAAAACCAGTAGCGGACTATCTAAACAGCTCAGATATAAGTTTTGCAGAAAGCGACCATTTTAGGATTGAAGATAACAAACCTGTATTTGATTTTTCATACAATGAGGAGTTAGAGGGTATATCCATTAACGTGTCGTATATAAGCAAAGTATCGGATGATGATGTCGCAGGTGTATACAAAGGATACCAATCTAACGATAATGTTAGTATAATTGGAATAAGTTCTAATATAGATACTGCTAGGTGTTTAGATGCAATTGCTAGAATTATATTAATCACCATGAGAGACAGTTTAGATGAAAAAACAGGGTATATGTTGCAAACACTACATTTTGGTGATATGCAAGTTGTCATAGAATCAGGTGAAACACTTGTGTTTGGTAGACCTTGTACTGTAAACTACAGAGTTACTAATTCTATTGGATTTGATTTACAACAAAGAATCACAGAGATTATTACAAAAAGGAGGATGAAATCCTAGTGGCTAAAGAAACAGAGAAAGTAGTAAAAAAAGAAGTTAAAAAGGAGCAACCTAAAAAACCTAAAGGTTATGTTCATGTCGATACATTTTTAGATTATGCAAAAGTATTATATGGACTAAATAAATATCAGGTAGCGGGTTTCAGAGCACTAATGGCAGGTAGAGAATACCAACACGAGGATGCTGATTTTGTTCCATTTTTAGAAAAGTATATAGGAAAGGAAGTTAAATAATAAATGGCTGTAGAACAATTCCCAAGAAAAAAAGTATCACGTCCACATACTGAGATTACCGTAGACACAAGCGGTATTGGTGGGGCATCAAGTAGCTCTGACAAAACATTAATGTTAGTCGGCTCTGCTAAAGGCGGTAAACCAGATACTGTTTATCGTTTCCGTAATTATCAACAAGCTAAACAAGTACTACGTAGTGGAGATTTGCTAGATGCTATTGAGTTAGCATGGAATGCATCTGACGTTAATACCGCATCAGCAGGAGACATTTTAGCAGTTCGTGTTGAAGATGCTAAAAACGCAACTCTTACAAAAGGTGGTTTAACATTTGCTTCAACAATTTATGGGGTAGATGCAAATGAAATTCAAGTAGCATTAGAAGACAACAATTTAACACACACAAAAAGATTGACTGTTGCATTTTCTAAAGATGGTTATAAGAAAGTTTTCGATAACTTAGGTAAAATTTTCTCTATCCAATATAAAGGTAGTGAAGCTCAAGCCAACTTTACAATTGCACAAGATAAAATCAGTAAGAAAGCAACAACATTAACTTTAAATGTAGGTGCTGAACCAGAAAGTACAACAGAAGTAATGAAGTATGAGTTAGGTCAAGGTGTTTACTCTGAGACAAATGTCTTAGTTAGTGCAATCAATAGTTTACCAGATTGGGAGGCTAAATTCTTCCCTATAGGTGACAAAAACTTACCTACTGATGCTTTAGAGGCAGTAGACAAAGTAGATGTTAAGACAGAGGCTGTATTCGTAGGAGCTTTAGCAGGAGACATTGCTAAACAGCTAGAATACAATGACTATGTAACTGTAGCTGTAGATGCTACAAAACCTGTAGAAGACTTTGAATTAACAAACTTAACAGGTGGTTCTGACGGAACTGCTCCTGAGTCTTGGGCTAATAAATTCCCATTACTAGCTAATGAAGGTGGTTACTACTTAGTACCATTAACAGATAAACAAGCAGTTCATTCTGAGGCTTTAGCTTTTGTTAAAGACCGTACAGACAATGGTGACCCAATGCGTATTATCGTTGGTGGAGGCACTAATGAAACAGTAGAGGAAAGCATTACTCGTGCAACAAACTTACGTGACCCTAGAGCTTCTTTAGTAGGCTTCTCTGGAACTCGTAAAATGGATGACGGACGTTTGCTTAAATTACCGGGTTACATGATGGCTTCACAAATTGCAGGTATTGCAAGTGGTTTAGAAGTTGGTGAAGCAATCACTTTCAAACACTTCAACGTAACATCTGTAGACCGTGTATTTGAAAGTAGCCAGTTAGACATGTTAAACGAAAGTGGAGTAATTTCTATCGAGTTTGTACGTAACCGTACTTTAACTGCATTCCGTGTAGTACAAGACGTAACTACTTATAATGACAAATCTGACCCAGTTAAAAATGAAATGTCTGTTGGTGAAGCAAACGACTTCTTAGTTTCAGAATTGAAAATTGAACTAGATAACAACTTCATCGGAACTAAAGTGATTGACACAAGCGCAAGCTTAATCAAAAACTTTATCCAATCATTCTTAGATAACAAAAAACGTGCTCGTGAAATCCAAGATTACACACCGGAAGAAGTACAAGTTGTCTTAGAAGGTGACGTGGCATCAATCAGTATGACTGTAATGCCTATCCGTAGCTTGAATAAGATTACTGTTCAGTTAGTATACAAACAACAAATCTTAACAGCATAGAGTGTAGGGGCAGTTGCCCCTCCTCTTACATAATGAATAAAATATAGGAGTGATATATACATGGCTAGTGTTGGAAATCAAACAGTCCACACAGGTAACACAGTTTACCTAATGATTGGTAATAAAATTATCGGTCGTGCGCAATCTGCATCAGGTGAGCGCCAATATGGTACACAAGGTATCTATGAAATCGGTAGTATTATGCCACAAGAACACGTATACTTGAAATATGAAGGTACAATTACTTTAGAACGTATGCGTATGAAAAAAGAAGACTTAGCAAGTTTAGGAATTACAGCGTTAGGTGAAGACATCTTACAACGTGATATTATCGACATCGTAATGATGGATAATTTAACTAAAGAAATCGTAGTAGCTTATCGTGGTTGCTCTGCAATTTCTTACTCAGAGTCATTCACAGCTAACGAAGTTACATCAGAATCAACCCAATTCACTTACCTTACAAGTGCAAAAGTAAAATAAGTAAGATGTACAGAAATAAACCCCATTTATTAGGGGTTTATTTTATGGTATAATTACATTAGTTGAAGTTTAATAACTAGGAGGTTCCAATATGAAAAAAGTATACAGCATGGAACAGAAGAACTCTATTATAGATAATTGGGGACAAGCTAACAATGTATTACTTAATGCTAATTTTAAGGGTAATAAAGAACCTATTTACTATATATGGAAGACTGGTGAATTTGCGGGTTTGACTGGTAAAACAACATTTGATAGTATAGTCGCAGGCAGAGTTCCCTCTCTGAATGGGTTGACCGAAGAAAGCAAGCAAGAGTATGTCAGACAACGTTTTGCTAAATATGGACTAGTCATGATAGGAGAGTACATAAACAGAGATACCCCAGTAGCTGTATTAATCACTAAGGGCAAATATAAAGGCTATAAAGGTGAGGTCAGATTAAACACTATCACGCAAAAAGATTATAGGGGAGAAGTCAATGATATGTCTATAGACATTCTTACAGAAAGTGAGAAAAGACGATATTTCAGAGAATACGCAGAGTCTCGGGGATACACAATTATTAACTACCCTGAAAAATTAGCTGTTCGAGGTAAGTGTACTTTGTTATCTCCCCAAGGTAATGAGTGGGAGACAGTCTGGTACCATTTTGCTTATCAGGAGAACTGCAATTGTCCGTTAGATGTTAAACGTAGTATTGGGGAGCGCATGGTTAGAAGTTTGCTTAAAGAGAATGGTATTAACTTTGAAGAACAGAAAAAGATAGTTATTGGTGGTAGAACATTATTTTTTGATTTTTACTTACCTGATGACAATACCTATATTGAATATAATGGGAAACAGCACTATGAAGACACCGGAGGTTACTATAAGGGTAAACTTCAAGATTTACAGGAACGTGACAAACTAAAGGAGCAATGGTGTAGTCAAGCAGGTGTTAATCTTGTTGTTATCCCATACACTGCAAATAGCATAAACGAAGTAGCTAATGTTTTATCCGAGATAGTACCAATTAAAAAGAGACTAGTTTCAGTTGTTTATTCTGATAGTATACCTAATGAGGATATTATTGATTACTATAAAACACATACAGGTAAGGAAACTTGTAGGAAATATGATTTAACACAACGTAGACTGAGCTTACTTTGTAACAGAGTCGGCTTTAATAAAAGGAGGTACCTAAAGTGAAATATCCATATTTAGTAGAATTGTATGCAAAACATGTAGTTAGAGACTCAGGTTACATAGAAAATGTACCATCAGTTATTTATGAAGACGTTGTGAAACGTGTTGAAGAAATAAAAAGAGAAGAAAACTTAACAATAGATTAACTAGTATAAGTTTAAATAGACCTAATTCAGATATAGGTCTATTTTTTTTGCCACTATAAATACAAATAACTAGATAGTGTGGTATAATAAAGATAGTGCTATATTAATTTATGAGTAAACTAGGAGGAAATAATAATGACAGAAAATAATGAAAAGGTATTTACACCTACACCAAATTTATCACGTGAGCAATTAATAGAAAAGTTGCAACGTGGAGAAAACTTGACGGATGAAGAAGTAAATATTTTGAAATATTACAATGATGCAGAAGAACGTAAACAGTTAGATAGAATTATTCCGGGTGTTAACGATGTATTTTCTAAGCATTATAACTTAAAAGAATATGGTTTAGAATTTGATATTAAAATAAAAGCACCTAATATTATCGAAAACGGTAAAATTCAGGCAAGAAGAGAAGCCTATTTAGAAGGTATGGGAATGGCAGTTAGCAACTTTATTTTCCAAAGTTACCAAATGTTAGCAACTATTCGAGTATGTGGGGTAGAGGTGCCAGAAGTACTAGCTGATGATGAAAAAATTTATAATTTATATGTATTAGGAGTAATTGCAAAGGACTATGGTGAATGGCTAAACTCCTTTCGATACTAGAGTTAAAGAACTAGGCGGAATAAAAGCCCTTGTTAGAAATAGCTATAGTAGAAATCTATGGGCAATAATGAAAAAATTTAAGGTACTACCGAGTGACCCTGCGTGGCAAAATCTCACAAGTGACCAAGTAGAGTGGATTTTATATAACATGGAAAGAGACATAGAAGAACAAGAACGACTAGCTAAAGGAATGCAGTTAGAAAGTGAGTTCCAAGACTATGACGATTCATGGTATGATAAACCACATGATGAGTTCTCCCCAATTCGTGAAGGTGACGATGAGGAAGAAATTGCTCGTAAACTTAGTGAAATCACAAGTGAGGAAGACATGGCTAAACTTAAAGCTCGTTGGGAGGCAAGCCAAGAAGTTGATGCTATCCGTGCAGAAGGTGGAACAACAATTGAAGAAGATACGATTAACGAACTTATTGCTAACAATGTTAAAAAAGCAATGGAAGAGGCTAGACGTATTGAGAAACATGGTGGAAACAAATGGCAAGAGAAATCATCAATTGAGTTAGAAGAGGAACGTAAGAACCTAGAGTTTAACTCACAGTTGAAACAAGGAGATATTCAGGAGGCTATCGATTTGTTTAACAAAGATGTCGAGCCAACATCATTAGATGACGAATTTCAAATTTAAGGGTAGGGTATTCCCTGCCCTTTACTTGTAAAGGAAGTGTGGAAATGAGCAACAATTATCGTTTTTATGTTGAGGCAATGACTGGGGATGCTGTTGCAAAACTTAATGAAATAGACAAGTTAATGGATAAAATTGATTCAAAGAGTGCAAAGGGCACCCAGAATTTTTTCCATACAAGTCAGAAAGACATTGATAAAGCTGTTGAGGAAATGCAAAAGCTTATCAAGGCAAAAAAAGAACTAGATAGAGCTTTTGATAATCAGAAGATAAATGCAGAAAGCATGGGAGACATGACAGCATATAAACGTGCTGTATCGGATGCAGAAGAACTAACTAGAAGATTTAACAAGACACAAAAAGAATTTCAAAATCATGCTAGAATGCAAGCTAACCCTAATTACATAAATGCTAGTACACTAAGGCAACAAAAGGCATTTCGTGATGAGTTAACAGAGCAAGAAAGAGCGATAAGAAATATCTCTAGGGCACAACAGGAACTAAACAGGGTGAACTCTAGGGTTAACCATCGTGCAAACCAAGCAAGCGCAACAGGAAGAATGACTTACAATCAGTCAGAGAGTATGAAGCGTGACCTTAGACGTACTGGTGTATTTGAAAGCCTAGGTTCAGAAAATAAAAGCAGACAGCAAGAGCTACGAGAACGATATAAACAGAGACAAGAAGAGCTAGCAGAGACTAGAAGTAATACAAATTTAGATAGACAAGTTCGTAAGAATAGAGAAACTAGTATTCAGGCTGAGATAAAAGAAATTGAGAAAGAAATTGAAGCTAGAAAACGCCTAGCAGACTCTATTAAAGAGACTGTAGAGAACTTAAAATCTAAGGAAGCTTCACTAAATGCATCTGACATAAAAGTAGATGCTGATAGAAAGAGTATTCGTGGTGTTCTAGCTGAGCGTGCACCTTCTATATCAATGGCTATGCTAGGAGGTACCGCCGCCGCCATAGGTGGTTTATACGCAAAAGGAGCAACTGCTAATGCAGGTATGCGTGATGCATCTATATCTTTAGGACAACGTACAGGTACTAGTGATTTCCGTGCATTAAGAAAAAGTATGCAAGAGATGGGTATTGAGAAACAGTTAGGCTATAAAGGTGCTGACATGTTACAATTCCAAGAAGATGCATTGAGTAATATTGGTTTTACAAGTAAAGAGGACTTAGCAGGAAGTACAAGAGCCTTAGCAGAGGGTTCAAGGGCAGTTCCAGTAGACAATGAGACTTTAAGTGACTTCATGAATAGCCAAATGAAGAGTGGAGCTATTAGTGGTAGAGACCAAATTAAGAATATTCAAGAAGGTTTCTTAGGTGCTATCCAACGCTCAGGGATGGCAGGTCGTGAGAAAGAACAACTAGAAGCTCTTAAAACATTAAGTGAGCAAAGCTTTACTGGTCGTAACGGAAGTAATCAAGAGCTTAAAGAACAAATGGCAATGTTAACAATGCTAAACCAAACAGGTAAGCGTGCTGTTCAAGGTGAACAAGGGGCGCAGTTAATGTCAAGTTTATCTGCAGGTATTCAAGGTAGTGTATGGAACAATAAGGCATCTTTACTTTTAGGTAAAGGGACACAATTCCAAGGACTAGCAGGAATGTACGACTTAAAAGCTATGCAAGAACAAGGGGCAACACCAGAGAACTTACAGAAAATTATTGGTAGTGTCCAACAATCAGTTCCCGGTGACGAAAAGTCTCAGAAGTATGCTTTTGGTAGTGCCTTACATGAACTATTCGGTACAGATGCTAAGAATGACCAAATAGATGCAATTTGGGAAGCTTATGCCAACGGTGGTTTAAGTCAGGATAACGTAGATAGAATAATGAATGAAAGCCAATCTACAGGAAAAGGCAAATATGATAAGAACATAGAAGACTACGCAAACTCTAAAGAAGGAACCGCTAACCGTTCAGAAGCTGTTACAGAGAAACAAGCTTCACAGATTAATGATATGGGGGACATCTTAAGAGAGACTAACTCTAAATTAGGGGCACTTCCCCCTGCGTTATATGCATTAGGAGCAGGCTTAGGAGCTATGGCTGTTTCACTAGCCACATCAGGCTCTATTGGTGGTTTATCTAGTTTAATCAAAAAAGGAACTCGTTCTACTTTTAGTACAGGTGGAGGAGTAACTGCAGGGGGCGGATTTTTAAAATCAGCTAAAGAGGCATTTTCTGCAGGTAAAGGCTCTGGCGGATGGTTCCAAGGTATTAAAAATGTAGGTAGTGTAGCTAAGGACTCAGCAATGGGTGTCGGAGCTAAGGCTGTTGAAGGAGCAAAAGGACTAAAAGGTGCCGGAATGGGCAGTAAGGTTCTTGGTGGGCTAGGTAAAGCAGGTAAGTTTTTAGGTAAGGTAGCAACCCCTCTAGCGATAGGTTCTTCTCTATTAGATATTGCAACCGCAGATGATAAAACAAAGGCGGTAGGAGAGAGTGTTGGAGCTATTGGTGGAGGTATCGGAGGAGCTAAGTTAGGGGCAATGATTGGTACATTTATTGCACCCGGTCTTGGTACAGGTATCGGAGGGGCTATTGGTGGAGGTATTGGCGCCATAGGAGGTACTCTAGCAGGTTCTAAACTAGGCGGTAAATTCGTTGATGGTGTTCGTAAATTCTTCGGAGGAGAAGAAGCTCATGCGGAAGAAGCAGACTTAACTGCAGGGCAAGATGTTGCTTCTGGACAAGAGAGTAAATCAGGAGTACAGGAAGCCAGAGACACAGCTAACAAACGAGTCCTATCTGAGAAAACACGTGCAGAGAATAACGCAGAAGAGTCTGCTAATCTATCTATCTATTCTAAGTTATTAGATAGAGCTCAACGTATACTAAACCAAGCAAAAAATCAAAATGGCATATTCGGTAACTCAGGAAGCTCTAAAGATTCTTCTGACGGAATGGGTTCAGATGCTTCTAGTAAAGACTTTGGAGGAGACTGGGAGAAAGCCATTAGACAAGCATCTAAGAAAATGGGAGTAGATGTTTCTGACGATGAAATAGATACAATACTTAGATTGATTCAGGCGGAGTCTAGTGGTGACGAGAGTGCTGTTCAACAGATAATTGATGAGAACAACTTCAATGGCAATGGCGGAGCTAAAGGTTTACTACAGTATGTTCAAAGTACTTTTGATGCATACAAAGTAGACGGTCATGACAACATAATGAGCGGGTATGACCAATTGCTAGCTTTCTTTAATAATAGTAATTGGAAAAATGACCTAAATTCTTGGGATAGCCGTTATCAAAACGGTAGCACAGGATGGGGTCCTACTGGTAATAAAACTAGAGCGATGGGCGGACACATAACTAGCCCAGAGTATGCACTACTGGGAGAGGTAGCAGGTCAAGATGAGTATGTTATAAACCCTAGTCAGCCAACAGCCCCACGTTTACTAGCAGAGGCTACTAGAAAAACAGCTCAAAACTTCCGATTAACAGGTAACGGTTCTGGTCATGATTGGGGAGCTTCAATTTCTAAAATAAATGCAACAGGGGGAGCTCAATCAGGTTCAGCTCCTACGATGACAAATACAAATGAGGTATCAGTTAATGTCACCATACAAGGTGGAGGAACAAGTGATAGTATAGCTAGAGAAATTGGTGATAAGTCAGCAGGAATTATCAGCAAAACACTCGATGCCACCTTCACAGATTTCTTCGCAAAAGAATACAGGAGAGTGTAGAGGCTTAATGTCTCTACTTTTCTCTAAGGAGGTTTATAATGTCAGTAGAGTTAAGATACCCGAGATTTGATTTAACTTTTTTTACAGAGACAGACAATTACCATATAGTTTATGATGCAAAAGATGGGCTTACTGGACGTAATAACAACAATGGTGAAGCAGAGAAGGTAAGCAATAATTTTATGGCAGAGTCTGTAATTAGTTTAACTACAAAAAATGCTTTAGAAGACGATAGTGCAGTGTTCTCCTTTGTATTAGCAGGGGATGTGTATTGGGATAGAGTACTAAATGCTAATGATGCAGTTATTCTTAAAATAGACCCAGATACTTCCTCCACTAAAAAATCGGATAACCCTGTACTACTAGTTGGTTTAATATCTGAGGTTAGACTAGAGGGTGACTATGGGGAAAACTCTAAGATGTACAGGATAACAGGGCAGTCTTTTGCAAAGGCGCTAATGCAGTTTGACTTAGGTGTTATTCAGGAAGTAAGTGTAGTTTTGACAGATTTAGGTTGGTTACCTGACGATGCACAAGAAGGTATAAAAATGTCTGGTAGTAGTGCAAGTCAAATAGCAGAAAGCCTAATGAAAAGATTTTTACAATATATGAAATTTAATTTTAATGGTCAAGGTATAGATAAGTTCTTAGAGTGGGAACTAGATAGTTGGACAGAGGCGGAGAGACTAATAGATAGTACCCCTTACATAAACTATGAAGGTTCTTTAAAGCAACTTATAGATGATGTAACCGCTAAACCGTTTAACGAATTGTATTTCGATGCAACACCAGAGGGAAAATGCAGAATGATTATGCGTAGAACCCCATTTGATAAATCTGACTGGGAAAAATTACAAACCTACACAGTAACATCTGCAGAAGTAATATCTGAATCTGTAGCAGTTAACGATACAGAAGCTTACTCTATATTTAACATATCTATTAATAACTTGTATGGGACTGACTCTATGATGTTAGGTTCTAAACCACAAGTATTCCCTGATTTAGTTTCTAAATATGGCTATAAGAAACTAGAAGTACCTAATAGGTATTTAGAAGGGGCAATTATAGATAAGAGTAACAGTGGGGATAAAGCTAACACAAAACCAGAAAGTGATAATGATAGTAAAGAGAGTGATGGCTCAACAGCTAAACAGATGTTTGACAGAGAGTATGCTCTTGTCTTAAACTATCTAAAAGGGTATCCTGTTGATGTGCTAAGAGTTAAAAAAAGTAATGTAAGAACATCAATAACACAGGTAGATAGACGTATAACAGATAACGAAGCAGATAAAATTATAGACCACTATATTACAAATCAAGCATTAAGTAAGGAAGACTTTTCTAAATTTACAGGAATAACCGAAGAAAATATAGAAGAGGGTAATGGTAAGGTAGAACCTACATATACCGCAGTTAGGGATTTCCTTAATGGGTTAGATAAAAACCTAGGAGTATCTAGCATAAAAGAGAAATTAATGAACTACTTCAATTTGATACCTAACCAAGCCACATCTATTGCTAGTGAATACAAAGCACAAGGTAACTTAGGTAAACTAAAATATGAAGAAATAATGGAGAATAACCCAAGTGATAGCTCAACCGTTACTGGTTCAGATAAACGATTTGTTTCCGAGTTCACTAAAAGACTAGCAAATTGGTACTGTGAAAACGCTAATTTCTACAGTGGGGACATTGTAGTTAAAGGTGACCCTAAATATAGATTAGGTAACCGTTTGTTTGTTCAAGATGAGCAAAATGGTGAGTTGTGGGAATACTACATAGAATCAGTAGAACACTCGTTCTCCTATACACAAGGGTATATCACTACTCTTGGGGTCACTAGAGGTTTACAAAATGGAGGAAACGATAGATTCACTCATTTATGGGGTAAATCTGAGGACTTCTCCGGAGGTATGTTAGGTGAGAAAACCTTGCAAGCACTACTAGACGAACAAGCAGAGGCAAACAGCAAAAATGATGGAGGCTCTGATAGTGGGGGTAGCTCAGGTAAAGAGTACACAGCAGGTGCAGGAACTCAGCTAGCGGTATTCCCATTAGACGTAATTAATGTAACTCAGGGAGAGAATGGTGGATACAGCCACATGGGAGCACTTGCAATAGACTTTTCAGATGGTACTCCTCATAAACCTTACTATGCACCATTTGACTGTGAATGTGTGTACACTGACTCTTACTCAGGGGTTGCATGGCAATCTCAAAAGCCTGTTAAATGTGTAGATGGCAGTGTTACTTACGTAACACTATTATGCGTACACGACAACAACTGGGCAAGCAACAAAGTAGGGGATAAGAAAGCTAAAGGGGAAGTAATAGGGCACTCAGGAACTGCAGGACAAGCATCAGGAGACCATGCCCACTTCGAGGTGTCTAAAGGTAAATGGCAAGGTTGGAGCACAAGCAGTGCAGGAGTTTACTTTATAAAAAATCCTTCTCATTTATACGATGTATTTTCTATAAAAAATAATGTAACTGGAAAAACAACTAAAATTATGAATGGTGGAGGGTACAATTGGCGTAGTATAGACTGGGACGATAAATCTGGTTCAGGTTCTGGAAAGAAAAAGACAGTTGGTGCTAGAGCCATGGCTACTCCATTCGGGTTCCGTATGATGCGTAGCACTCCGGTAGAACCAGAAGAGCCGAAAGTTGTTAAGCAAGTAGAAACTAAAACAGTTGTTGAAAAGAAACCAAAAGTAGAAGTTAAAAAGCTTCCAATACTTTATGGGAATAACATTGCCACAGAAGCAACTAAATGGGGAAGAGCTCACTCGAAAACAGAGTCCACATTCCAATCTGCCTTCAATTTTGGAGCTAATACAGATAAAGACCCATTTGAGGAAGATATTATAGCAACAGACAGTGCAGGATTTGTTTGGTGGTGTTTCTACCATGCAGGCATATCACTATCTGGTGGAGCTAGAATGGTTACCACTCGTTCACTACTTTATGATAACCAATTACAAACTATCTCAACTAGAGGTCAGAAGTCTTTAGAGCTATTTGATAAGATGAAGGTAGGAGATTTAGTTTGGTTTAACAGAGCTAGTCATGTAGGGATATATTGTGGTGAGGGCAAGATGGTCTCTTGTAATGGAAAAGGTAACATGGATGAATCCCCAAAAACAGGTATTGTTATTGTCGACATGTCTAAAGGTTATTGGTGGAACGCTTTTGACGGAAATGTACGTAGATATAAATAACCCTATTTTTTAGGGTTATTTTTTTTGTATAGGTAGTTTTTAGTTATTGTGCTATAATAGATAATGAGGACACATGATGAGAGGATGAATAAATTGGTAAAACGTAGATTTCAAGCAGGTCTAGGCTCAGAAATTAAAAGAGTATATAAAGAAGGACAACAAATTAATACGCTACTATTAGCACAAGTAATTCAAGTAAACTATAAATATAATACAGTAGACCTACTAGCTTTACAGCATAAAGAAGTATTTCAAAATTCCTATGCAAATGAGGGACGTTTTTCTGCAAGACTTCCTATGGAATTTGGCGGTAGAAATATCGTTGGACAGCCTTATGGACAGGTTAACCCGATAGCAGTAGGGACAGTAGTATTAGTTGGTTTTATTAATTCCGATAAAGACATGCCTATTGTAATTAGTGTTTATAATAATAACGATGTAAGCAAGCAACTTTCAAGAACACAATTTTCAAATTCAGACCCTAAAGATTTAGAGTTAATTGGAGATATGCACCAAAAATTTAGTTTGTACCCTTCATTGACATACGATAGCGTTGATGGAGAAGGAGGACGTGTCGTTACTTTTTCTGGTAAATCATTTATTGCTTTTGATACAAAAGAAGTAGCTAACTCCTCTACAACTGATGCAGGTTATGGTACTAAGTATGAGGACTTAGAGACATCATACTATAATAATGGTGACCTAATAGAGCCTATGAAAGGTAGAGCACCAAATGTACTGTTTAAGCATCAAGGGGTGCTTGATGATGATGGAAAACCAGATTTGCACGATTTACTAATTCATATTAACCCAGATGGTACTTATAGAACTTCTATGATGAACAAAGAAGAGGATTGGCGCACACTATTTGAAATGACACCAGATGGCAGAGTTAAATTAAGAAAACAAGACTCTATTAATATTGATGGTGGCATAGAAATAAGTGAGCTAGGAATCAACAATGAGGGGTTCGTTTATTTACGTAATGGGGATATGGATTTAGAAGTACGAAAAGACGGTATCTATTCACAAGGGAAACTGTTTACAGCCGATGTAGACTTATCCGATGTATATGACAAACTAAATGGGTTGTCTATACAGATTAAGGAAACAAATGGTCAATTAGAGATTATAGCTAATGGTGTAGAAGAACAAAATGGAAAAATATCAGAACTTTCTACAGAAATAACAATTGTAGCAGGTAAAGTTGAATCAAAAGTAACAAAGACAGAAGTTCAGGATATGATTGACAGTTCTTTTGTAGATATGTCTGATGCGATTAAAAAAGCACAAGAAGATGCTGACAAAGCAAATAAAGTGATTGCAGATATGTCTAGTGATAACAGACTGACTCCAAGTGAAAAAATAGATTTATTAAAAGAATGGGATATTATAAAAAATGAATATCCAAGCTATCTCGAACAAGCAGAAACCTACGAGGTTGATAGTAAAGACTACACTGCTAAGTATAATTCATTAGAGCTATTTGTTACCCCTATATTGGCTGACATGGAATCAACTAGCTCGGTAGACGGAGCAACACTCCGCAAAACGTTTAATTCTTACTATACAGCAAGAATAGCTTTACTAAATTCTATTAGTAAAAAACTAAAAGACGGTATCACAGAGGCTATGAAAAAAGCATCCCAAGCATCACTAGATGCAACACAAGCAATGGCAGATGCTTCACAAGCTAAGATTGATGCAGATAATGCTAACAAACTTATATCTGATATAGCAAGTGATAACAAGCTAACACCTTCTGAAAAATACCAACTTAAAAAGGAATGGGATGTAATTGTTAAGGAATACCCTACAACAATTGCACAAGCAGAGAAGTACGCAGTAGACACAGCAGAGTATACAGCTAAATATAAAGCCCTAGAGCTGTTTGTAGAGCCTTTGTTTAAAGACATGGATGAAACTAGTATAGTAGACGGAGAACGCCTTAGAGCGACATTCTCGGACTATTACGCAAGTAAGATTGCTTTACTAAAAGAAGTAACGGACTCAGCTAAAACAGAGCTAGATGCCTATGGTAATAAAATATCTGTAATGGAAACAAACATTACTCAAACATCAGAAGCTATTACTTTACTAGCTACTAGAGTACAAACTGTAGAAGACGGTGTACAATCGAATAAGGCACAAATCGAAATACAAGCTGAACAAATTAGTCAAAAAGTAACTGCTAGTGAGGTTAAAGGAATTGTAGACGATTCTATTAACAATCTAACATTAGGTGGAACTAACTTATTTGTTATAAAGACACAGACAGCAGGTTTACTAAACGAGAATGATGGAACTGTAGGTACTGCAGTAGATAACTCAGTGGTGTCAGACTACATTAAAGTTAATCAAAAAACACCATATATTGCTACACTTTATGGTAACACTGGCACAAACATGATTATAACAGACTGGTACGATAAAAATAGAACATTTATTTCTGGGGAAGCTGTGGCAGACTCTGGGGATTTTAGTAAAAAGTATGTGTCACCTGATAATGCAGTCTATGCTAGGGTAAGTTATAAGAAAGCAAACTATGTGAATATCAAATTCGAGGCAGGTACAAAGGCTACTGATTACAGCCCTTCATGGGAAGACATAAAAGGTGACCAAACTGCTTTAGAGGAATACATTAAAAAAGTAGAAGAACAAGCCAAGAAAGCTCAACAAGATGCTGAAAATGCTAAAAATGATGCTGAAAATGCAAATAACGCAATAGCTGACATGTCGAATGACAATATGTTAGCACCGAATGAGAAAAAACAAATACTCTTACAATGGGAACAGATTAAAACAGAGTATCCAATAAACTTAGACCAAGCAACTAAATTTGGGGTGTCTTCTCAACAGTATACAACAGCATATAACGCACTAGACGAGTACTTAAAACCAATACTAGCTGACATGACAACAACTTCTGTAGTAGTTGGTTCTACTTTAAGAAATACGTTTAACAACTATTATGACAAAAGAACTACTTTGCTAAACAGAATATCTGACGTAGCAAAAAATGTAGCAGACAAGGCACAAGAAACTGCAGATACTATCAATGATAATTTACAAAATATTGGTGGGTACAACTATGTAGGGTTCTCTTCCGGAGACAATATGTTGCCTAGACTGATGATTAAAAACGTTGGTTACTACACATTAGGTTCGTCAACCACAGAGTTCATTGACAGCATGGTAGCTGTAAAAGGTGATGCAACGACCCAACCTTTCGATTATACTGTAGGTACTTCTGATAAAGAAATTGCTGGTGGCGGTTTAGCTGATTATCGTATGAAAGAAGTAAAAGAAGGTCAGTGGCTAACAGCTTCTGCGAATGTGCAGGTAATAGGTGGTGGCTCTGCTAGACTAGCTATCTACACTTTAGAAGGGGATAACTGGGTAGGCTCTAATAGTACGCCTATACAAGTAAGTGATGGTTTGAAACGTGTTGTGGCTCAAAGAAAAGTAACAGGCTTAACAAAAGGTGTGTTAATACGTATTGAGTCAGCCGACACTAATGTTAAAGAGTTTCGATTCGGTAATGTTCAACTAGAAGTAGGTATCATTCCAACTCCTTGGAAAAAGTCTGATATAGATATTCAAGAGGACATAAACAATGTTGTTCAGAATATCAAAACATACACTGCTTGGGCTAACGATTTACAGGGTCTTGATTTTACAAGAGAAAAGGTTGAAGGAAAAACTTACATGTATGTAGGTACCTCTATGAAAGATAGTGATAACTATTCAGATTATACATGGAGGCTAACTGATGAACATATAGAAGGTCAGATTAATGGTAAGGAAGGCGCATGGATTTATTCTCCAACAGCCCCTACTAACCCATCGCAAGGGCTTATATGGGTAGACTTGTCAAAAGTACCTAACCAACCTAAGCGTTGGGTAGATTCAGAAACTGGGTGGGTTGCATTAACACCAGAAGAGGTTAAAGATTTACCTTGGGGTGAAGACGGCACAAACTTAGCTGACTGGGTAGCACAGGCAGAGCAGAGAATATCTTCCGATAGCATTATAAATACTGTACTAGGTTCTGAGGATTTTACTAGTGTGTTCGATACAAAGGCTAACACTACTGACCTAGATAACTTAGCTACCTATGAAGATTTAGACTCAATAAAAGAGGACTATAACCGACTAATCAAAGAAGGTATAAACGGTATTGATTTTACCCCTTATGTAACTAACTCCGAACTACAACAGCTTAAAGACAGCTTTAACTTCTCTGTTCAACAAGCCGGAGGGGTTAACATGCTTAAAAACTCTTTAGGATTCTCTGGGTTAGACTTCTGGGATGGTACAGTAGGGAAAAACTTGTTAGCTAACTCCACATGGAATCTAGGCTTTGGTCGATGGGGTGGATATTCAATACTTCAATTTGAAATACTTCCACCAGAAGATGACAAGCCAACAAGCAACATACTAGCCTCAATGCCGTCACGTTCTGCTACTAAAGAAATAGGTAATATACCTCACCCAATAAAAGTTAGTTCCGGTGAAACATACACGATAAGCTTCGACTATAAAGAAGACCCGATAACTTACATGAGTGATAGACCTATTTTTGCTATACGTGTATTCCCTGATGAGAACACCGACCAATGGTCTCAATTTGCTATTGAAGAGTGGACAGTCAATGGTAACAGCAGTAAAGAAGATTTAACTGTATGGAAGAGATATGAAAAAACGGTGACAATTAACACTAGTGGGTACCTTGATGTCTATCCTAAAAATATACTAGAACACTGGACACATCGTTCTTATTGGAGAGAGCTAAAAATAGAGGAAGGGTCACAAGCTACTACTTGGGTGCCCAACAAGGAAGATGGAGCGTTTACCGGTGGTATTGTTGAAACTACTCAAACAGAGGAGTTAGCTAACCTAGGGTTTGGTTCTGGGTTTGTTAGCTCCAAAAGAGCTAGCTCTTCACTAACACAGTCTGTGGCACTCCCTGAAATAGGGGAGAACCTTGAGTATGCTCTATCTTTCTATATGAAAGTAACAACAAACAATCCTGTAGCTGACTTTAAATGTGGTATTAGAGTTTATGAAGGAGATGCCCTAACTTATACTTTAGGTGTAGAGGATGCAACACAACCTATACCAGTAGGATTTCAACAATACAAACTTGTATTCACTCCTACGAATACCTCTACTAAAATAGAAATGTTTGTAGAAAATGGACAAGAGGCATCTGTTATTATATCAGGTATCATGTACAATATCGGGAATATACCTCTTAAATGGCAACCATATCCAAGTGAGATATACAATACGAATGTTAAGATTGATATTAATGGGGTAACTGTTAAAAACAATCAAACAGATGGGTACACAATGATTACCCCCCAAGAGTTTTCAGGCTACTCTCGTATTGATGGTAACATAGAACGTATTTTCACTTTAAATGGGCAGGTAACAGAAGTTAAAATGTTAAAGGCTGAAAAACGTATAACTATGGAACCAGTGTCTGTATTTGCTATGAATACAGTAACAGATACAAAAAGAATTAGAGGTTGGGCATTTGTACCATCATTTGAATAAATAATTTAACTTTTTAACCGAAAACCTCACTTACAAGTCGTTTTCGGTTAATTTGTGTTATACTATATAGAGAAGGACACGAAAGGACGATGAGACTATATGGCTTTAAATGGAACAAAGTATACAGCCTTTGCCCGACATAGATTAGTTTTAGAGTGGCGTGCAAATCAAAACATTGCAGGGAACTACTCAACAATCAGCGTATGGCTATACCTACAATCTATGGATAAATGGGGTAGACTTGATGCTCCCGCTATCGGTGATGCCAAAGTTACCGTAGAAGGGACTACACAGACAGAAAAAGCTTCCTCTATGTTAAATGCTTTCCAAAAGAAACTATTACTAGCTAAAGAGTGGAGAGTTAACCATAATAATGACGGTTCTAAAAGAATAACTATTGGAGGTAGCTACTTTGTAAACGTTACTTTTACTGATAACGGTGTACCAACATATTATGGTACCATAACTATACCTAATTTTTCAGTAGACCTAAATAGAATACCTAGAAGAAGTTCATTAAACCCTGTCCCTACATTAAATTTACCGGGGAACTTACCAATAACAATAAATAGGCAGAGCTCTACATTCAAACATAATCTGACTGCTTGGGTGGCTAACAGAGATAACCCCACATTAAACAATGATGACCATTGGACGTACTTGACAAACCTTAATGATGTAGGCACTAGTGGAGCGTTTAGTTTTACAGTAGCAAATAACAAAACTATTTTTACTGCATTAAACAATAGAACTAGTTGGCAAGGCAAGGTTAAACTCTGGACTATAGGGTTAGATGATGTAGTTAGTCAGGAAAGAACATACAAGATTGTCCCCCCAATGAATGCACAAGCATCGGGAGGTAAGATAACCTTAAATGTGGGAGAGAAAATCAATGTATCACTAAGTAACTATCGGTCTGATGCAAACTTTACTTATGATGGGGTATTTAACATTAGTGGGCTCAACATACCTATTGCCACAAATTCAGCAGGGAACACAATGTCGTATACATTAACTCAAACAGATGTAGACAATATATTGAAGAAAATACCAAATGCGGATTCCTCATGGGGTCAAGTAACTGTAACAAGTAAGTATAGTGGAGTACAATACAGGACTCCATGGACAGGACAGAGAATAGATATAACTATACCTAAAAACAAGTATGTACCAAGCATTAATGGTACCCCTACTTATGAAGACACAAGTAGTGTCTCTGTCGGGCTTACAGGTAACAATCAGGTAGCTCTTCAAGGTAAGTCTAATATCAAAGTAACCATCCCTGCTAACTTTGCAACGGCTAATGGTCACTCTACTTTGAAAACAATTGACGTGTCTTTAGGTGGTACATCAAAAACAATCAACTATTCAAATGCAGAAACAGTTGTAGAATTAGGGGCACCTGCTAACCACACATCAGATACACTAATAGTCACAGTAACTGACAGTCGTGGGTTTAAGTCTAACTGGACAAAACATGTAGACATTTATCCCTATGAAAATCCAAATATGGACTTTACAGTCACACGTAGAAATAACTTTGAGACAACTACAGATATTAATGTCAATAGTACATGGTCTCCTATAACTATAGGTGGTGTAAACAAAAATGCTATCCAATCAGTAACCTACGCAACAAAAGTAGCAGGTGTTGGTACTTATGGAGCAGAAACGGCTTTAAATTTTACAGCTAATGGTAGTATGGTAACAGTAAAAAATACACCAATAGAATTAGATAATACCAATACATACGAAGTTAGGTTGAGCGTAACTGATAAGTTTAGTACGTTTACTAGAACAGCTACTGTTAAACCGGGTAACCCTATCATGTTTATTGATGCCGATAATCGAAGTCTGTTTTTAGGTAATGCCTTTGTTGACAATAACAATAATGAGCTAAGAGGCTTATTAGAGATAGAAAGAGATAAGTGGCAGGAGAATGGTTTAGTAGGAATATCCTTAAACAACAGTGATATATCAGCAGTCAATGGCATATGGTTCTCGACAGATACATCAAATAACGGAGGTGAAGGAGTTCACTTTATTAAATCAGGTAAACCAAGAAACTCCTTAAAGTGGGAGGACTATGACTACGTTTATATGAGGGACAATGGATTCTATGTTAACAATGACTCTAATCCTATATTTGAAGTTTCTGACACTGGTACGATGACGTTTCCTACTAAACAGCTTTGGAAAGGGGCTGCCTATTTAAACGAAAAACAAGAAGTTTTACCTAGCAAAAAATTAACAGAGTGCCGAAACGGATGGGTTTTGACCTTCTCCGCATATGAGTCAGGTGCAGGGCAACCTTGGGATATAACTCAGGTATTTATTCACAAGTCTGTACTAGACCAGTTTAACACAAGAGGGTTTAGGGCTATAATAGGTCATGGAACTACGATAACATTTAAATATATGTATATAACTGACGGTCGTATTGGTGGTAATGTTAATAATGGGACAGGAGTTAACAATGGCATTGTTATAAGGGAGGTATCAGAATGGTAGAAGAAACTCAAAAAATATTTGTAACACTAGATGATAAAGATTTTGTTAGTAACTGGGGAACGTCACTCAATAGTGATGAACCTGTCTATGAAGTAGATTTGCCAATGGATTCTCCATTCTTTTCACATTACTATTCAAATTGTTTTCAGTATGTAGATGGAGAGCTAGTCCTAAGTGAAGAAAAGTTATTAAAAGTAGAGTTACTAGCAGTAGCCAGTAAGTTTAAAAGGGACTGTGAAGAGACCTACATATTGCAAAAAGTTCCTTATACAATATCAGGCACTACCTACTTATTTGATGTTATTAGCGATGATGAGTTTATTAATAAAATAACTCTACTAGACAATAAAATTCAAGATTATGTTGGAATAACTGCTTATGCTACATCAGATGGTTCTCAATTGATACTTAAATTTGATAAGTCCCAATATACTACTATGACTAGATATATTAAAAAAGTAGTTGAGTCTAGGGAAAATAAATTAAATAATAAATTGCTTCCTATGATTGAAAATGCTAAGTCTATAGAAGAAGCCAAAGAAATTTCTTGGAGTTCTGTACCTGATGAGTTGTTACCAGAGCAAGAGAACAATGAACCTCAAGACGAGCAAAGTATAGATAGTTTAATTAAAGAAAATAAAGAATTAAGACAAAAAGTAGAATTTAATGAGCTAGCCTTAATGGATGCAATAAACATGTTCTCGGAAATGAACAAGTAAGCTACTATTAATTAAAGGAGGTGATATTTCTATGTACCCATACTTATCAATGTTATATGCATCTTATGTAATCAAAGACCCTGAGAACTATCCTTTAGAGAAAGTTCCGGCACTAATTAGAGAAGATGTGGAGAAAATCGTGGAAGAGATGGCAAAAAAGAACGAAAAACAAGGATAGTTAATTTAGTAATTGGAGTAACAATAGGTTTAATCATAGGGCTACTAATTTAAACTAATATAAATGAGGGTAGTTTGTGCTACCCTCTTTTTTATACTATATTGTACTATATTAAGGAACGAAAGGAGCGGTTACTATGGGACAATCAGATGGTATGGGCGGTACATTAAAACGTATTGCGATTCAAGTAGGTAACGACCCGAATAAAGGTTGGTATCGATTTCAAGTAAACCCAACTCAATATAAATATAATAAGCCACATCGTGTTACTATATTTAAAACTAAATCAAACATTATAACAGAAGACTTTGGTAAAGATATAGAAACTATCCAATTTTCTGGTACAACAGGATTCAGGGTAGACAGCAGAGGTAAAAATGGGGCGGACAGACTAAAAGAATTAGAAGAAATAATAGATAATTACGCAAAACAGGGTGGTAATGGTAATAGGTCTAGTGTAGAGATGAAATTTTATAATTTCACAGACGATAAATATTTTGTTGTTCATTTAGCGCCAGAAGGACTATCCATTGAACGTTCTGCAGAACAGCCATTATTATTTAATTACACCTTAAGTTTAGTCGTGTTAAGAGAGGCAGGACAGCCCTCTGAGAGAGCTCAAGTAAGCCCTCAAATAGGTAATGTAAGTCCTAGCATTGGACGGACATACAATGCACAACAGGACACTAGAACACCTGCTCAAATACTTCATGATGAATATAGGAGAAGTGTTATGCCAAATACAGCAGTAAATCCTGCAGTAACATCAGGAGCCTATAACTATGGTGTAAATGAGTTAAAAAAAATAATCGGATATGGAGGGTAACTCATGGAAAAAGTAGAACAATCCGCAGATTTGCTAAGATTTTTTAGATATTTAAATGTCGATATTAGCGGTGAAGTTGTAGCCAATGTTATTGACGACCAACCAAACTTTATATCAAGGTTCTACACCCCTCATACACGAGTTAATAAAATATCTAGTACACTATTAGATATTGTTAGAGATAACGATATAGGGGAAACAAATAAGGCTTTGTCTAAAGACTCCTTAACCTACAAATTTTTAAAAAGTGGGCTTAAGCTTTCATCTCCACGTATTTACGAACTAGCACAAATTGTAGTATTAGAATCCTTTGCTCTTATATATGCTATCGAAGAAGAACCAGAGATGTTTAAAATGATTAACGAATCAGATGTAAAGCAGACTAGAGAAAATGTTAAATACTTAATTGACTGTTTAGGGGGAGCAAAAGACTATACAGACATAGTGATGGACTTACAATCTATGGATGTCGCTCTAGGATATATTCAGGAGCAAATTCCTTTAATACAAGGAGGTTTACCAGTAAATGGCACGATATAAAAAGCATTTAATTGTATATGGGGATACAATGCAATCCATAGCACAAAAAGAAACAGGCTCTGTAGATAATTGGGTAAAAATTGCGGAGTACAACGACTTAGTTTACCCTTACATAGTAGATACTATGCAAGAAAAAATGAGCAACTTAGAACATCTAGCTACACTTGGAGACACTCTTTTTATACCTGATGAAGGTAACTTATTGGACATTAACACAAACTCATTAAACCAAAGAGATATGGATTTCTTATTAGGCTTAGCTTTAGGTAAAGATTTGGATATGACAAGTGATACAGATTACTATGAGAATCATGGAACAAGTGACGAAGTGTTTGCAATAACACATAATGGGCATGGGGACTTGAAGATAGCTAGTGGGGCAGACAATATTAAGCAAGCCACTATATCAAGATTGATGACAGCTAAGGGGTCTCTTATGTTGCACCCAGAGTATGGTAGTGACTTGCACTTAATGTTCGGTAAAACAACAATTGAACAAATGAAAATAATTAGTATAGAAGTATGCGATACAGTACTTAAAGATACACGAGTAGCAGAATGCGTTCTAGTGAACCATTATATTGAAGAAGACCGATATGTTGGTAACTATAGAGCAACCTTACAGTCTACTAGAGAGCAATTTGAGTTTGTTGTTCAAAACGATAACTCGGGGGCTCTAATTATTGTATAGAAAGGATAAGGTTTAATGAGACTAAAGAAAATTTCAGAGATACTAGGTAGACTAATTGATGTAACTATGATAAACACACACGAGATAAACGATTTTTCAGTTGGTTCTACTATTCGTTCTATTTATGAAGCTGTTTCTATGGAGTTAGAGCAGTACTATATTTTAGGTAGAGAGAATATTTTATGGGGAATTGAACAAGGAGTCCTAAATGCTTTTGACTTTAGGAAAAGAGAAGCAAAAAGAGCGTATGGTATGGTAACACTAGAGTTCCATACGGTTACTCAGACCCCTGTGTATATACCAACAGGAACAACATTCGACTCTAGCTTGTCTGGTGCCCCTAGCACGTTAACATTCCAAACGATGCAAGACTACATAATTCCAGAAGGTGTTATAACAGCAAAGGTAGAAGTTTATTGTACAACTGTAGGTACAAAAGGGAACATACCTAAAGGAAGAATCAATCGGGTAATTAACAATATATCAAACTTAAAAACAGTGTATAATGAGTTTGATTTTTTAACAGGTACTGATGAGGAAAGTATAGAATCCGTTAAAAAAAGATTTCATGCATTTGTGGAATCACGTGGTAGAGCAACGATAAAAGCCTTAGACTACGGTACACGTCAAGTAGAGGAAGTTGCAGGAGTTTATATCAAAGAAGAAGTAGGTTACGTTAGAATATACGCACATGATTTAAACGGTGATTTAAAACAAGAAACACTAGATAAAATAAAAGTAGCTATTGAGGACTACAGACCTGCAGGCATTAAACTGGATGTATTCCCTGTAATAAAATCCAATGTACAAGTGAGTGCAACTGTTACTATAAGTGACAAATCGAGAATAAATAGTAAATTAGAAGAAAGAGTGGAGCTTACAATAAGAAACTACTTAAATAGTCAAGTTGTTTCACAACCATTAATTTTAGCTGACCTAATTCAGGTTATAATGAATATTGACGATGTTTTAATCTATGACTGTAAAATTAACAACATGGAAGGGAACATGGCTGTTAGGGACGAAGAGATAATTCGTGCAGGAGAGGTTATTGTAGAACTGATATAAATTAGGAGGAATATAATGTGAGTAACTTTTATAAAAATATCCACCCTCTGTTGAGACGTGGTAAGAAACCAAACAAGTATGATGATACTAACTTTGCAGTGCTTAATGCGTTGAACTATGAGTTAACTCAGGCAGAGCAGGAGACCATTGCTAGTAAGATTCATTCTTCATTAGAAACAGCTACAGGTGAGTACCTAGATACTTGGGGGGACTGGTTTGGCGTATATCGTAAAGATGATTGGAATGACGAATACTATAGAAAAAGAATTATAAGAGAACTTTTACTAAAAAGAGCCACAATTCCTGCTATCATTGATGCGTTATTGGATTTCCTTAACGACAATGATGCAGTCATCCAAATATATGAACCTTGGAGAAACATTTTCTACACAAATAAGTCAAAATTAAACGGTGACGACCATTTAATGGGTCACTACTACCGTTTTGCAATTATCGATATTTCAATTGATAGACCGTTTCCACCTGAAATTGTAGAGATTATTAAAGCTTTCAAACCTGCGGGAGTTCTATTCTATCTAAGGATAGACACAAGCTTAAATAAGAATAAAACAACTGTAGAAAGCCCATATGTATACCTAGACGTGACGAATAAGACAGACTTAGAGTTCCTTAACGGTTTATACTATGACCTACGAGGTAATATTAACCTGTCTGACCAACGTACACAAGTTGTGGAGAACAACATCTTCCATACAAATAACTCTATGCTAAACGGGGAAGATGTGCTTGCAGGAGCATTTGACCACGGAAGAGGCTACATTCACTTAGCAAGTACAACATTGCTTGATTACACACCAAAACCTACTGACTCTATGAGTGACTTAAAAACAGCTCTAGGAGAATCAGGTGCTGATATGTATAATCAAACAAAAGAAAAGGATGGAAGAACAGCTTCTATTCAAGTACCTGCAACAAAGAATGTCCATACGTTATACTCCAACAGCACTGACTTCGGGGGCTATGATTATTCGGGGAATCCTAACCTTACCGCTAAACTTAATGCTTCAAGTTTTTCTTCAGGTACTGGCGCAACAGTCGCGGATGATAATGATGAGATTGTGTTTACCTTAGATGGCACAAATCAACTATCGAAGTACGCTACCGGAGCGCAAACGCCGGTAATAGAAGGGAAACAGTATACTATTAGTTGTGAAATAATGTTAGAAACGGGCTTCACTGGCGACCCGTCTGGAATACGCCTACAACACGCATACTTGCCTGGTGGTAACGTTGTTTTGCAGACAACGACAGTACCTAAAAATGAATTGAATAAATGGCAGAAGCTTATCGGAACACAAACGGTAAAATACACCTCTGACGCACCAAATGAATGGTATCCATTATTTAGAGACATTCAAATTCTTAAACCGACCGGTAAAGTTAGACTAAGAAAAATTAAGATTGAAGAAGGCTCAACAGCCACCCCATACCAGCCAAATTTACTCGATGCACCATATTATCTGGGTAAGGTGGCTTTGGGTGAGAATATTGCTAATAAGTCCGTTGAGTTTCCAATAAAATCTAGCAATTATCTCTTATATAACGCTAGAATGGTAGAGCCTTTTGTTGTAGGAGAAACTTATACAATTACCATAAAAGCAATAAAGCCAGCCAGTCAAACGTTTATGGTATATAACATTGGGGAAGGAACTACTTATTACGGAAAACTAAATCCAGTTGAGGGATTGACAGACGTATGGTCACTAACATTCACACCAAGAAATGTTTCGTCAACTAATCCTAGCGATTTACGTATTTTTCAGTACCCATCATCAACATTAGGCACATGTCAAATTGATTGGTTAAAAATTGAAAAAGGTGACACCAGAACTCCTAACATTGATTCCCACGACTACGTAGGTTCTCTGATAGAAGATACAGAAACACCTACGTTAGACCCGACTAAGTATACATGGACAGTAAATGGGGATATAACAAATAAAAAGGCATATATGGTGTTTGATATTAAGACATTTATCGAAGAAAATTATGCTATAGAATTTGAAAAACTTATTACTGACCTAGGAGAAGACCAAGCATTAAATACCGTGTTTGAAAACTTTAACATCTCTACAACACTTAAGGCTCTAGTAAGTCCAAGTTCACCAATCAGTTTCTCGGTTGAACTATACGATTTTTCTACGAGTGCATGGCACAAGTTAAACACGGATAGCTTAGACTTACGTATGCGTACATTCAACTTAGTAGCAAACCGTATCACAGACTATCTAAATGATTACAAGCTATTATTTGTTCGTTACGTGTTTGATAACGAAACAGATAAAGATGTAACAGTTGAACTAGACATGCTAAATGTACTATTCAAGTATCGTTTAGGTGAGGGGTACAGTATAGGACTACAATCATCTGTGGAATCACTAACGGAACTCGTTCCTATAGAAGGGTAATAGCAAATAATATGTTATAATATAAATAGGGCACCTAGTTGTGTCCTATTTTTTAATAAACATGCTATATTAACAATTGAATGATAAAGAAAAGAGGTAAATAATGTGGCTATTGCAACTAACAATTCACGAGTGTATGCCTCACTCCAATTAAAAAATAAACAAGACAGTATGTACCTAGCAATTGGTAAAACCACTCCTTGGACTAATGAAGATGCCCCTCCTGCACCAGACCCTACTACGACTACTCTAACAGAGGTTATCGGTTATAAAAAGGTAGCAAGAGTATCTTTATGTAGAGAATATCTACCAAGTGATGATTCTAAATACCCTGTGGTGTCCTATGGCTCAAGAAAATTTACACTAATTCCAGATGAGGATGGCTATAAAGAGCAAGCGTGGATGGTGTATGTAGAAGCAGAAATTACAGGAGATGAGCTACCAACAGGAACATTTAGGCAAGTAGGTATTCATACTGACTTAGTGTCTAAGGCAAGTTCAGAAAAGAGAGCTTTGTTACCTACAGATGTAACAGATGCAGGTATTTTGCAATTTTTTGAAAATAGACAGCAACAAAATAGAACAAGTGATGTAATTTTAAAAGAGAAATTTATTATTACAATGGAAAATAAGAAGTCAGTTAAACAATAGGAAGGGTGACATAGATGGCTAAAAATATTACAAATGATGATTTAGGTAAAGAGCCTTATAACAATAGATATTACCAAGGTAAACGATTTTCAGGTTTATTATTTAAACCAGATAAGCCGTTACAACAAGCCGAGTTAAACGAGTTACAGTCAATTATTCAAGGAGATTTAGGCAATGTGGCTGAATCCATATTTAGTGACGGTGACATTCAAACCGGTATGGAATACGTACTACAAGATAAGAAGCTTACTATTAAAAAAGGTAAAGTATTCTTAGGCGGTAAAATGCGTAACTTTGACGAACAGAGTATCGATATTACCGGAGAGGGTACGGAGTATGTAGGTGTTAAACTTGTACAAAAAGTTATTACAGCAGAAGACGACCCATCACTGTTAGACCAAACAAGTGGTGTTCCTAGCCATTTCTCAGAAGGGGCTGACCGATTGGACGAAGATGTAGTACTAGCAGTTAACGATGATTCTGCATCAAACATTTACCACTTTGTTAACGGTGAGTTATACATTAACCCAGATACTCCTGAGATGGACAAGATTAATAAAATACTAGCAGAAAGAACTTATGATGAGTCTGGTTCATATCGTGTTCGTGGTTTTGATATGTACACAGAAGTTCACCCAACAGACCCTAACAATAAAATTCAGTTAGTTGTCGATTCAGGTCGGGCATATGTTTTAGGTTTTAAAGTAGATAAACCTACAACTACTCGTATTGATATTGAAAAATCAAGAGAATTAGAAACAATCAATAACGAAGGTCTCTACTATAGCAATGCAACTCGTAAAAATAAATTAGGTAATTCCCCAGTATCTTCTGTAGACCGTGTAACTGCACAAGTTGAAGTTGCTAAAGAACAGGTTTCTCGTGGGGTTGTAGGTGGAGGTACCGATTACCTTAAAAACACCTCTGTAACAAAAGTTATCCGTGTATGGACTGAGGGTTCAGGAGCACAGGAGTACAAGCAAGGTGAAGACTTCCAATTAGTAAATGGTCAAGCAATATCTTGGGCACCTACAGGGCAAGAGCCTCCTGCAGGGGGAACCTACTTCGTTCAATATGTTTATAATAAAACAATGATTGAAAATACAGATTACAAAGTTGTAATTACTGGTGAAGGTGATGCTAGGGAATGGTATATCGACTTTAACGAGATGACAGGTTCTAAACCAGTCGATGAATCACTTGTTAACGTAGACTATAAATACTTCTTAGCTCGTAAAGACCTAATTGTATTAGACCATAACGGGAATTTCACTGTCCATAAAGGACAACCTAACGCTTTAAGACTAGTAGAGGCACCTAACCATGTAGACCCATTAGTTTTAGCTATTGGTACAGTAGTAGTTTACCCAGACTCAAATACTGCTGATGCTAAACAATGGACAATCACACGTCTAACAATGGAAGAGCTACAGAAGTTATCTGTTCGTGTGGAAAACATGGAGTATAACCAAGCAGTGTTCTACTTAGACCAACCGGCAATGGCAGGAGAAAACCCTATCTATCTACGTGGAGTATTCTCGGATGCGTTTATCTCACTAGATAAATATGACGTTAGTCACCCAGATGCCACAATTGCTTTTGACTTTGACACAGCAGAAATAACATTACCTTATGCAGAAATTAATAAAACAGTCCCAACAATTATCGAAGGTTCTAGTGAAGCTCATGTGTGGGGTAGACTAGTAACAGCACCGTTTACCGAAGAAGTGGGTATTAGACAGCCATTTGCTACGGAAGCAATGAACGTTAACCCATACAACACCTTTAACAAACAGGGTGCCTTAAAGCTAAACCCTTCTGCAGATAACTGGATTGAAGATGAACGTATCACAGTTACCAAAGAAGAAACATCTACTATGACTGTTCGTCAATGGTGGAGACATGGTGGAGCATCTTGGACAAACGATGAGATGAACATGGTATCTAACATCACGCTCGACCCCGGACAATCTTGGGGAGGTGCCTCTGGTACAGAAGACCAACGTAAACAAGGGTTATCCGGTTCTACTTTAACCAGTGGTGGTCAGCAAACCAAAGAGTCGATGATTGAGTTTATGAGACAAATTGATGTTGAGGTTTACGCAGAGAACTTGCAACCTAATGCTAATAACCTATACGTAACATTTGATGGCTTGAGAGTACCTGTTACCCCATCTTCTGGTTACCGTAAAGGTGCCACAGAAGGCACTGGTATGGCAAATGCAGACGGAACATTTAAAGGGGTATTTAAAATACCTGCAGGAGTTCGTTGTGGTACTCGTGAAGTATCTGTTAGAAACGATACAAACTTAGCAAGTACTACGTTCACTGCGCAAGGTACGCTAAAAACAACTGAGGATATTATCATAAAAACCCATGTTACCATTAACTTGGTTGACCCTTTGGCACAATCATTCAGTTTTAACACTAACAGAGTTGCAACAAGTTTTGACGTATTCTTTGCATCTAAGGATAACAGTACAAATATTATTTGTCAAGTACGTGGAATATCAGAAGGTGGGCAACCTAATAAAACTGTGTATGCTGAAAGAGTGCTAAAACCTTCTGAAATCAAAGTATCAGATGATGCAAGTGTTCCTACGAAAATCAGCTTTGATGACCCACTAATGTGTAAAGCAGGTCAAGAATACTGTTTAGTATTCATTACTGACTCTGATAAATACACAATGTGGATTGCAACTATGGGTCAAAATAGAGTAGACGAACCAACACAAACAGTAACATCAAACCCTTACTTGGAAGGTGTCTTATATAGTTCGTCTAACGCAAGTGCATGGTCTATTCACCAACTGTCTGATTTGAAGTTCACTGTATACACGGCTAAATTTAACGAAGAAGCTGTACTTGAGTTCGATGTTATGAAGAACGTTAATGTAGACCGCATAGTGTTAATGTCTACCTACCTAACACCTGCAAACACTGGTTGTAGATGGGATATGAAATTAGTCCTTGATAATGAGCCCGCAGGTACAACAGTAGATGACAAACCTTGGTTACCTATTGCTAACTATGTAGACTTAGATGTTAACCAGTTAGCTCGTGAGGCTAAGCTTAGAGCAACATTTAAAGCTAACCAATACATCTCACCAATGCTATCCTTGGACGACATTATGTTCGCAGGATTTTTAACAGCATTGAAAGGTAGCTATGTATCTCGTACAATAGATTTAACAGAGGCTCCATACAACACGGTTAAAATGTCATATGAACAATTTACACCTGCCGGAACTGTTGTGACTGCTAAATATAGTACAGACGAAGGTAAAACATGGAAGACATTTACAGTACAGCCTACAACAACACAACGTACACAAGACTTTGTTCGTGTAGACTATGTTGAAAAGATTAATACGGGTGGGACACTTAAGTCCATTAAATTCCGTCTTGATATGACGACCCAGAATTCATTTTTGCGCCCGAGGGTGAGACGCTTACTCACTAATATGACAGATAAATAGCAACAGAATAAGTATAATAGACTCTATATGTTATAATAGACATATAGAGTCTATTTTTTTTTGTTAGGAGGGATAAAATTGCCAGAAACACACAGACAAATAAGCTCAGGTGCGCTTATATTTAAACCAACTATAGCTGAACAAGAGCATAAAAATGCTATGGAATCTATAAAACAAGAGAGAACAGAGCTAGAGAAAGAACTAGCTAATGTTAAAGCTATCAAAGATGAGTTGTCAAAAGAGCTAGCAGATATTAAACAACTGAAAGATGAATTATTAAAATAGTTTCTAAATTGTCCTATTTAGGATTTCTGGTTCCCTTATATTATTAACTAATATATTTAAATAACTATATATAAAATATATAATATATAAATAATATATAATAAGACTACGAAAAATATAAAATAGGACAAATCAACTCTGTATACACCTTGACAATTACCTACTATGTGATATAATGAATATATTGATTATACTAAGGTGGGTATGTCAAGGAGCATGTATACTAATCTAACTTAAAGGAGATTTATTAATAAATGAGACTAGTAGTAGATATTATGCATACTCAGATAAGGTATGAAGATTCGGAAAATTACCTTAGACCAGAAATCCATAAGGTAATGCATTCAGAATTAGGAGTTAAAGCAGACGGTTATCAATTTAGTCCTGCATATAAAGCAGGTTACTGGGATGGTATTATTGATTTTTTCGATAAAGAAAATGACACGTTTCCTACAGGGTTACTACCTCATGTAGAAACAATACTAGGGAACCTCCAATCAACTTTATCAAAGTCAGGTTATATTTTTCAGTTTGAGATAATTGATGATAGACCTGATGAGTTCATGTCAGTCGAGGACATGGATAAGGAGATAGTGCTTAATGGGGATAATAATGACAAGATAACATTAAGGGACTATCAATATGAATCTGTGGAGCAAGTTATTAAGAACAGAATAGGTATTGTAAACGTTAGTACTGGTGGAGGTAAAACAGAAATAGCATCAGGGCTTATACAACAAATAACCCCTTACCTAGAGTCAGGAGAACGTATTGCATTTTTTACGAATAGTTCTTCTATTTTTTCACAGTCAATTGACCGTATTGAGAAAAGACTTGGGATAAAGGTAGGCGCTTTTGGTGCAGGTAAGAAAGACATTCAGCAAGTCACTTTTGTAATGATACCTACGATTGTATCTGCAATATCCGCAGACCCAGAGGCTAAACTTAAGCTGACTGCTAAAGAAAGAATGTACAAGAAAATTGCTAAGGATATTGCCCCGAAATTTGAAAGAGGGTTTAACCAAAGAAGTTTGCTTGAGGGATACCTAAATAATTTTCAAGTTAAGACAAAAGCAGACTTGCAGTTGAAACATGAACTAGAAGAAATTTTTTATTCATGTGGTACGAATAAGCAGGTTATTATGAAAATGAAAGGGTACCAAGCGGAATATCAAAAGATTGTTGAAAAGAAAAATGGTAAAGTTCTTAAGAAGTATAATGAGGCTATGGAGTTTTTAGATTCCATATCTGTAATGATTGTGGATGAGGCTCATCATACAAGTTCAGATACTTGGTACAAAGTGTTAACATCTTGCAATAATGCTCAGTATAGAATGGCACTTACTGGCTCGATTGACCGTACAAATCATGTGCTTTGGCAAAGACTTCAAGCTATCTTTGGGGAGATTACAACTAAGGTATCTAATAATACGCTTATTGAATTAGGTCACTCAGCTAAACCTAAAATAACAATATTCCCAATTATAGCCCCTGTAGATATTCAAACTACTACATATATGGATGCTTACCAAAAAGGTATAGTAGATAATGAATATAGAAATTATCTTATTGCAAAGTTGACTAAGAAGATGTATGATAAAGGTAATGGGATTTTAATTATAATTAATCGTATAGAGCACGGAGAGGCTATTAGTGACTTACTAAAAGAAGAGGGAGTAGCTCACTACTTTATTAATGGGCAACTTGAAAATGATTTAAGGGATGAAAAAATTCAGGACATGCGTGATGGTGCACTTAAAGTAATGATTTCTTCTACGATTATCGATGAAGGTGTCGACATTTCAGGGATTGATACATTAATTCTTGGTGCAGGAGGTAAATCCTTAAGACAGACACTACAACGTGTTGGTCGGGGTTTACGTAAGAAAAAAACAGGAGAAAACAAAGTAGAAGTATTCGATTTTTATGATTTAACAAATAAACATTTGAAAAAACACTCAGAGCAGAGAAGAAAAATATATGAAGATGAGCAATTTGAAATTGTTGATATTCCTATTCCTAAATAACTATAATAAAGAAAGGGTGGCATACAATTGCAAAGTCCATGCCTAAATATCGAATTAAAAGAAAAATTTAAATTAAACAAAGGTATAGCAGACTTTTTAGAGAGAGTTGCGGATAAATCTCAGAGATGGGGTGAAACAGTAGCCTCCCCTATCCGTAAAACGGATATGGCAAAAGAGACTGGAAAAAACCCTAGAACAATTACAAGATATATTAATCAATTAGAGGAACTAGGTTTAATAAAAACCGAAACAAAAAGAGGAATGAATGGAGGGACTTTAGTCGTGTTTAACACAGATATGCTTAATTTTGAGCCAAAGGAAAATCCTATCACGTCTGATACTAAACAAGCAAAGGAGATTAGAGAACAAGTCTTCCCTAAAGCCCCAACTAAAGTACCAAAACGCAGATATAGAACAAAAGCGGAGATAGCTGAGGCACGTATACTTAGTGAAAAACTTAAAAAACGTGAAGACATTTTAAATGATAAAATTGAGTTTAACGTTGTTACTAGAAGTTTTTTCGATAGTTTTGACGAACCAGAAGCGTACTTTAAAGGTTATTTAATTTCAAGAATGTATAATGCTTATGTGACAATCATTCCTTATGAAAAATATAATAGACTGAAAAATTTAGATGAGAAAAAGGCTAAGCAACAACTACGAGCATACGAAAGCTCTTACAATTACGATGTGTTGCCTAGAAGATTTGTTGGGACACCTCAGTACAAAAAATTTGTAGAGCTAGCTAAATATTGTGAAGAGAACAATATCAATCCTTTAGTTTATTTAACAGTGCAATTTGATAGAACAGAGTTTTTGATTTCTGTAGGTAAAGCACGAGTAGGGGCTACACCCTATGTAAATACTTTGTTATGTGCAGAGGCTAAAGAGGCTTACACAAATAGAAAACTGTTCTACAGAATGTTACAGAACCAATATGGATTGTATACGTCTATCAATTCAGAAGCTACTTATTATGGTGCAACTTATCCAATTGTTTCAGGACTATTGAATGCTTACAATATGCCACAGAAAGACTTGTCACAGTTAGATACTGCTATTTGTGACTTAGAATATAAAAAAGATATTGACAAAAAAGCAGGTACGTTGTACTCTTATTATACAGCAACACTTAAATCGTTAGGTGAATCTGACGTATCTAGTGAAGCTAAAGAAAGTATTGCTAACTTCTTGAAAGAACAAGTTGCAAACTTTTCTAGTAAACGTGGGCTAACTTCAACACAGTATGCCTTAGCGTTCCCTATTCAGATAAACTCTGCACGCAGTTTATTAATGAATGAGGAAGACGAAGAACTACTTTATTTATTGTTAGGTAACCAGTCACGATTATCTAATGTAACAAATGATGAGGCTGAAATGTTTATTAAACAAGGTAGAAAATTAAGTATGTCTTGGTGGGGCTCACAGAACTTCTCAAGAACAATGTTCATGTTAGCGGACTACTATGGGTTTAAAACAAATATATCTAAGTTAGGTATGTACATTAAAGAATTTGGTGAGGAGAAAATTCCTTTAGATTCTGTAGGTATGTTAGATGTAAATAGAATCTATGATGTCTTAATGACTGAACAAGAGATTTTAGAGATTGACAAAAGTAACTGGGAGAACCAAAAAGATATGCGTGACGACAAATAAGAAATATAAATGGGAGAGGGACGGATAGTAAGATGAGTCAAATTCAAAAACAAGTTATTTATAGAGCATTAAGTGAGCCATTCTTTGCAAAGGAAATTCTAAGTAAAATTCCAATGGATGAGTTTAAAGATTCTGGATATGAGATGATTGTTTCTACAATCAACTTATATTACAGAACACATGATGAGAGCTTAGAGGAACAGAGTTTATTAACACTAGTAGAAGATAAGATGTTAAAACAAAACAAAAGTTTGGAAGCTCAAAACAAAGTCTTTGAGGTAGTTAGCGACTTATACGAACTAGAAAACGAAGATGTAGACTCAGAAGTTATCAGTGAGAACATTCAGAACTACGTTCGTAAGGTACTAACACGAGAAGCAATCATGAAATCTGTAACAAATGAAGGCACACTAGGCTCTGATAGTAATATTCAACAGCTAATGGATGACTTGAGAGACATTCTTACTATCGAGACAGCAGGCAATAATTCAGAATTGCTAGACTTCTTCGATGACGTAGATAAAAAGATGGAGTTACTTGCAAACTTGCAACAAAACAAATACCCAACTGGTTTCACAGCTATCGATGCTATTTCCGATGGTGGGCTAGCTCGTGGAGAAGTCGGGATGGTTGTTGCACCTACTGGTGGTGGTAAAACTACTTGGGCAGTTAACCAAGCTAGAAACTATGTTGTACGTGGTTTAAATGTTCTTTATGTTCCTTTAGAGGAAAAAGTAGACCGTATGATTGTTCGTTTTGAACAATTATTATCACAACAAAGTAAGAAGAACATCTTAGTTGATGGTGAATTGAATAAAGACTTGTATACCCAAATCCAACAAGCGTATGGAGCGGGCAAAGAACAGATGAATTGGGGGAACCTTTGGATTCGTAAATATAAACCACAAGAACTAACACCTAGCGGTTTATCCCAGTTAATCTCCGATGTAATGATTCGTAAAGGACAGCAAATTGATGTTGTCATTATTGACTACCCAGATTTAATGAAAAACCCTCATGCAAGCGGAAGTAATGGTGAATCAGATGCAGGAGGTAAACTGTATGAAGATATTCGTGCGATTGCACAAGAATATGATTTTGTTTGTTGGACGTTATCTCAGTTGAACCGAGCAAGCTATGGTCAAGATATTAAAAATGCAGGAGCTATCGAAGGTTCTAAACGTAAAATGAACGCAGTAGAACTTATTTTTACATTAAACCAAACATCAGAGGAGTTTAGTAACGGATATTTGAGAGCTTATGTAGATAAGTTACGTAATAATAGTGGGATTGCCTATGATAAAATGTTGTATTTTAAAGTACTCCCAGAAACTATGACTATTAGAGATGAAACACCAGAAGAACGAGCAGAACATGAAGCACTGTTAGCAGATAATGCGATGAATAGAGCAAGTAGCCATTCTGATGAGAATAACTACACAGCAAACGATGTTAATAAAAAGATAAGTAATTTGAATAATACCCTTTCAGGAGGTTGGAATTAATGAAACATATTATTAATTTTTCAGATTTTCATATGCACTTTTTTAAAGATTTTTCAAAACCAGACCCAGAGTATGGAACTGATAGGGCAAAAGAGCAAATTACTATATTAGACAACTTGATGAACTATGCACGAAACAAAAATGGGGATGTTTTATTTAATGGGGACATGTTCCATAAACGAGTATCTATTGATGTTAGAATATTTAATATGTTATTTCAAGTAATTAGTAGTTACCCCGATGTCGATGTTATCATGGTCAGTGGTAATCATGATAAGGTAACTAACTCTCTATATTCAGATAGTGCTTTAGCCCCATTTAGTGCTTTACCAAATGTTACAGTTTGTTCTACGTTAAACAAGATTGTTAAAGATGATTATACGTTGTATGCTGTTAGCTATGGGGAAGAGGTCGAAGAGATGAAAGCTTGGATAAAAGAACAAGCTGACAATTTAGACCATGAAACAGTTAATATTCTAAGTGCACACATTGGTGTAGATGGCTCATCTACTGGAAAGTATTCTCATACACTTGGTGGTGCTTTTAAAGTAGCTGACTTATACCCTGACAAGTTTGACATAGTTACATTGGGTCACTATCATAAACGACAATTTTTAGGAAACCTATCTAACGTGTTTTATGTGGGCAATACCCTACAGACTTCTTTTGCGGACGAAGGTCAAGAAAAAGGTTTTTATGATATTACTATAGAGGGTAAGAAGTGGGAACAAAAATTTATTAAAACTGACTATACTCCGTTTGAAACAGTAACAGCTGATAGCCCATCAACAACAGGTTCTATGGAGAAATCTTATATCCAGTTTATTGGTAATGTGGACGAGGTTGAGGCTGTAAAGAGAATAAAAGAAGAGAACAACTTAAGTAATATTAGAATAAAAGTCCAGAAGGACTACCATGTTGAGCCACGTATAAACATAACAGCAGGTTCGACACCTAGCGAAGTTGTCAATGCATTTATTAGTAAAAAGTACCCTAACGCAAAAATAATTAAAGACAAAGCCCTCGATTGTTTGAGAGAGGCAATGGGAGTGTAATAATTGTTCAGCCTAGATATATCTAGGCTTTTTTGCGTTGTACTATTGACTTTATTAGTATTTTGAAGTATAATATGTTTATTGAAATAATTAATTAATATTTTGGGAGGAAAAGATGTTAAAGTTTAAACGAGTTAGCGCAGAGAACTATATGTCCATTGGCTCTGTATCTATTGATTTAGACAACCAAGGACTCGTACTTATCGAAGGTATAAATGATACAAACGAAACATTTCAGAGTAATGGCTCAGGTAAAAGTACTTTACTGTCTACCGTTACTTATGCATTGTATGGAGCTACCCCTAGTGGTTTGAAAGCTGATGCTGTAATTAATAAACAAGCAAAGAAAAACATGTCAGTGATTTTAGAATTTGAAAAAGATGGGGTACCATATCGTATCGAACGTTATCGTAAACACTCTAAACATAAAAATACTACTAGATTTTTCCAAGGAACAAATGATATAACTCAGAAATCTGTAGCAGACACTGACAAAAAGATTCAAGATGTGTTCGGTATTGATTACCTGACTTATGCTAATAGTATCATGTATGGTCAGGGTAACGTAGAAATATTTGCTACAGCAACTGATAAGGGTAAAAAACAAATCTTAGAGAATTTAGCCGATATTGGTGTTTACCGATATGCACAGGATGTTGCTAAAGAAAGAGCACAAAAAGCACTAGCTCTTGCAGAAGAGCTGAACAGACAGTACATTGCTAAAACATATGAAAAAGATGGGTTAACTCAATCTTACAATAGTGCTTTACAACAATACGAGAATACAGAAAAGCTGATTCAACAAAAAGAGAGCGAGTTAGCTAATGCAGAATTAGCTATTAAACAAAGTGAGAAGAATTTATCAGAGGGAAGAGCACTACGTGAACCCGAATTAGAAAAGCTAAGAGAGCAGATGGCACAATTAACTTCCCCTGCAGACGTTCGTGAAATTGATGTAGAAGTTGAAACACAGTATTCTAACGTTAGTAGATTGTCTAGTGCAAAAACACAGAATGATACTGCTATTGAGAAATTAAAAAAAGAACTAGAAGATGTTAAAACAAATACAAATTGCTACCTATGCGGTGCTTTATTGAGCCCACAGCATAGAGAACAAGAAATTCAACGCATTCAAAGAGAAATAGCGGATAAAGAAGTGTTTATCGAAAAGCTTAATAGTGCATTAGCAGTGTATTCCCCTCTGTTAGAGCAAGCAAGAGCTAAACAAGAGGAAGCAAGAAAAGCTATTCAAGAACATACTAATATTTATCATAAACTTAATGGTGAAATGAATGCGTTGTATCATGAGATAGATACATTAGAGAACACATTGAACACATCTATTAATAATAGGGACAGCATTAAGGATATGTTAGCAAGACTACAAGAAATACCTAAACCTCAGTATGACTATGACAAAGACCGAGAAATAGAAGATGAACTAAATAACATTAATCAATTAAAGTTAGATGCCGAAGAAGAAGCTAGTCAATATAAAACTATTGCACAAGAAATTTTCTCTAATAAAGGCATACGCTCTGAGGTACTTGACCTAGTTACACCTTTCTTAAATGAAAGAGCAAACCATTACTTATCTACCCTTTCAGGTTCAGATATTGAAATAAACTTTAGTACCCAAACAGAGAAAGCAGATGGTAGTTTAGCTGATAAGTTTGACTTAGAGGTAGTGAATGGCTCTGGTGGAAACACATATCAAGCAAACTCCGAGGGAGAGAAGAAGAGAATTGACTTAGCAATATCTTTTGCTATTCAAGATTTAGTTCAGTCAAAAGCAAACATTGCTGTTAATTTAGGTCTGTATGATGAGTGTTTTGATGGTTTAGATGCAATTGGTTGTGAGAACGTTATTAAAATATTGAAAGAACGCCAAAAGAACATTAGTAGTATTTTCGTAATAACTCACTCGGAGAACTTGAAGCCATTGTTTGAGAACGTAATCACTATGAAAAAAGTTCAAGGTCGTTCTTACCTTGAAGAAAGTAAATAGGTGATTACATGAAGATTTATACATTAAGTAGAGAATTAAACGAAGGTACTATATTTGTACCTACAAGTAGTAGTAATGAAGGGAAACTATTTAGCTTCCCATTAGAGACACTATTCGATTGGTACCCTTGTTGCCCAAGATATGAGTATCAGTATAGTACTTCTCGAAAAAAACTATATTTGAGATTGTTAGACTCAGACAAAACATTAGTAGCTAGATACGGTGTTGGGGATAATAAAAAGAGAGTTATTTCAAAAATAGCTTGCTTTAATGAGAATGAATGGTATAATGAAGAAGTGGCAAATGAGAATGCAGAGTTGTTTAACTTTGCTGAACAATATGACATTGTTACACCTTTAAAAGACGATTATACATTAAAAGAAGTAGATGATAGTATTTCTAAAGTACTGGATATTCTTGATTTACTTTATACAAACCAAAAAGTTAAAGTAGAGGAAGAGCTCATAAATAAAGTAGATACTCTACAATTGAGCAAGCCAGACTCAGATGAACTTAAACAAGCGTATAAGGACATATCTGAGTATATGCGGTTAGACAGAGAGGAAAAGGCTACTTATGTGTTAAGCAGGTCACTAGACTCTTTAAATAGTGTTTATGAAAAATTTGGTAATGTGTATACAATGTTAAATATTATGAGGAAAGTAGTGGCTTAAATGTTTACAGACTTGTTATCTAACGAATTAGGTTCACCTAAATATGCAGTAAGGGACTACAGGTACAATTGTCCTTTTTGCGACTACGATACTAAGTATAAGTTTTATGTTAGGGTAGAAGAAGGGCACCCAAAGAATAACTTATGGCATTGTTTTAAGTGCGGTAGTTCAGGTAACCCAGTATCTTTTGTAATGAAGTATTACAACGTGTCTTTTAAAGAAGCGCTAGAGATATTAGAAGAATATGGCTATAGGTTTAATAATAAAAATTATGTGCCTAAATCAGATAAGTTAACTGATGAGGAATACTTATTACTTCTTCTAGGTTCGTTAGGTAAGCCAAAAGAAGAAACTAAACAAGCTAAAAAAGAGTTAGTCGCACCCCCATTGCCAGATGGTTTTAAACTACTAAGCCAGAACCTGAGAGAGCCAGAAGCATACCCTTTCTTATTATACTGTAATAAGAGGGGATTTACATTGAATGATATTTACATACACAATATTGGGTATGTAAAGGATTCTTGGGTACCATTAGAAAATGGTAAGTCAGTCAGACTTAAAGACCACTTAGTTTTTTTAACTCATGGAAAAGATGGCAAGTATCAATATTGGAATACTAGAGCTATTGGGCAAAGTTTTATTAAGTCTTTGAACGCTCCAAGTAAAGAGGGTGAGCATTCAAAAAAGGACACTATATTTAATATTAATAGAGCTAGTCAAACCCCTCAGATAGTTATAACAGAAGGTGTTCCTGATGCATTAACAGTTGGTGAGTCTGGGGTAGGTACTTTTGGTAAGCAGGTGACTGACGAGCAAGTTGAACTTATTTTAGATAGTGTGAATGAAGAGCAAAAAATATTTATCTATTTAGATAAAGATGCTAAAAAAGAAATTAAGAAGTTAGCAGAGAAACTATATAAGAGACATAACGAGACTTATGTAGTTATAAGCCCAACAACTCAAGATGCAAATAGTCTAGGGAGAGAAGAGGCTTGGAATATTATAAATAACTACTCTGTAAAAGCAGATGGAGTAGGGTTAATAAAATTAATGTTATAGATAGGAGAGGGAAAAAATGAGATATACACTAGAAGATTTACATGCAGGTATGAAATTACGTTGCACGGACAGTAAAAACTACAGTTTTTGGACTACGAATAAAATCTATGAAGTAACTAAAAAAGAGTCAGGTTCACTATGTATTTTTGATGATTATGGAATTGAGAGCCTAGATGAGGACATCTTAGTACGTTTAAATGGTAATACAGGGAACGCAGAATTTGAGGTTGTTTCTAAGGTGATGAAGGATGCAGATTACACAGAAGAAGACCTTGAAGAAGGGATGTTACTTCACTGCAAAGATGGTATGAGCTTTCCATGGTGGGCTACAGGACAAACCTATGAAATCTATAAGGGTGAAAAAGGAATTTTATTTACCAAGTCAGGAGATGGTAACCAATACTGTGCTAAAGAAATAGTAGCTCGATTAAATGGTAGTGCAAGCGGGTCTTTTGAATTACTAGAAAGACCACATAAAACAGAGTTAGAAAAGAAAGTAGAAGCAAGAATTAAGGAACTAAAAGAAAAGAAACTTTGTTTATTCTACAAGCAACAACAAATTAAGATAGAAGAAAACGAAATATCTATAGAAATCAGTAAGCTAAGTGAAGCATTAAAAGCGATTGACGTATTAAGAGAATTTGAATAAGAATAACTATAGGAGGCTAACAAGGATGGGAAGAGTATCAGTATATTTTCTAAATAGCAGAAATATTATGGATGAGGATGAGACAAAGCGTACTTATCATGGAACATTTAACTCGATGAAAGAAGCAGAGCAGTCAGTTCGTGACTGGTGGAAAGCAAATGACTTTAAGTGTGGTACCCTTAGAATTATTGAAGGTACTGAGGATGGGGTTGTTCGTTGGGACTACGGAAACCATACTGGGTTCTATCTATTTGTACCAGAAGGTGCTGTAGTAAAATATACAATCCGTGAAGGCGCTAAGAAACCAAAACGAGGAAGAGAAAATGATGTAGCACATGACTTATTCACAGCAGACGATGGAGTAGTTATTCCCGGGAGATTAGGTTCAAATGTTATTTCTACTGGAATAAAAACATCGTTTGACCCCAAACAATATGGTTTATTCATTAACCCTCGAGGTGGTATGATGAAATATCCAATCACTTTAGGAAACACACAAGGTGTAGTGGAAGGAGAATATCGTGGAGAGGTTGGTTTACCACTTAAAAATACGTTCTCTTTACAATTAGATGCAAGAGCTGTTTCTAAGAACGTTTTAACAATCAATGAAGAAGGTAAACTTATTAACATCCCAGTAACAGTAGCTCGGTCAATGTATCCAAGCTTTAATGCTCTTTATGAAAAACAGCTAGAGAAGCTAAGTGAGGAGCTACAGCTAGTTTATGGAGGAGAAGTTAGAATATCTAATGCTGATGAGTATGTGGTTGCGGGAACACTATTTATCCCAAAAGGCACTCGTTTATGCCAAGCTTTCTTACTACCACGATACGACACACAGTTTGTTGAAGTATCAGCGTTAGATACAACTGAACGAGGAGAAGGCGCATATGGTTCATCTGGGGTGGTATAACTATGCTCATCCCAGAATTTAAACCACCATTATTGTACGTTATGGGTAGCTTTTCTGTTATGTTAGAAAAACACCAGTGCAGTGTAACTTTTGATTTAAGAGAGCCTTATTTAGGTACCTCTTACGATAAAATAGTGAAGCTTATTAAAATGACTTATCCAAACTATAGCTTAACTTATGTAGGGATGACAGATAATAAATATAAGTTCACATTAAAGAATAAGGAGGACTAGCATGTACACCAAGAAAGAAGAAGTAGTAACAGTTAAACACCTAGTTGATAAAGAGCAAATTAGAGTAGGGGACATAGTAGGTTACAAAAAGACTATTAGAGGGTTCGATGCAAAAAGAGTAAAAGACACACTCTCAGTAACAAATCAAATAGGTGTAGTTTCTCGTGTATGTGACGAGTACATTACTGTTCATGACTTTTTTGATAAGTGCTCACGAGAAATATGGGCAAAGACATTTGAAAATTTAGAAGTTCGCAAAATAGAGGATGGTAACAGCCTACTACGGAGGTATGAAAATGAATTTCGTTGATTATTTTAATCAGATGCAGAATTTAGTGATTGAAGAAAAAACAGATGAGTATGTTTTACTAGAGAAAGAACATGGTCAAAAGTATGTGACATATCAAGAGCTAGAAGGAGCGTTAAGCACAGTAGCACGCAACACCGCATTTATGGTAGAGAATTATAACCTTATGCAAGATATTAATTTAAAAATTGTATTGAAAAAATTAAAAGACAGTGGTACAATTACAGAAGAGCTTGAAAAAGAGATTCTTAAAGAGTTCAAAAATATTGAAAGTTTAATGGAGGACGAAACATATGAGTAAAGAGAGTAAACGCAACAAACGTATCGGGGAATTATCGGAAGCAGACATGAGAGTGTGGGCTGAGTGGTTAGCTACGGGGCAGGTTCATGATAAAAACCACCAAAAACAGTTAGAACGCTTAAGTAAACGTTCAGTATCATTATCCGATGTAACTACGATTGTCGAATTTATGGGCAAACGGAATGATGGTTATATTTCTTCTTTAATTGAACAGCAGGCTGTATTTGACAATTTATTAACAAAACTAGGTGTAACGGAAGAGAACCGCTTAGAGGCTAAAGCAGAGTACGAAAAAGAGTTAAGCCTTATTCAAGAAAAAATCCAAAAAGAGTTAGAGTCTATTAAAGAAAATAAAGAAAAATAATATGAAAGAGGTTAGCTGAATGACAGACTACAGCGCAGTAGGCAAGAAAAGTCGTAACAAAGGCGGACGTTTTGAACGTCAAATGGCTAAAGAACTCACAGAGTGGTGGGGATATGAGTTTAACCGAGTACCTGCTTCTGGGGGGCTTCACTGGGCTTCTAGTAATAACGTTGCCGGGGACATTGTAGTCCCTAGCGATGCTAACTTCCCATTTGTTATAGAATGTAAAAATCGTGAAGACTGGACGATTGAAAACTTATTCTTAAATAACAAAGAAATTAAGAACTGGTGGGCACAAGTTGTGGGGGATGCAAAAGAAACGAAAAATATCCCACTACTTATATTTACTAGAAACAGAGCAAAGAATTTTGTTACTATGGCATATAATGAAAAACTTGTTAATGAGATTGAAAAAAGAGGTTACCCTTTGATGGTCTCTAACATAACATATGTAGACGACTACAAGGACACTCATTGTTACAAGACATTTACTACAGTTTTAGATGCAATAACTAGCTTTAAGCCTTATGGTAGCAAAAACAAAGACTACTTTTTATTTTATTTTCCTAGTGACTATAACTGGGAAGATAGTCTAGTTTATGAAACAACCATAATGGATGATGCTAAACAAATGGATGCAGAGGATTCACTAGATGCACTAGTTAATTCTTATTTAGGAGGAGAATAGTATGGCTAAAACATATCAGGAAGCTCTAGCAACGGTACAGTCGTATCTCGAATCAGATAGTGTAATGAAAGAAACCTCAAGTATATCTGTTAGTTTCTCAGCTAACTGGACAGGTGAGCGGGAAGACTACGTTATTGATACATTGACATACGACATTGATTTACGAGTATTCAGCTTAGAAACTGCACATGTTGTAGCTATAGGGAAGAAACTACCTCAAGATAGCAATGAGCATGCTGAACTCCTTAAAAGACTTAAAAAAGAATTTAAACAAGCTTCTAAAAAACTACGGGAGGGCTAGAGTAGATGATAGACAACGTTAATAGCCCTAGTCATTATACGCAAGGAGAAATAGAGGTAATAGAGGTTATAGAATATATTACTGCTAAGTACCCTGCGGAAATTAGATACCATTTAGGAAATGTTATTAAGTATATTTGTCGAGCACCTTTCAAGGGAAAGCTACAAGAAGACCTTAACAAAAGTTCTTGGTACTTGAAACGGGCACAACTGGTTTTAACACAGTCACCAAGTAGCTATATAGGTAAATGTAAGGAATTTTTAGAGAATTTCCTATTTAAGAATAGCCATATCAGAGATGCTCAGCTAATAGAAATTCCAGAAGAACCTATTATTGATAAATTTTTATTTCAAACAGCACAGAGTTACAATAAAGAACAACAAAACTATATTATTTCAGCCTTAATGGAGCTAAACAGTAGTTCAGGTGATGTGAAAACTGTTCTTGAAAATACAGAAAACTATTTAAAATTTATTACAACTTAGTACAATATAATGCTCTTTCTACGAAAAGCTATCTTTTATATTTATGGTATAATAGAGATAGGGAAATTAAAAAGTAGAAGGAGCATTTTATAATGACAAAAGCACCCAGAGTGAAAAGACTTAATATTTATAACACTGACCGGTACTTTAATATTAATTTAATGAAAAAAGAAGATATAGCAAAAAAAATTAAAGTTAACCGATTGAATGAAGAAGAGATAGAGAGGGAGATGGACGAACTAGCAAGCAACCCATTGAAAACCCCTATAGGCTACATGGATAGAACAAATGAAAAATCTTATATACTTTATCAAGAAAAGTATACGAACGACAGACTTATTCAGAAATTATTTAAACATGCGGGGTCTGTGTCTTATTACACAGATACAATTGTACCATACTACATAATTGAGCAAATATCTAAGAATTTAACAAGTGAAGTAATCTATCCTACAAAAAATAGCTATGAGAACAGAGAGATTGAAAATGTTCAACTAGCTTTCACTGCTTGCCCTGTAACGATTGACTGCCCAGTAGTACTACCTGATGTTAGCCCGTATGATGTGTTATTTGCACTACATCCTCTAAAAACAAATGTAGACAAGATTCAAATATCGTTCCCTTGTCTTACAGAAGAAGAGTTCGATACTAGACATGAAGAATACTATCATAAAGTAGGTAGCCACTATGAGGTTAAATCAGAGTACAAATATAAATTCTTTAAGTATGTACAAACTTCCTTATCTATTTGGGCTATGAACATTTGGCTAGTGTGTGATAGTGATGAGGACTACAATAAAATAGACAGATATATTCAGAAGGAAAAAATTAAACGTAATGCTAACAGAGAGCGTGCATTAAAGAGAAAGGGTAATCAGGATGAGTAAAGATAAAACGATTAACCGAACAGACATAGCTCGAACAATCTCTCACCATACTGGTTATCGAATGAAAGATATATTGAAGATTTTAGAAGTAGAAGATGAAGTAGTAGCTCAAGCAGTATCACAAGGTATTTCTGTAAAGAACCACAAATTATGGAAACTAAACATTAAAAAAAAGCCAGAGAAGGTAGCATGGGATGGTATAAACTCTAAAAGTTTTATACAACCTGAGAAATATGTAGTTAAATTTGTACCATTATCCAAGTTGAAAGAGTCAATAGACACTTATAATAAAGAGAGCAAATAAAGCTCTCTTTTTTGCTCTTTCTATATTGACAAATAACATAATACAAAGTATACTAGTGTCATAGAGCAACAGAGAGGAGAAAAGTGTAATTGAAAATTCTATTCTTACAAGAGTACATTAGAGAAAATCATGTCCATAATGGAAAGAACGGACAAACAGTTGATTTTAAAAGAACAGAAATGGGTAAAAAACTCACGGGTCTGTTAAATACAATAGGGCTGACAGGTAGAGACTATGCTGTAGACTATGTGTACGACATGATTCCGGAAGTACAGAAAGTTAACCCTAGAACAGGGAAACCAATTAAGTATAAGACACCTACGTTAAGACAGCGTAAAGAACCAGAGGAACGGTTACTCAGACGTTTAATGAAATACAAACCAGATATTATCATCCCAATGGGGGAGATGGGTTGTAAAAATTTATTAGGAAGTACTTCTATCACAAAGAATAGAGGAGTACCAACTAAGAAAACAATTACGAATGAGAACATACTGAGAACGGCTGATGAGCAGGGACTTGAGGTAGACGAAGTAGTAGACTCTTTTGAAACTTGGGTACTACCTATGTTTAGTATGGAATACTGGACAGCTAACCCAAACATTGAGAACTTTATCATGGCGGATATTGATACATTGGGTAAGTTTGTTCAAGAAGGGGAACAAGCATTTATCCCTAAAAAAGTAGATTACGAATTTGTTGATAACATTGAACGTGTAAGACAAATTTTTGGTTTTTTAGACAAAACGAAGCCAGTAACTGCATGGGACTTGGAGACAAATAGTTTACGTGGTGACTTATTAGGAGCTAAGCCTCTTGTAATGTCTATGAGTTGGCTAGAGGGGCAAGGTGTGACTATACCGTTAGAGCACCATGAAGCTAAATGGAGTCCAGAAGAACTTAACGAAATATATGACTTGTTTGAGAAGTTTTTAGCGGACAGACAGCAACCAAAAGTAGGACAAAATATTCAGTTCGATATTAGATTCTTAATGAACACAAAAGGATTTAAAGAGTTTGAAGACAACAGAGATACAAAAATTGCTTACTATCTAATTGTTTCCCAGAAAGTAGACACTTCAAAACGGCTATCCGATATTGCATATGAATTAACAGATATGGGAGGCTATGACGAACCGTTAGAGCAGTATAAAAAACAGTATAAAGAGGACTATATTGCTCGTAAGAAAGCAGAGATTGATGCTTTTAAAGAAGCTGAAAAAGAACGAGTAGAGTGTGAGTTCAAGATAGCAATGGATAGATATAAGCAAGAAGTTAAAGAAGCTAAGCTTATTGGTAAACCTACTAAATCCATCATTAAACCAGTAAAAGAAAAAGTTGTAGTACCTAAGAAATCGGATATTAAACTTATTAATGAGATTGACGGTGGTAACTTTAATTACGACTGGATTCCATTAGAAATTATGCACCCATATGCTAGCGGAGATGTCGATTGCTGTCTACGTATCTATAATGTTCTATATAAACGAATTGAGGAACATCCTAAGATGTTGGAATTATGGCTAGGCTTTTATCCTAGATTAACAGCAACATTAGCACACATCGAGGCTTCTGGTGTTCTACTAGACTCTGAATACGCAGAATTAGTAGAGAATATTTATACAGAAGAAGAACATCGGTTGCTTAATGAAATTAGAAAGCTACCAGAAGTAAAAGAAGTAGAAGATGAACATATGATGTTCTATAAAGAGGGGCTTAAAGAAATGACAAAGCCTGTCAAAGATAGAGATGCCTCTGTTGCCAGACTACGAGATAAATATAAAATTACTGATAGTGAGAACAAAGTACATTTTAAACCAAGTTCGTCTGAACATAAAGGTAGACTGCTATTTAAAGTAATGGGACTTACACTACCTTATGATAAAGAATCTATTAAAAAAGAAACTTTTGACAATGGGGTACCAGAACATCAGTTAACATGGAGAGATTATAAAACAGATAAACATGCACTAGCTTATATTGCAGAAAATTATCCAGAGGCTAAACATGTTGCTGAACTTTTGCTAGAGTATTCTAAAGTAAACACACTAAAAAATAACTTTGCTCAAAAGTTACCTAAATTAGCATCTAACAAAGATGGCATGATTCATGGTTCATATAACAGTACAGGTACAGAATCTACACGGTTGAGTGCAAACAACCCGAATATGCAACAATTAAGTAGTAAGGTTGGAGACCCTAGACGTTTTGACTATAAATACCCAATTAAACGTTTATTTAGAACAAGATTTGAGGGAGGCGGGATGCTACAACTAGACTACTCCGCCCTAGAAATGCGTATTTTAGGTTTGATTGCAAAAGATAAAGCAATGACACAAGCATTTATTAATGGTGAAGATATGCATGAGGCAACTGCATCTCTTGTATGGAAGTTACCTAAAGATAATGTACCAAAAGATATGCGACAACGTGCAAAGAGTGTCAACTTCGGCATCGCTTACGGTAAGCACAATTGCCGTCTTGTAGCGTAAGCTACTCGATTAAACTTACCTAAACGGGCATAGCTGAATAACCAATAAGCTGATAAGAGAACCTAAGTCCTGAAAAGGATAGAGGCAATCCCGTAGTAAAGACGATTTAATAAACTCCACTAAAGGAGTGGTATTATGGAAATTGGAACAAGAACAGACAACAACCCTTTATATAGAAAATTAAGAACTGTGCATAAAGACATGCGCAGACGATGTCTCAATAAAAATGCTAAATCATATGAGTTATACGGAGGTAGAGGTGTAACTATTAGTAAGGAGTGGGAGACCTTAAATGGGTTCCTAGCAACTGTAGATTTAGTAGATGGTTGGGACAAAGATACATTCCTCACAACAGGGCTATCCTTAGATAAAGACTTAAAAGGAGGAGCCGAGTATAGTATAGCTAACTGTACATGGATGCCACTTAATGATAACAAAAGCCTACTATCAATGAACTACAAGAATGTCTGTGCTATTGACCCAAATGGTCAATATTATGTTATAGACAACATTGACAAGTTTTGCAGAGAGCACAACCTTAATCATTCCAATATAGTTCAAGTAATTAATGGTAGATACAAGCATCATAAGCTATGGGTATTCTGGTATGAAGGTGATAAACCTAAGAAAGGGATACAACCACACATAGCGATTAGCCCATTGGGTGACACCTACTATTTCTATAAAGCTCCTGACATGGAAAAGTATGGGCTAAATTCTAAATGTGTAGCTAGATGCTTAAGAGGAGAGAGAACAAAACATAAAGGGTGGAAGTTTATTAAATCTGAAAACCTCTAACGACTATCGAAAAGTGAGTAGCTGTCGAGAGGACACCTACAATATAACTGAGTAGAGTACACCAACAGGTGGAAATGGTAAGGCTCCTAGAGTAACGACTAGGGGCGTGATATAGTCTAAGCCCCTAATAAATATCGGGAAACCGAGGGTATAACTGGAAAGTCCTTTTTCAATTGCACCTAAGTTAGGTGTAACTGTAGAAGAAGCAGAACGTATTTTTGAAGAGTACTTTGCAAGTAAGCCAAGTATTAAACAATTTATTGAAGAGACACATCAATTTGCTCAACGTTATGGCTACGTAGAAACACTACAAGGACATCGTAGACTATTGCGTGACTCATTCTCTAAAGATAAGAAAGTATTTAATGGCGCAATGCGTAAATCAGTAAATACAATCATTCAAGGAACTGGTGCCTACTTAACTAACCTATCAATGGTATACATTGACGAGTATATCAGAAAACACAATAAGCGTTCACGTATTGTTATCACTGTACATGACTCACTTGTTATTGATTGCCCACGTGATGAAGTGGACGAGATGGCAAAAGTGGCTAAATATATTATGGAGAACTTGCCAATTGATTTCTTAATGATTGAGTGGGAAGGTAAAGAGATGCGTTACCCTATTGTGGCAGATGTAGAGATTGGGGAGAATTACAATGATATGGTTGATTATGATGCAGAAATTATCAACGAGTTTGCTTCTTACCGAGGATACGTAAAATACTTCAAAGACCAAGCTAAGATTAAAGATTACTATGATAACAAACTTATCTCAGAAGAGCAAAAAGACCAAGGTATCAAAGTTATCCAAGATGCAATAGAGTCATATAAACAAATGACAATTTAATAAAAAAATGTTAAAAATAGCTTGACTATTGACGTATAGTATGTTATTATAATATGGCAGACAAGTTTTCTGTATTAATACAAGAAGGGGGAGTTAGAGAGTGTGCTTAATTTACGAGTAGATGATTTAGAGTTCAAAACAATTAAAATTATTGATGATAACGGAGAAGTTGTGACACATGATTTACAAACAGAGTTACAAGTCAATGAATTTAATGTGAGAACAGCATTTTTAGAGCAACCTGCTAAGTATACTTATTGGACTTCGATACTAGAGCGCTTGCGCATGTATCAAGAAAACTATGAGTTAAAAGCAGAGAAGAAGAAAGCAGAACTATATGAGCCTTCTCGGGTTGCCTTAATCAATCAAGGAGTAGCTAAACCTACAAAAGACCAGATTGAGGCACAGATTATGTTAGATGAAGACTATTACAAACTTAGACAGAGTATAGTTAACCTATCATTTAACGTGAGACAACTGCAATATATAGTTAAAGCTTTTGAACAAAGAAAAGACATGCTTATTCAGTATGGAGCAGACCTTCGTAGGGAATATGAGTATAGCCAAAAGGTTAGTATGCCAGACCCAATGAAAAATAAGGTAAATAATGGTTTCTCAGACTTTCAATGGAATTTAGAACAGTAAAATTAGTGATAAAAAAATAATATAATATAAAAAAAAATAGAAATGGAGAAATTTAAATGAATTTTCAAGAACAATTACAACAACAATTAAAACAACAAAATATTGGAGAACGTGAAGCAGTAGACTACCCATCAAATCATTTAAAACATAAAGAATTATACTTCCCTAAAGCAGAAAATGGTCAACCATCAACTCTATATGTACGTGTGTTACCTCCTGCAGTACCGGGAGAAAACTATAATGTTAGCGCTCGTGAGGCATTCTTAACAACTCGTAATCGTAATGGTAAAGATTTAAAGAGCAACTTTATCTTTTCAGAACACCCTAATGCAGAAGACATCTTAGAACAAGCTATGATTCGTTGGAACGCAGAAAATCGTGTACCAAACCCTTATAGCCGTAATACAAAACCTCGTCAACGTTACTACGTTAACGTAGTGCAGTTAATTATTAACCAACAAACAGGAGAAGTTAGCTACGAAACAGATTCTAATGGTCAGCTAATGGTTCGTTTACTTAAGTTACCACAAACAGCCTGCATGGCTATTAATGAGAGCTTAAGTAACCCAATGTTACGTCCACAGTTTTCACCTGATGTACCAGAAGAAGTAGCACAATACAGCTTCATCTCTTCTGCAGATGCGTTCCCTATTTCAATTACAAAACCACCACGTAGTAACAAACCTACTTCGTACAATGTACAAGTGATTAGTAATCGTAGCTTAGGTGCATTACCACAAGGTTGGGAAAACTTATTAGAAGACTTGAAATACCAAGCTACACCTTCTGTAGAGTACAATCGTGAGTTTATTGAGTACTTTATTGATGTAGTAGATGGGAAGGAACCTATTCATCAAGGAGCTCAAAGTCAAGGAACCCAAGCTCCACAATTTAATCAGCAACCAGTACAGCCTCAATTTAATCAACAGCCTGTACAACCACAATTTAACCAACAACCTGTACAACCAATGCAACAAAATACCGGTTGGTCGCCACAGCAAAGCCAACCACAACAGCCTGCTACAGGTTTTAATGCAACGAACATGGGAACACCTCCAAACATTAATGGAGGGTTTAACCAACAACCTGTACAACAACCTGTACAACAGCAACAACCGATGGGTTCTTTCAATGAACAACCAGTGACAGACCCTTCTACCATTTCTGATGCGGATATGCCTTTCAATATGCAGTCCATGCCTGATGTATCACCACAGCAAAATGCTGTACCTGAGCAACCTGTGACTAATACACCAGAGCCAGTCAGCCAACCAGTTGTTAACCAACAGCCAAATAACACACCTAGTGTAGACGACCTATTAGCAGGTATGGTAGGCAACGTTTAACAATAATGAAACAGTTAGGAGGGGCATACTGCCCCTTTTAATTCTGTGGTAACTATCCAAAATATTTAGTAGGAGTGAACAATATTGGCAAGAAAAAGAAAAAGTGAAGAAATAGATTTTGGAACTATCGATTTGACAAAAGAAGTAGGTCTAACTACATTTACGGACACGAAGTTCTCTAATGTATCAGACAGACTACCAACAATGATTCCACAGCTTGATTACATTTTAGGTGGAGGATTGCCATTTGGACGTATGGTCGAGGTCTTTGGTAAGAACTCTAGTGGTAAGTCCACTTTAGCAGTTCATCTGACAAAGGTAGCACAGATGCTAGATGTACCAACTGTATGGATTGACGTTGAGGGTACCGCAGACCCAGAACGCTTAGCAGAATTAGGAGTAGACTTTAGTGCAGGCGGGGTATTCATGGTAGAACCTAAACAGAACAAAGACGGTAGTAAGGATACAATCACGGTAGAACGTGTAGCAGAAGAGTTACAACGACTCCTACCAGTATTCAGTAAGCTCGGAAAACCTGTATTAATTATTTGGGACTCAGTAGCGCAAACAGCTTCTGAGAAAGAGTTAGAAAAAGGTGTAGGTAACCAACAGCCCGGAATTAAGGCAAAAGCAATGGCACAGTTTGCTCAAATCATTGCACCTTTAATGACAAATTCAAAAGCATTATTTATTGCTATTAACCAAGCACGTGACGAGCTAGGTAGTATGTTTGGTGGAGTAGACTCTCCCGGAGGACACGCTTTACACCACTGGGCTAGCTTACGGTTAGAAGTAGTTAAAGCAAGCCAGATTAAGAATAAAGAGCTAAACGCATTCGGTGCAGAGGAAGAGACCTATGTAGGACATATCCTGCGTGTTAAAACAGCAAAATCAAAAGTGTCCCGTCCTAACCAAAAAGCGGAAATGTACTTAATGTCCGACACAGGTCTGAACTTAGAGGAAAACATTTATCGTTCATGTTTTGCAACTAATAAGCAGTATGCCTTGATTAGTGGAGGCACATGGAAGTCTTATACAACGGATGCAGGACAAGAGATTAAATTTAATTCAGATAAAGCTTGGGTAGCTTATTTACGTTCAGAAGAGGGAAGACCTGTTCGAGACGAACTATTTGCTAAAATGATGGTACGCTCATTCCCACATCGTTATGCTCCATTTAATAATGAGGACGTGGATGTATGCAAAATTCCATTATATGAATTTACTAAAGAATATATGGAAAATCATAAGGAACAACCTAACCAAGCTACTAAAGAAGAAGTCCCCGAAACAGGAACAGATGTTTCAGATTTACTTAAACAGGTAGACTAACAGATAAGGGGGCATTTAGCCCCTTTATTAGCTATAAAGGAGAGGAACTTATTTTGCGCAAAGGACTAGCACCTAACCCATTTTTTGAAATATTAGAAAAACATCAAGACTCCTCTAAACGTACTATGACTATGAACAACAGTGGTACACCTAGTTCACTACAACCAATAAGAGACATGTTCTTAAAGGCAATGAGAGAAGGTAAGAGAGTCCTAATAGAGAACTCTGACTTAAGTAGTGCGAACTCTGTTGTTATAGAGATAGAATATGTAGGTAATCGTTGGTGTTTAGGTTACCAACGAGTCTTATTTTATGGTATGGAGTTAAAAATACCACACACTATCCACTTCTGCGATGTATATGGAGCCTATGGGCACGATGCTCAGAAGGTTAAGAGACAAGTTAAGGTAGTGTTTGAGGGGGACAACCCTTTTGAGTAGAGATGTTCAAAAAGAGGAAAAAGAAATACGTAATGGTAATCGGTTTATTACAGAGACTCATGGTAAAGGAGTGTTCCCTAGAGATGTAGACCGATTATACCATAAGTATAGTAACCTTAGATATAAAGTCTATAACACTCATAAAGACTCGTTCAATAGTGAGGCTTCACGTAAGGAGCTCAAGAGCTATATTGATGAGCAATTTATAAAGTTAACAAAAGAGTATGATATAAATGGAGAGGTAGACTTTCCGGGATATATTAAAAAAGCTCTGAATTTACGAGTAAGACACAGCTATGTAAAAGGACGGTTCCGAGATACCGCTAGAGAACGTCTAGGCACCCAAGATAATGAAGTAGAGTTATTGTTAGGGATTGACGATAGCTCTCAGGCAGATATTGAGGATGCAGAACTTATTGAATCGTTATTATCAAAAGCCAATTTTTCAGAAATTGAATTAGCAGTATTTCAGCAGTTAATTCAAGGAACAGTAAGGGATGCTCGTATTATTACTGAATTGTCAGAAAAATACGGGGTGTCTAAGAAAGCCGTAAAAGATGCTATAAAAAATGTTCGTGAGTTTGTCTTAATAAATTTAACAGATTAGAGTAATACCTCCTTTATGTCTGCTATATTAGCAGTAGAAACATAAAGGAGGTATTTTTTAGTGGAACAAAACAACACTGGCAAGTATGCACCATTTATTCGTTTAATTGTGATGGGAATCTCATTTGTGGCAACTGGTTTGACTACAATATTTGGTTGGGAACCTTTACCATTCACAGACGAACAAATGAACCAAGGTTTAATGTTAGTACTATCTGTAGGTCTTGCCATCTACAACTGGTACAAAAACAACGCTGTAACTTCTTATGGTAAAGCAAAAGAAGAAGCAGGAAAAGAAGTAGTCGGAACTAGACAAGACTTCAAAAACAGAGACTAAGTACGAGGGGTGTAACCCCTCCTTAGTTAATACAAAGGAGCTTCGACATGAAGATAGACGAGATAAGCAAATTAGAATTGCCTAATCTATTTGGAAAATTCCTTGTGGTAGAGACTATTTCGGATGGGTACACTGGAACCGTATCTGGTCACTATAACTACGAGATAGACCAAAAATCTGAGGAAACTTATATTTACCCTGTATTTTGGAATGATAAGCTTAACAAATTTATTAGGTCAGATGAATTAGTTGTATACACTAATAAAAATAAAGTATACTATGTTTGTAAAACAACTATAGACCCATATAATCATGCAGTAGTAGATGAGCTCACAGTAGAGGAAGGCATGGACAAAGACAAGCGTACCCTTCAAGCGTTTAAACTTTTTGTAAATGACCTATTCTCATTTGGTAGCTACAATATCTTTCTAACAGGTAACCTATCGTTAGAAAACAACCCTGATATTGTTCTAGTTAGCAGTGTATCATTAGACAAACAGACCGCTAAAATGTACACAGAACGGACATTAGAACTAACTGCTACGGTTTTACCAGAGGGAGCTACAAACAAAAAAGTTAGTTTCTCAGTAGATAAACCAGAACTTTTAGGGTTAACAGTCTCTGACAATAAAGCAACTGTCACAAGTAAAGATAAGGCAGGTACTGCAATTGTTACCGTAACTACTGAGGATGGAGAACACACTGATAAATGTACAGTTCAGATAGAGGAGTACATAAAAGTTACAGGAATTAATGTTAGTGGAGAATCTGCTTTAGAAAAAGGTAAGACATACAAATTTACTGCTAGTATTGTACCTGATAATGCAACGAATCCTAAATTTACTTGGTCTTCTAGTAGTGATACCATAGCTAGTGTTAATGCAAGCGGTGACGTTGTAGCTTTAGCATTAGGTGAAGCAGACATTATAGCAACAACTGAGGAAGGTAGTCATGTAGGTAAAGTACATGTTACCGTATCAGACCCAGAACCAGTAGAACCAACTGAATAACATAGAAAAGAGGAAAGAAAATGGCTAAAGAAATATTAAATATTGAAGACCTATTAAAACCAGAGACATTAGAAGTAGCGATAGATGGTAAATACCTTATTGTACCAACATTGTCAGATGGGTTTACAGGTACAGTAGCAGGCGGATATGCATATGCTGTTACAAAAAAAGGAACAGACTACACAGTTAATGAATTAATCTATAATCAAAAGGATAACACATTTAAACCTTCTGATGAACCAATTATTATAACTGATGATAATGAAATATTCTTCATTACTCGTACATTAGAAGACCCATATAACTACCCTGTAGTTGCTACAGAGAAACTTAAAACTAAAGATGTAAAAGAAAAACAAGTTTTACAAGCGTTCTTAGCATTTGCTGATGACAGATTTAAGCTAGGTGTTTACAATGTGTTCCTAGCAGATGAACCATTTGTATATGGGGACAAAACAGAATAGTTTCATTATAAGAGACCCGTTAAGGTCTCTTTTTTTTTTGTATATAGTGTTGACAATGTTGTAGTTTAGTTATATACTATACTTATACTGTATAAGGAGGTAACCACATGAACGACAATAAGGAAAAATGTATTAAACAAGGAATACGAGATACTTATAAAGGGTACGATATTTTATTAGATGAAGAGAATGGATTTTTCTATGTTAGCGTACTTGACCCAGATGGCAAAGAAATCATTAGTGGGTTTGTAGAGGCGGATAAACCTATTGAAGAATACTATAAAGAGCTCCTAGGTAAATGCGACCAAGATATATCGTTTAAAGACCTTTTAGGGTTCTTAAATGGACGTAGAGACACTGAACGTACAGACATACGTTTTTTAAAGAGAGACAGTGAGGTATAAGTAAATGACAAAGATAAAACTTATTACAAAAAAGAACACCCAAGGCTATGTCATGAACACCCTGCTACGTAGATTTTATAAAAATAATGTAGACGTAGAATTTCTTAATAAATTCAATTTACCTGATATTCATAACCACATAGGGGAGCATGATGCTGTTATCATAGTAGGGTTTCCTTTCTTTGAAAGCCAACGAGGTGCGTTAGACACGGCACTGTCATCTATGGACAACCCGTTTAGCAAGGTGTACCATTTAGCAACATTTGGGGACACCTATCGTAATGAAGGTAGCTTTCGTTCATTTGTAGACGAGGTTATAAGCCCCGTTGGTCATTTTGTAGAACTAATAATTGACCTAACTAAGTTCACTAACACAGGTACAAAAGAGGATGAACAAAATGTAGTGGCTCTTGCTAAAGAGGCATTAGTGTTTTCCAAAGATATTATAGAAGAGACAGACAACTACAATCGTTATGAAGTTACAGACAGAACTATCTCTTGGGTTCTTCTTGTAGATTTGCTTGGAGAGAACCTATATAAGGTGACAGAGCCTAGTAAAGAGCTAGACACCATTCTGAAAGAACAAGAAGTACTTGTAGATGCCTTGAACATAAATATGCAGGAATATGTGCTAAGAACAATAGGGAAGATGTCTGCAAACGTCATTAATGGAACAGTGGTTTGTTTCGGTTATGCAGAACAGTATGTTAACGAAGTAGCCCATAAATTAATTAATTTTTATAAGTCACATAACTATCAAAAAGTTATTGTCTTTATTGGTAGGCACACAAAAGGTGACGACATGTTTAGTGTAAGGAGCTATGGTATGAATGCCGGAGAGGTTGCCTATAAAGTTCATAATGGTAAAGGGAAAGACACAACGGCAACCGTCTTCTTAGGTAAACCTAGTGAAGCTGTAAATAACACACTGTTAAGTGTGCTTTCTGAAATCTTATAGTTTAACTTTGTGGTATAATAAAGATAGATAAATTTTGATAGGAGTGTAAATTTTTGAAAAACAACGAACCTTTAGAGAAGTTATTAGACAAATTAGATGAACCAAGAATTTTACAAACAATTATTATAGGTAGTTTACAACGGAGCTTTAATCGAGTACACGTTGGCAAATTTAATAAACTAGCACAGGAGTTTGACTTAGATAAGGAGAACCTGTATAGCTTAAAGGCACTAGTTAAGGAAATTGAAGAAGATAAAGAGCTACATGAACTTTACGAAGCTAGCATGGCAGGCAAAATTACGCTAGAGGCTGTTCGTAAAGTATTGTTACAAGATGATAAATCATCGTTTGATGTACTGTCTTCTTACGTAGTAGAAAATCAAGCAGTGCTAGCCCGTAACCGAGAGTTCGGTAAGTTACAACGTGAGGGAGCTTATCTTGACCATCTAATTAGTGGTTTGAAGACATACTTATTAACTGAACTAAAAGACATGTCTAGTTTAAAATATATCAATAAAAATTTAAAGGCACCGAAAGTATCCTCAGACCGAGAACTTATTCTGTGCCTATCTGATTGGCATATTGGTGCTTTTGTTAATAACATTGACACAGGGGGATACAACTTTGAAATCTTTAAAGAACGACTTGAAAAGTTATTAGAAGAAGTATTCCAAGTGGCTATGGAGCAGGATATTAAGAAAATTCATGTTTACCATATTGGGGATATTATTGAACACATTAATATGCGTAATGTTAACCAAGCATTTGAAGCAGAGTTCCCTGCTACGGAGCAGATTGCTAAAGGAATTAGAGTTCTTGCTGATACACTCAATTTACTAGCTAAGGCAGAATTTGAAGTGTCTTTCGGTATGGTTGGTGGTAACCACGACCGTTTCCAAGGTAACAAGAATGATAAAATTCATAATGATAATGTGGCTTATCTTGTAGTAGACCAACTTCATTTCTTACAAGAATTAGGGGCATTAAACAAAGATATTAAACTTGTAGACAACAGAAGTGACGTTTATAGTTTTAAAGATACAGTTGCAGGTAAACGTATTAAAGTAACTCATGGTGACACTGAGGGCAAAAAAGTGGATGTTAAAATCCCTAAACATATCAAAGATGAAGTTATTGACTATTTAATCATGGGGCATATCCATACAACACGTATTATTCAAGAAGACTTTTCAAGATTCCATGTGTATGTCGGCTCTCCTATGGGAGCAAACAACTACTCAGCAGAGAATAACTTGCCAACAACAAGCCCTGCACAGCTAATTATGGTATTAGACCCTGAGCGTGATACACCACAATTCATGCCAGTATTCTTATAGGAGGTACTCGTATGGAAGGTAATTTAGTTTATATTTTATTGGCTATTGCATACGTAGGTGAAGGCATAACTGCCTTTACTAATACTAAGCGTAAAGAAAGATACATGATTGAAGAAGGAGAGGCTCCTTTGCCACGTAGTTCTTATGTATTTTTAGGCATTAACTACCTTTTAAGAATAGCTATAGCAATTTCTCTTATCTTCATCATACCAACTAGCTTGCAACTTAACGTAACAGGTATTGCTTTGTTCACACTAATGGTATTTGTAGTTCCTTTTACAGCAAGAATTATTGAAGTTGTTATTAGAACTGCAATTGTTCGTTATGTTCAAAAACAATATATTAAGCAGTTAGAAGAACGAAAAGGTAAAAGAGAGACTAACTAGTCTCTTTTTTGCTATATTGAATAATGAGGTGACTAAGTATGAATTTTACAGAAGTAATAAGCCCTAATGGGGAGACATCATTAATAGATGTAAACAACCCACCAACATTAATCAGACGTGGGGTCTTATCTATTAAAACAAAGGTTAATAATGAAGTGAAGGAAACCCCTGTTTATATTGTTGAACTAGCTGAGGAGCTAACAGGTACTGATGTAGTATCTGTCTATAAAGTAAAAGAGATTGGAGACTCTATCCAAAAAGATTACATTGAAGAAAAAGTGACCCCTAGATTCAAAAGCACAACATATCTGGGTGAGCTAGCACAAAAGATTAAAGGACGGTCGATAAAGGAACAACGAAGAGTTGAAACAAAACCACCATTATTCCTAGCCCCAGTAGTTAATGGAATCGATACATTCACAGGAATCGAAGGTAAGGGTTTCTACGAACGTGAAGAAGACAGACATATTCTACTACCTGATGGAAAACCGGGCATAGCCTATGGAGATAATACAGGGGTTTTTATCGGTTTGAGCTCGATTAAGTGGGACAAGGCATATGTAGACGTGGAGTCTATAACAAAGGGTTATTTGTCACAGAAACAGATATGGTTTAACCTAGATGGTCAAAGACCACAATTTAGAAGTGAGACACTATAATGACAGATAAACAATTTTATGAGGCAGATATTCAAGAATTAATTTTAAATAAGCAAAGAATATTCGGGGATATAGGAAAGAGCGCTATTGTTTTTGAGAAAGCAATCATGCAAGGTAACACAATATGTGATTGCCTAGTCTTCACAGAAAAACGAGGGCTCATTGGCATAGAGATAAAAACTGAACGTGACTCGACAAAAAGATTAAATAAACAACTATCTGATTATGAAAAGGTGTGCGACTATGTATATGTATTATGCCACGATAACCATGTACCTAAAGTAGAGCAAATACTTGCTAGACATAATCATAAACACGTAGGTATCCTAGCTTACACAGAGTTCATGGGAGAGGCAATGTTAGGTGAGTATAAACAACCTAGCCGTTCCCCTAAAAAATCAGCTTATCATATGTTAAATATCTTGTGGAAAGAAGATTTAATAAGAATGCTTGGTACATTCAGACGGTATGGGGATAGGCTAGAAGCTAATGGAGCTAAGGTTATGAAAACAAACAGCCGTTCTGGTGGGGTATCTGGGCTCTATGTTAAATCTACAACTGCTAGAAGAATGACTAAACCTGAACTCATTAATAATTTAATAAATAGAGTAGGTGGTACCGAAGAGGCTACAAGAGTGTTCTGTGATGTGTTTATCCATAATAGGAATCACCCAGAGAAAGCAATTAAGTTAAGACATTTTAAAGCAAAAGAGAATAGGGGTGACCTAGATGGGGTTTAAAGGTGCAAAATATGGTTCTTGGAATACTGTAGTTGGTAAGAACTATGTAGGTACTGGGGGCAGAACAAGTGGTAGTAACACAAAACGGCTGTCCACAAAAGGCTACTACCAAGTAGGATTTGTTAAAGAATATCAGAACTTGACAGAAAAAGATATTATGTTAAAATTAGAGTATGGAAAAGACTTAGTGTCTAGCTACACTGGTGTACCTGCAGATATGATTAAGCTACGTAAAAAGAAAGAGGGGCAAACCCTAGCATCTTTAGACACAGTTTATTATGTTAGCATTGGTAAGGAACCTGTAGGTAAGCTGTCTATACGAGCTCAGAGACGTTTTAGAGAGGTAGGGTTAACATTTATATACCTAGAGAAGAACTACGTACAGAGGAAGCTTAGAGGCGGTAATGTACGTAGTGTAGGGTATACTAACGCAACCAAATCTCAGAAACGTAAAGCAGATAGACGGAAGAGCAATAAGTCTAAAACAACTAGATAGATGGAGGACTACTATGAGTATTTATGATGAGCTAATTGGTAAAAGTGTTATAGCCCTAGAATATGCGGAGGATGGATGTGAAGCAAGCCTTGTATTAAACGATGGGTCACGTCTAAAAGTGTCTTGTAACCCAGAGCCAGACTGTTGCGGGTATAATGATTTTGAGGTTATTCTTCCAGATGGTTTTGATTTCACAGATAACATTATTACAAAAGTTGAAGATAATAGTGAAGAATGTTATGGTTGTTCAACAGTTAGGATAGGCATTTTTACCAATGATGCACGGATAGTTATTGAAGGGGACTACGGAAGTGGTTCTGGGTGGAACTATGGAGAGTATGTAGACGTAGAAATTGTAAAATAATTTACTATTAGATGGAGGTAAGCTATGCTTAAAAAAGGGAAAGAAGTAACACTAAGAAAATTTTATAATATTATCACAGATAAGGAATCAGTATTGCTAGGGGCACGCTACACAAGCTCAATAATGACTACAGATATTCCTATTACAACAACTTTTGAAGATGTTGAGGTAGACCTTAAGAAAGAAACAGTTGCAGGAACTATTTCATTCAGACCAGTAGGAGAAAGACAGATTAATGCATTAAGTTTACTAAAAGAAGCAAGCACAGCTTATGGGGGTTATGGAGAGTTCCTAGATGATACTATTGAGAAACCTTTAATCAATAGTGATTTTGCAGTAGATGTTAGCCTAGCAGACTCTGCTTTCTCTAACCTACAAGAGATTCCATTTAACCTATATATGTCCTCTCCAAAAGTTTTTTATACAGAAGTATCAATTAGAGGGCGTAAACATATGCAATATGTATTGGAGGATGAGTCTTCTAGCGGTGTAACAAGTACGTTAGCACTGGTATTCCGTAAAAAATTGTATGATGGGGAAACATTGCTAGGTGTGCATACTTACACCGAAGCACTAGCAAGAGTAGAGGGAATTAAAGTATTACAGTTTATCGCAAACGGTTCTGTACTAGAACAAGTAATCGGTGCAGTGTCTGTTTTAGGAGGTAGCACAGGAACAACCTTGTTCCCTATGTTTGACGATATGGTAATGCAATTTGTGATGATTGAGTCTGTTCCTTGGGTGCATATTTCTTGTGATACAGGAGCAATTGCTTTTAAGGAGGAAGACATCCGCAATGTAACTATTAAGTCGGCTAGACCGGGAGAATATAAGGTGACTATCTACTTGCTAGACGAAAAAGTTACATTACTAATTGGATAAAATTTTAAAGGAAGTTGACAATATATGTTGACTTCCTTTTTTGTATGTGCTAAGATAACTACAGTTGAATAAAAAATAAACGGTATAGAGGGAGAGAATTAACATGGACTACAAAGAAAAGGTATATGTGGGAGCACTTACTTGGTTAGGTACTTTAGGAGAGAGACGATATTTAGGGCAAATGCGTGATGTATTAGCTGTGTATGAGCTAGGTAGCCGATACGCAGGGTACTACACAGAAGATAGCGACTACAATTATATGGTTGTGTACATGCCATCTCCTTATGATTTAATGTATCCTACAACAATTCATAAGCAAGAAACAGAAATTGATGGTAACAAAGTAGAAGTAAAATATATGTCTATCATGGAATATGTTTACCGTATTGAAAATGGAGATTTAGAGGCTTTACAAATGTTAAATGCCACAAGCTCCCAAAGTTTCTTCGGAGAGCCTATTGAAGGTATTGACAATAAGCGTACTCGTTTAGTTACGTATATGAAAGAACTAGAATACAGAAGAGAAACATTTACTTATTTAGCACCAGAGAAGTTGTTTAGAGGAATTAATGGTCGTATTAAAGCCACAAAAGCACGTATGGATAAGGCTATTGAGAATGACGATATGGGAGTAGCGGTAAAATGTGCTATCCTTATTCGTTATTTTATGGACTTATTAGTTGTGCTAGCGGACGGGGAATCTATTCGTGAAGGTCTCACGTTCTCTCCTATTATTGCAAATATCATTAGAGAGTTTAGGGAAGACTGTGAGTCAGCACAGGCTAAGACACTTATTAATACTGCACAAGTGCTATTAGAGGCGGATAGAGAAGAGATTTTAAATAGTATTAAAGACCATGGGTTATCAGATGGTTACGCTCAATCAGTTAGACAATATAGTTTAACAGGTCGATTGATAGATGTACTATTAGGAGGATATTATGATTAAGTTAGAACAAAATAAAGAAATCTTAGATATATTTAATAGAAAAGGAAAAGTAACAGATAAAGTAGAAGAATCTGCCAAAATTATGCTAGAATTAGACCACGATTATGACTTTGGTACAGGAGACATTGCTTATACAGAGCGTGGCACAGATAAGAAAGGACGTTTCTACCTAGAAAGTCACTTGTTTATCCATAAGATTATGCCTTATGGGTTCATCTTAAATGCGGTAGTAAGTAAAGTACACTATGGAGACCAAGAGGAGACCTTAGAACGAGAGGTATCTCGTGTATATGAGCTAGAATATAACCTACGAGATAAGGTAGCTGTGCTGATTAAGAATGGTAAACCACTAAACTTCTCAGAAAATAACATTAGTAACATGTTTTCTGGGCACGTAGCAAAGAATATTCTTGAACAATTAGATACAATGTCTGGTTCAGATATGTATGTGTCCGTGTATGAACGAGTTAGTCGGGTGAAAGACGAACAAATCGGTAAAGTATCTCGTTTCTTTGACCGATTGATGAAGTATAACAAGATTGAATTAATTTACAAGAGCGGTGTTCCTAAAGACTTTGCTTTGGCTTACGCTTATCGAGTAGTTGTTGTAGGTGAAGGGAAAAGTAGAAATAAATGGTATGAACCTATAAAGAATGTGAACTATTTAGACAAGGAACAAACAAATCCGACTAAGCACTTAGGTATCCCAAAGTCTATCTTCAAGATTATTTGTGAAGGCGGACTAGAGTGGACATTCTACCAAAAAATGGCTAGTCGTTTCCATAAGTCAGTGGATAACAGAAGTATTGTAAAAACCCCTGAATCTCCTACTGCTATGAAGAAGGCAGAGAAAGAGGTTGCTAAGCTACGACAAGCCTATGCTCGTTTTGGTGGGGTATTGTACAACCTTTATCAGTTTACTAAAGAACTAGACGAACAATATGGTATCTCTCGTAGTAAAGATATTATCCAAATAGAGTGGGAACCTATATACGACCATATTATTGCAGGAGTAGTTAACGATGAATATAACAGTACAACTACTTATGATATTTCTATGGTTGCAAACCTAGACTTCTATAGAACTGTTCGTTATCTCTACTATCAAGTATACGTTGAGCAAGGACTTACTTCACAAGCAGAGGCTAGGTACACATACAGAGACTACTTGAGAGCACACCATTATATGAATGCGGTACCTGTTAAGTACCCTAAAGCTCTTAAGACTGCTCATGACATTATTAATATGAATTACCGAACAATGAAAGATGAGGTATTGAATAATAACTTTGCAAGTAGCGTAGCTAAATATAAAGATTTAGAAGAAGTATCAGTTAGAGGTAACTATATTGTTAAAGTTCCTGATAGTGTGGAAGACTTAACTAAAGAAGGTTCTAGTTTACACCACTGTGTTGCTACTTATGCTCGTCAAGTGGCAGAAGGTTCTACTCGTATTTTGTTTATGAGAGACAAGCAAGAGCCAGACACTAGTCTAGTTACTTTTGAGGTAAAAAATAATAAACTAGTACAAGCAAGGGGACTAGCTAACCGTGAATTGACAAATAAGGAGCAAGAGTTCTTAGACAAATGGCTAGTCAAAGCAGAAATTGGTAAGTACTCATTTGTTTAAAAAGGTGAAATATGAGGTGTGTATAGACCAATTCACAATGAAAAAAGTACACTAAACAGTTGTTATTTCATTATTAGGTAAAACAACTTATTTTAGATAGCTGATATTGACCGACAAATATTTCATAATGATTTAGCTGTTAAAGTTACAAAAACCCTACTAATATGTGGGGTTTTTGCTTGTTTCAATTACATATGAAATTTTACAGATGTTCTGCTATATTAGTTACAGAAGCTAATAAAACAAAGGGTTTCGACCCTTAAAAATGATATTTCATATAATTAAAAGTTGAAGGAGTTTATAACTAAAATGGCTAAAAAAGAAGTGAATAACAGTTCAGTATTACTGAATCTATACAATAATAAATTGCTTGTATCTAAGGTAGACGAGGCGTTAGACGAGGGTAAACCATACGATTTCATTATTGCTTTTTGTAAAGAGAAGTTCGATTTTGAAATTAATAAACCCGCATTATCTAGGTACAAAGAGAAACGAAGAGAGTCTTTAGAAACAGGAGTAGACTTGGAATCACTACTTGACAAACGTAGAAAATCAGGTAAAATTATTGATATTAAGTCTAAAGAGGTAACACCACTTCCTAATGAAACATACGATAACACATTCGGGCAAGTGGAACAGATATACAATGATGTAGAGGTGTTAGACACAATCATACAAAAAGGTTTTAACTCTCTAAAAGAGGTAGACTATGTTGAAGCCCCACTTGCTATGAAAGCAATTGAAGTAAAAGCTAAGATAACAGCTAACCAGTTCCAAGGTCTAAGTCTAACAGGTTTAAGAGAGCTAAGATTAAGACAGTCTGCTAAAGAACAAGCAATGACTGAGATTATTCTACAGTTTATTCCAGAAGAACAGCATGAAGAGGTATTCAACGCAATTGAATCAGCAGAGAAAGAGTTCTATGAAAACTTAGATTTAACAGAGGAAGACCAAAGAATCACTAAAGCGTTGCAAGCATCAGGTATGGATATAATTTAGGAGGGTTATAATGGTTGAAAATTTGAGAGAGGTAAATTATAAAACGTTAACCTTAGAAGAAAGTTTACATGCATTACTTGAAGGGAAGACCCTTATTGTAAAAGGGCTAGAACAAAGACGTAAGTTAGATGTGCTAGTAAGGATTTTCTCAGAAGGTGTTGTACCTGTTACGCAGATAAGTTATGATACAACCCCTGCGGATGGTTATTGGAGAACAGGATATTGGCAGATATACGATTTGCCAATTAATGCCCTTAGCACATACCCATGTTTTATCTATGATGATTTAAATACGGATGAACTCCCTAAATTTATGATAGGGGACACTGTTTACTACACAAGTAAAGAGGACTCTATCAAAGATTCCGCCATTGTAATCAGTGTATACAAAGACGATGCTAACAATAAGTGGTACTACAAGTTAAGTAGAGATAACGAAATATATGCAGAGAGTGAGATTAGAAGAGACAGGTTGTAAGCCTGCCTCTTTTTTTTTAAATTTATTGTTGACAAATATCTATAACTTTGTTATAGTATAAATATCAAGGATATTGATAATAAATTTTGGAGGTGCCATGATGGCAAATATTTTAGACACATTAAAGTGGTTAGATAAAGGGGACAAAGTTACTATTGAATTTGATAAAGAGCGGTCGAAGTATGCAAAACTGACTTTGCACGATTCATCAGCTAAGACAAATATTGTCCGTAACATTGTTTTTTATGATTTAGACAAAGGAGTGTATGCTTACACTGGTGAATACACCCCTGTATGGGATAACTTATTAGATGATATGCGTAAGACACAAGGCGCAGAACCTGAAATTAAGACTACAAAAGTAAATCAGTTAGCTACCTATGAAGATGCCTTAAAGTTTATTGAAACAAATGGTACGTTTTATGTAATTGGTGAGGAAGTAATTGTTAAGGTTAAAGATGCAAAAGAGCTAGCATTGATGTTAATGTACTTTAGAGATGCTATTGAAGAACTAAGAGGAGAATACGACCCTAAAAAACATCATGTAGATATGACAATTGAATTATCAAAAGATGTTTTGAAAAAAATGGCAGTACCTAGACATGAATTAGACTTATCTTTAGGTGGCTTAATGAGAGCTGTATCACATAATGTTGGAGAAGACCTTTTTGAAACTCTTGGGTTTGACTACATGAAGCAAGCTTGGGAAGTCTTAGTTAATTGCTTGTCACTAGACACTATCCATGAGGTACCTTTCCGTGTGCTAGACGAATTAGAGAAAGTAACAGATAGCATGTCTACTACAGACCATATTGTTACCTTGTATGCCGGTAGAGAACTTAAAAAATTCTATTCAGAGGAAGAGTACTTTGATGTAATCACACACAATTTAGCTGATGTGATTATGGATTGGTCAACTATTTTTACTACAGCTGTTCTTAATAATACAGAAGATGATGAACACCTTAAAGAGTTACAGCTTAACTTTGAGAGATTCAAGTTAGATGTAGCAGAGGTTCTATTAGGTAATGTTGCAAGACATTTGCTATATGCAGGAGTTACCGATAGCTTTAACGAAGTTAACCATTATGTTGTCGGAGCAGGTAACCTGATTAGAACAGAAGGTTTGGTTAGAATAGAAGAATTAACTGGGACATTAGACGACTCTAAAGACGGAGATAGCTCTGAAACAGATAATAAAGAGTCATTAGATGACATCTTTACAAATACAGGTGATGATGGTGTTGAAGACTTTACAAAAGAAGTAGACGAGCTTGCCATGTTTGAGAACGAACATGCTGAGGAACTTTTGGAAGTCAATAACAAATTAAAAGATAATCAAGAGTTATTACGTAAAACTGTGGAGGCGATGGGTATGGCTTCTTACTCTACTATTGATTCATCATTTGAACAAGAGGAAGAAACAGATAGCAACCACACAGAGACTTGTGAGGATACCAGAGCTTTCCAAATGTTAAGCTATGCAGTACGTTCAGGAGACAAATTACTTGAACGTGTAGAGAATCACCCACAAACTGAAAAAGGGTTGAGAATGGCTAAAGATTCTCTAAAAGAGTTTGACCATACAGTTAAACCAGAATTAGAAGCTTATTTAAAAGCAGAAGAGTTAGCGGAAGACGTTGATAGACATGCAATTGTAACTACAATTATCCGTATCAAGGACACTATGGAAGCAGATATGGACGGCTGTACCGACCCAGTAGAGCAAGGTTTATTCTACGCAGGAAGCCTAAATATGTTAGAAGAAATGGAATCATTGTTACGGGCTAGCAATAGAGGTTATGGTTGGGACGTAACAGCTATCTATCTTATCTTGTCCATTGAACTAGCTTATGGGACTTACGGGTTGTCTGATTTAGACTTTACAATTAAAAATAAAGAGGAAACTCGTAAAGAAGAACAAGATGCAATTAATGGCATTGTAAACTTCTTAGCCAATCTTTTAAATACAGTACTAGAAGAAGAATCAGAATCAGAAGAAACAACTGTAGTAGTCGAAGAGGAAGAAGAGGGTAAGGATGACTTCTCACTATCTACAGAAGACACTGCTAAGCTATTGGCAGACTGGTCAAATGGTCTACCTACGTATGTCGTTACTCGTAAATACGGAATTAGTATGGGAGCTTTATACTCTATCTTATATGCAAATGGGGCAGACGTTAAATCTTCTAAAGTAGCAGAACGAGTGGCTCATGTGGAAAATGACAAAGATATGTTAAACGCAGTCATTCGAGACTACAAGAATGGTACTCGTTTAGTAGATATTTATACTAAATACAAATTATATAAAAATGGTTTGTTCTATCTTTTAGACAAATATCGAGTGCCACGTAGAGGTCGTACAAAGAAATAACAATGATTAAGGTAGTGGTGTTAAACTACTACCTAATCTTTTATTAGGGAGGAACTTACTTGATTCTTTTTATATTTAGCATTATTACAATGCTATCCATGTTCTTACTATATTTGTTTGGGATGGCTTCTGTAGCCCTAATTGAATTAGGGCTTCTTATAGGTAGTCAAAATGATATAACTAAAGGTGCACACTCTTTGCTTTTTACGGGTGTCGCACTTACTGTAGTCACCGAAATAACTAAGCAGTGTTTACTATTATTTTAAAAAAAATTGGAGGATTTAATATGTTGTTTTTTATTGTTTTAGCAGTATTTATAGGTGGTCTTGTTTTATGGGGAATGTATGATAGTTATGGGTACCTAGACTGGGCTTCATGGTTATTTAGTATTGTGGTAGGCTCTGCTGTAGCTGCTTTTTTCACACTAGCAGTGGTTGGAATTACTTTCGATGTTGCACCAAGTCATGGGGTAACGAAAAGCCATGAGCTACACCCTATCTATGAGAACAGTAAAGTAGTTGTAGAGGCTAAAAAAGAACAGTTTGAGATTAATGTAGATGGCGGTTTGGTAGCTATTGATGCAGAAGGTACTACTATACTATCTACTAAAGGAGAGATTAAACCTAAAATTGTGTTTACAGAGAACTATATAAACACCAACTGGTGGACTCGTTTCCTAGGTATAGCAGATAAGGTAAAAGACACCTCATCAGTTCTTTATTTAGACTCAGATACCTTAGTGTACAATAAGCCGGAAAAGAACAGTAGCGCACCAGATTTAAAAATTAAATAAATAATTTAGAAAAAGGGGCTTGCATAAAGTCTCTTTTTATGTTAATATGTATTTATAGATAGGAGGTAAGCAATATGTCTTATACGAAAAGAGCGTTAGAAGCTAGAGGATATGACTTTGACACAATGTCTATGCTAGAGAAGATGAATGCTTTACTAGAACTATTAGAAGAACCAGAATTTCAAGAACAGATGAGGAAAGAGTATGAAGAGTTCGCTAAGGAGTGTGCTACAAATGGAGAATGAAAAGTTAGAGTCTTACTTTATGAAAGAGATTGCACCTATTTTAGATGAAATAGAGATGAGTGAAGAATTGATAAAGGGAATGGAGAACAACAACCCATCCGATATGATTACAGTCTCTTTTTCCAAAGAAGAAGTAGACATACTCTTAGCAATGTTAGACCTTGAGTTACCTAGATTAGACAGTGGTTCTGAATTGTTTAGCCCTAATCTGGTAAGGGGAGCTAAACTACAATTAATTAAGAACAAGCTAACTTCAAAATGATTTCTCACTAGAATTAATTAGTTAGAAAAAAAATTAAATAAAACTATTGACAAATAACAAAAAATGATGTAAACTAAGTTTATAAGATAAAGAAGAGGAGAGATACACATGAATGAACAAAAGAAAGTATATGCAAAATTAACAGAGGACGAGGCAGTATTTGCTTGTGAACTAGGAGATAAAATTAAACAAATTAGAGAGAGCCAAGAGCTATCTCGATTAGAACTTGCAAAACGAGCAAAAGTAGACCACTCAACATTAATCTTAATTGAACAAGGTAAACGACTACCAACATTACGTATTATGATGAAGTTGAGCAAAGCACTACACCGAGAATTAGCTATTAGCTTTACAGATTAAGGAGGAGGTATCATGAGAGGGAGCCTAGAGTATTACAACTATTTGTACCAAACAATCGAAAATCGACCTACGGAGGAGCTAGATGTCCTTTATGATGGTCTTTATAAAAAAGCCGGTGACCTGTTTGCAATAGATAACTTCCAAGGAGTTAAAGAAGGCAGGCTAATTTTAAAAATATTAAAGGCTATTAGAGAAGAAATTAATAGTAGAATTGATGAAGAAATTGACATTTACTTGTATAATATCTATGACAGTGTATCAGATGAAGACAAACGAGTAAATTGGCTATATGAGGTGTAAGTATGTTTAGTGTTGTTAAAGCTGACAGCTATGTTAAATCAGACATAGAAATGTACGAATTTAAGAATGTAAAGAGTTTGGCATTGACTAAGAAAGAGAAAGAACTATGGTCAGGCAAAATTGCTAAATATGTTAATGAGTTTATTGTAAATGCTTATGGAGACTACCATGGTAATAAAATACCTGAAATAGATGTTGTAATCAATGGTAAGCTAAGAAGAACCCTAGGTTCTTTTGTCCAATTCACTAACACAAACATGCACTGTATAGAGATAAATGGTAGATTTGTTAAAGAAGTTATTCTATTACAAGAAACACCCTTAGCCCAAAGAGCGCTTGATATTTTAATGGATGTAGCCAGACATGAAGCTATCCACTATACACTTTGTTATTTAAATAGTTTAAGTGGGGGAGACCTACCAACGTTCAACTACCATGACGGTGGGGAAGACTTTGAAAAAGATTTATGTTTGACAGGAACTTCACCTAGTGGCGCTACGAAAGAAGAGTATATTTATAGTTCTTTTACACTAGGAGCCATCAGATGCCGACACCATAGTACTTGCCCTGAATGTGGGTTGGAAACATACATGTATACACGAGGACGGTACTACTGCCATAATGGGTGTGTAGGGGATAACGGTAGAAAAATTATATTTAAACCACAAGGTGATATTGCAATTTATATTGATGAGCCAAAATCTAAAGCTAAACCAAAAGTAGAAGAAGCTCTGAAAGACTATAAAGGAGCGTTAAAGCTACCTTATACAGGTACAGAAGAAATAAAATAAAAAAAAATAGTTAAATGTATTGACAAATAACAAAACATGATGTAAACTAAGTTTATAAGATAAAGAAGAGGAGAGATTTATTATGGCATACGTAACAAATATTGATGTAGTAGCAGATGGATTAGACTTATATAATGGGAACTATGTAGTAGAACGAGGGCAAGTAGTTACTTTTAAACTACATGTAGCGACATGGAACAATGAACCTACACCCGAAAATGCTTATGCGATTATTCGTAATAATGGGGTAGACTATAAGAGTAAAGTTGATGAATTTGGTAATGCAGAGGTTACCTTCCCAGTTAATGGTCGTCCTGACCAAGTAACAACTAGCATCTTTGCATTAACTTCTGGATATGAGGGAGATATGCCTCGTGTAATGTCAGCTATCTTTAGTGACGAAACAGAAATTAAACAAACTGTAATGAACGTTACAGCATCTATTAATGGGGAGCCAGTTAGCCGTGAAGGTGTATATTTAGAACGAGACCAAGTAGTCACTGTAGATGTTAAAGCAACATTATCTACAGGTAAGTTCTGGGAAGGTGCACAGGTAGGTGTGTACAATAACAACACGGAATACTTAGGTGACCTAGATGCAGATGGTTATGGCTCAGTAACTTTCCAAGTAAAAGGAAAACAAGGGATGGACACATCAGCTATCTACGTATTCGTTAAAGACCGTGAACGAGAAGCTACACTAACAGTTCCTGTGAAGTTCACTAATACTACTGTTACTACAGAAACTTCTACAGAAGAATCATCCACTGTTGATACGACTACAGGAACAGATGGGTCTTCTACTACGGATACAACCACTGCAGAAAGCTCTACAACTGATTCTACGTCTTCTACGGTAGATTCTACAGAAAGTTCAGTAGAAAGCTCTACAGAGCAAACAGTGACCAATGAAGACACTTCTACTGGTTCAGAGACAGTTGAAACTACAGAAACTTTCCAAGTAGCAGGCTACACAGATTCTGCTTCTAGTTCTACAGAGTCTAAGGAAGTTAAGGAAACTCATATTAGCACTACAGAACCTGCTAAAGAGTTACCATCTACAGGTACAGAGTTAGACTATGGGCTTGTTGGATTTGGTAGTGTAACATTAACAGTTGTAGTGGCGCTAGTAGTTAAAAAATTGTTGAATAAGTAAGAAACACAATATTGCGACCCTCATTAATTGGGGGTTGCAAATTATATTATTTTTTTTTAAATAAACCTATTGACATTTAACAAACTATAAGGTAAACTAAGTTCATAAGATAAAGGAGGGAAGCAAATGAGTCAAGTAAGCAAACATGGAGAAAAACGTGTACGTGAACGTGTAGGAGTGAATAAGAGCTCTGTAGACCGACAATTTTACTTAGCGTTAGAACGAGGCTACCGACAACATGAGCTAACAGGTCGTCTAAAGAAATGGGTAGTATCAAGAGTATTTAACTCTAAGTACCCTCAAACATGTATTTTATATAATGGTAAATGCTTTATTGTTAGCAGTGAAGGTACACTAGTTACTGTGTTAAACATCCCAAGTAATTTACTAAAAGATTTTGCAAAATTATCTAAGAAAAGAGGAAAATAAAATGGATATTATGGATATTGAGTTTTTAGAAGAACATAAACAATTAGTAAAAGAACATGTAGAAGCAGAACTGAAAGTAGCACATCCGCTTAAGAAGTTACAAGTAATGACAGACTGGTTGACGGATGCAAAAGACAACCTTTCTCAAGAAGATTTAGCATATTTTGAAGACTTGACAGAAACAGAGCTGATTGAAGCAATGGATGCTAGTGAAATCGTAGAGTTTTATTCAGATAACTTATTAGATTTTATTGACTACTACAATATTGATTTAACTGGTTTAGAGGAACAGCTAGGTGTGTAACTATGGATAAGGCTGAAAAGATAGATAACATTGTAAGACAGGTCACAGGAGCTATTATTAAAACAACTGTGAAAGTAGCTTTTATTGTTTTTGTTTTAACCTTTGCAGGTGTTTTAGTAGGTTACTATAGTTATTCATTTTTAACAAATGCAGGGTGGTTTGCCCTACCTATGGTGTTATCAATAGATTTGCTATATGTTGCAGTACTGTTAGGTGGGCTAGCTTATATATTTGTAGAGGTCTACAAAGTAATTTTAGAAGTGAAAAAGATAATTAAACGAGGAGGACAATTATGAATAAAAAAGTAGAGGAAATGGCAATGGAAGAAAAAGATAAAGCACTAATTGCAATGGGACTTATTGATGTAACGCAGGAGGCAGACTGGTTAGTGTTGGCTACTTGTGAAGACTGTGGAGAAGAGTATGAAGAAGAAGATTGCGCAGAGTGTGAACATTGTGGTGGAGAAGACTTTATGATTGAAACAGGACTAGAGGGCACTCGTTGTGGACGTTGTGATAGCTACTTTGATATGTGGGATGACTACTTTGAGTTTGAGAACGAAGGTAACCCATATAAAGATAAACATATCTGTGAACATTGTTATGAAGAACTAGTATCTATGGGAATGGAAGAGAAACTTTAAGATACTACTAAGAAGGAGACTTAATCATGAACGAATTAGAAGAACTTAAGAATACACTGACTAGACAAAAGCTTTCAATGTTGGAAAGTTACGAAATGAGAGAAGCATCATTTTGGGTAATGTTTAATGGGATACTGCGTGTTATCATGTCAGTAGCTGTAGTAGCCTTTGTGAGCTATGCTAAGCATGTAAGACCAGATAATGTAGCCACATGGTTTCTAGCTCTGATTTGGGTTATTTTTCTAGCAGAAGGTGCTAAAGGTGCTTATGATGCTATTGCATTCGGTATTCACCGCAAAAAATTTGCTAAACATATTAAAAATATGCGTGGGATAATCACAATCACACAACTACTTATTGAAGAAGACGAAGAGAAATTAAACGAGGGTAAACTAGATGAGTAAAGATGAGAAATTAGTTGAGTGGTTTGTAGTTATCTTAATGGTGATTATGTGGTTGCTTATCACGTTCAGTATCTTATACACAATAGCTACCTTACCTTTCATGGTACATGAAGGGGACTGGCTAGGGATTGTACGAAACGTACTACTAGACATTATAGTATTAGTAATCGGGGTAACCGCTACATGGTTGCAATTAAGATTTAAAAAAGGAATGGAGGAATAATTAATGGGATATTTAGAGAGTGCAATTGAAGAAATTGAACGAGTACTACTAGGAAATAAAAGCCGTGACACCGAAGAAGTTTATTTAAACAATGCAATTCGGTATATCAAAAAAGAGTTAAAGAAAAAAGAGGTAGAGCCAACGTGGTTAAATGAACCACAGACATTGTTCCTTAATTGGTTTAACGAATTATACGCAGTAGGTGGTTTAACTCATGTAACAGAAACAGTAGGTTTTTTAGAATCCACAGGAGGTAGAATGAAGTATCCAGAAGCATATTCTGCTTTCAGTAATTTAAGTGAGAATGAATTGCTTGAGGTTTACAGTAGCTTTTATACAGGGTTATTCTTAAAAGCACAAGGGGGTGAATTAGAATGAACTTTCATGGTAAAGTATTTCATGATAAAGTATTTGACATTCTTTCTCGTGATTACCCTGATTGGCAGAGGTATCAGACAGAGAAACGACCACATCCCAATGAGCTTAGAAAAGACTTTGCCATTGATAGTACAGATAGTAGATATGAAGAGTATGTTATGGGAGAGTTTAATGTAGAAACGGCTAGCGGAGATGTTAAAGTATACGCAGTAGGAATTAGAAGAGTAGTTCATAGTTAGGAGGTAGTTATAGTTAAATGACCAATTACTCAGAAGAACTAAAAAGTTTAGAGAAGGAGCTAGCTTGTTCTTTGAATGATATGTGGCACGCTAGTGTCGCTATGAACGAGAGTTACTATGCGGATTGTATAAAACGTTATGAAAAAATTTCAGTACGAATGGCTGAGGTAATACAGAAGGAAGCTGAGGAGGCAGGGGCACAGTGAAGAAGTATACAGAGAAGGATATTAAAGAAGGTATGAAACTACGTTGCACAGATGATAATGCTAATGTAAGCTATTGGGAGGCTGATAGAGTTTATAAGGTAACACGTGATAAAGACCTTGGCTTAGTTATCGCAGGGGAAGGCGTAAGAAGCCACAGAACCGTAGAGTTCATTGTAAGAGCATTAAATGGTGACGATGCAGTTAAATTTGAAGTTGTAGAGGAAAAACCTGTACGATTTGCTAAGGTAACTTGTGTATACCCTCCTGATAGAGGTCTTGTAGAGGTTGGGCATTGTTACAAAGTACTTAAAGAGTTCCCTGAGGGACGTGTGCGTATTTACCTTAATAGTAAACTAGGGAACCATGTGTTACTCCCAGACCAGTTTGTCTTTGTAGATGAGCCATCAAATGATGGAGAAAAAGACGTAGAAGAGCTAGATGTAGAAGCTAAGATTCTAGCTGATATTGAACAGCTAAAAACGGAGGCAGAGTGCCTATTCGCTAAGCGTGACCATGTAAATGAGCAAGCACTTAACTTAAATGCAAAAGCTCGTAAGTTAGAAGAATCTTTAGAGGTACTAAGGGAGTACATGTAGCTAAGTGTTTTTATGATTACATCTATTAAGGAGATGAGAGAATGATTTATTATATTAATTTTTTAGAAGATTTTGCATCAAGTTGGAGTGCAGATAAGCGTTATCGTGTTCGTAGAATTATGACAACTGGTAGCTACGCTATTATTGACAACTATGGTCATGTCAGATTCAGCAGTGACACAGCACGAGGTGTTCTTAAGAATATAGAGCAGGAGTATGCCACTAATAAGGTTGAGCTTACACTAGTAGAAGAAGAGGCAATGAATAAGCCTAGGTTTAAAGTAGGGGAACGAGTGAAGGTGTCTAATGATTTACAGGCATTCGGGGTAGAATATAAGACTCACATAACCTCTAAGATGATAGGCTGTGCAGGCAAGGAGGCTACTATTACACGTGTTTGGGGGAGTAACGTACGCTACTTTATTAACATCGATGGTATACACCAAGATTGGTGTTGGACGGAGGACATGTTAGATAAGATTGAAGAAGAACCTACACTATCTGTTAGATGTGTTGAGGCAGTTCACCCCTTTTGGAAAAAAGGTAAAGACTACGAGATAAACCTTACATCTGATGGTCGCTATCGGGTCTGGGATGATGAGGAAGATGGTAGCAGTGGCAAATCCATAAAAGAACTACTGGACGTTATTAATAGTAGCGGTAACAAATTTGAGCTACTAGATGAAACACCCTCAGAAGCAGAACCTAGACTAAACCATGACATGTCTGACTTAGAGAAGATAGAGGCTAAGATTACTGCATTGTCGGAAGAGTCTTATCAGTTGTTCGAGAAGAGTGAAGAGTTAAGTACTAGAGCAATTGAACTGCAGGATGAGTCAATAGCTTTAGAAGAAGCATTGTATACTATTAAACAATATTTATAGGAGGAGATTTAAATGGGAAAGCTTAAAATATCAGATAGGGATTTAGCTCAAGTAACCCATCTTCAATGTGGGTGGAGTGAAGAAGACTATTTCACTTATGGTGCGATATATAAAATTCAGATTGATAACTCTGGTGGGGGAACTACATTCTTTATTAATGACGATAATGGTAAAGTAGTTGAAACAGGGGATACACTATTTTGTTTAGTAGACAACTTACATGAGTATCATAATGTTGCGTTTCTAGGGGTAATCAGTAAACCACGTAGCTTAGAGGAACATAAGTCTGTTAGTGAGGATAAATATAAGTTAGATGTACAGATAATTGAGGGTAGCGACAACCTAAAGACATTTATAAAGGCGCTTGGAACTAACCAACGAATAGTATCTCATGAACTAGACCCTATGGATGGTTGTCACTATATCACTTATGAAACTAAACTAGGGGCTGTACGAGGAGCAACATTAGAAGATTTACTGTGGACGTTAACCTATGGGACAACTGTTACAGTGGAAGAGCGTAACAAGAAAACATATGCCTTACTAGGAAGTCACACGTTTAAATGGTCGTTGGAGGTAGATAGCTCAAGGCATGAAGGGGTGCTTGCACCTTTATTAGAGTGTAGAGTATTTAATTTAACTTTTAGTGCTAGTGGGAAGATTTATATTAGTATTTTGAAATAAGTTGTTGACAACTACTATAGTCCATGCTATAGTAGGTACATAGATAAAAAACAAACAATATTAGGAGGTAGCGTAGAGTGAAAGAAACAGAAAAGAAGTATAGCAGAGAGTATAAGGGGCTAGAATTTGAAATTATTATTACTTATTACCCTGAACAAGACATGTATTTTGTAATTGTAAGGAACGGACAGCACCGTACACTAACTAAGGTTACAGGGAAAGAGTGGGGAATGCGCCCTCATACAGAGGAAGCTGTTATTGAGGCGGCACTTGATACATGCTACACCTATATTGAAAATCAAGAAGCGCAAAAGAACTAGATTAAGGAGGAATTATGATGGTAGGGGACTTCATTTTATGGGTTAAACAAGCATGGAAAGAAACATTCTGTATTCATGACTACACGGTTAAAGGTGTATATAAAACATTAGATAGTCATGGGTACTTAAAGTGTAAAAAGTGTGGAAGAATTAAATAGGAGGACAACAACATGAACCAGAGACAGATTAAAAAACGAATGAAGAAAGTTTTAGCTATTTTAAATGAGGTAGAAGTTGTAGATTCAGATTACGATTCAGGTATGGTATTGTATGTAGACGTTGCGGATAACGAGCAGAATAGAGATATTATTAAAGAGGTATGTGGAATCTTAGGTCTTGATAAAGAGAAGTTTATTGCAGAGTGCAAAGAATCAAGACTCTATGAGGAAACATTGAATTTAGCAAGTTGTTGGCACTATCTTATGCAAAAAGAACCTAAAAAACTTACTATTTGGCATAGTGTTAGTAAAGGGTTCTCTTTAGAAAGATACAGTGAAGATTGAGTATTGTTACATGAGAAGTATTGGGCTGTCGCTATCAGATTTTATTTAAGGAGATGAAATACTAATGTTTAAAAAAGATAAAAAAGAAGAAAAGACTTATAGAGAAGGAGACCTTCTTAAGGCTGTAGGAGGTTATTATCCGGATGCTAGGTTGAGTTTGGGTATCACATATCCATTGTATAAAACCACCAATGAGGGTTGGTATATTATCAATAACGAAGGTAGTCGGGTAACCTTAATCGAAATGGATGCTTTAGGCATTGACTACGCTGTGATGGAAGAACCCTTATTAGAATTAAAAGAAGGAGACCCATTGCTAGTCGTGTCCGACCTTAAGAAAGGTGTTCGAGGCTTAGCAGGCGCAGAAGTACAGTGTTTAAACATTACCGGTGAAATGGCTTCACTAGCAGGTACAGTTGTTCATTATGATAAAGATATGAGCCATATTGCAAAGGGGCTGTTCACTGTTAAAGAGAACGATTCTTATTGGTGTGTAGCGATTGCTATTCCACTAAATAAAGTAGCTGACCCTGATTTTGCATTAGAGCATTTGCTTGCTACGTTAAATAAAAAAGCCTCTACTAAACGTCTGATATTGAATGAGATAAAATATGATTTAAACCTTCTTCACAAAGAGCTAGACGAGGTGTCCAACGAAGTAGAGAAGCTAACAAAAAACATTGAAACAATCTATAATAACAGATAGGGGAGCATCCAGATGAGCACACATAGTGATTTAGAGAAAGCACTAAAGGAAGCTGTCACAGTAAATAAGAACCCTGATTTTTATCAATTAGCAGTAGGTGGTAAAGTTATTTATAATGAAGAAGTAATGGAGATTGCTAAGGCTTTTTCTAATAAGAATATCGACCATTACCTATTGAACACACGAGATAACAAACAAGTATGCGTACCAGTGTATGCTACAAAACCTTACACTACCCAAGTAGCAGGTCTTAAACTAGGTGATGTCCTAGATGCTATGCACATTATGACAACTGTAACGTTAAGAGCAGTGAACAAGCACGGGTTTGTTGTTGATAAGGATATTATTAAATGCTTAGTAGATGACATCCCAGAAAATGCACTTATTGTTACTAGTGAGGTGTCCAGTATTCAACCAGAGGATTTTGGTGAGGTAACTATTGACTATTATGTTTAACTATGTTAGGATAGACTTAAGATAGGATAGGATAAACTTAGGATGCACTTTTGTTTAGGATAGGCTTAGGATAAGATAGGATACAAGATAGGATAAACTTAGGATAGACTTATGATGCACTTTGGTTTAGGATAGGATGGAGGGTATAACTATGAGTTACGTTAATGAGTTTGAAACAATTGGAGATTGGTTAGATAGAGAAATTTATGATGTGTTACTAAGAGATGGTCATGATATTGACGAATTAGATAATTGGGGAATGGCTTTGTCTGCCTTAAGTGAAGGTTACGTTCTAACAGATGGACCTGATAAACCATTCCTAGAGTTAACTAGAGAAGACCTAGTAGCAGGCTACAACCACTTTAAAGAAGAACTGAATGGGTGGTTACGAGGAGGTAAACTGCTAGAAGTCTCTGATAACTTATCTACAATTCAAGGGTTCAGTTTTGACCATGACGATGTTTTATTCTTAGAGGATAACAACAAAGCTTATGCAATGCTAGTAGGTATTATCATTGAAGCAAGAGACACATATAAAAATGGTTTCTGTAAGGGTCACTATGTAATACCTTACCAAGATTGAGTTAGCCTCATGGCTAGCTTTTTCTTTTACCTTAAGTAGCAGGCTACAAAATCTCCTAAGTAGCTGGCTACAAACGAAAAATCCTCTAAGTAGCAGGTTGCAAAATGAGAAATCCCCTAAGTAGCAGGCTACAAAATCCGGATGCGCCCGGCTAGCGGTGGAGAGCCAAGCCATGCGGGTTCACCTTAATAGCTACCGTCCCCAGATTGTCGGTTTTCTCCCTTTATATAGTAAGAAAAATTATTTAAAAAAAAAATGAACTTTTCTATTGACAAAAAACAAAAGCTAGTATAATATAGAGCGTGTAAGGAACAACAACAATAAAAAAAATAAAGATAAAGGGGCGCTATTAAAATGAACAAGTATAAATTTACCTATGCAGATATTAAAAACCTACCAGAGGAAGAAAAAGAAAAAGAATTAAAAAATCGGTGTGGTGTTTTAGCGGTAGAATGCTTAAGCACTAAACAGCTACAAAAGAAAAAACCTCGATTTATGGTTTTCTTAAATACTGTTATTTTTGACAGTACCGCAGAAACAGGCGGACAATACGCAACGGCAACCGTTAAAACCGAACCGATAGGGGACGGACGTTTTCGAGTGTGTGACGGTTGGGGACAGCTTTCTAATGGAATTATTGAACTGTTAAAATAATTTATAAAAAACTATTGACAAATAACAAAAGATAAACTACAATAAACTTGTCAGATAAAGAAAGGAAGTTATAAACATGTTTAAAAGATTAGAAGAGTACCGCAAAAATTTATCTAATGAAGAACTTAAAATTTTCAACAATACAATGAAGCTATTAAATGATAATAAGACAGACTTTCAAGAAAGAACAAAAAATTTTGATAAAGAACTACAATATACAGAGCTAGAAAATGAAAAAGAAAAAATTTTGATAGTATTAGACACTATTCGAGTGAGTAACGAAAATTACAAGAATGTTATATCTKMWAACTTATATCATTCTATTAAAGAAATGACAATTATTTTTTGAGTTACTTTATAACTTATAGAAAAAAAATTAATCAAAACTATTGACAAAAAACAAAAGATAGTGTATTATAAATTTATAAGATAAAGAAAGGAAGTTATGAACATGAATGAATTAGAAGCAGTGAAAGAATGGGATAATAAAATTGAGGAACAACAAGAAGTGCTAAACAAGGTTATTGTTACTTTTTATAAAGAAATCGATTTAAAGGTTAAAATGGTAAACCGTGGTTTGCTAGGGCAGTTATCAGCTTTTAACGAACTAAAAGGAATGCTATCAGGTATCGAGCTAACAGCAAAGGTTATTGCACCTGATAACGTGCTACCTATTACAACCCACAACTTTTTAGAGCATTTATTTTTAGGAGATAACGAACAACGAGCATATGCAAAAGAATACCTAGACGGCTTTTTAAAATCAGTAGAATAAGGGGAGGAAAATTTTCCTCCTTTACATAAAAAAAAGATTGACAAGTTAAAAGAACCATGATAACATATAAATGTAAACAAGGGAGGGGCTTTATATGATGAACGGACTAAAAAGACTTATGAAAGCTAAACGATACAAGAAAGAAGTAAAAGAAGTTATCACTATACAAAAGAAAGCAATAAACGAACTAGAAACATTAAATAAAAATTTAAAATTAATTAATCAAAACTATTGACAAATAACAAAAGATAAACTATAATAGGTTTATAAGATAAAGAGAGGAAGTTATAGACATGACAGAACAACAATTTAAAAAAGAACATTTATTAGAACCAACAGAATGGCGTAGTGGGGGCTACTTAGACACTAGTTTAATCGACCAATCACAATCTTATTATATTGAGTCACGTCCGAGAGTTTACGGCGGGTGTTACGTTTATCAGTATGTTACAATGAAAGACGGCACGGTTTACGAGCTTTACAGCATGACGGCAAGCACTAGAGGAATTGTTGCACATAACTGCCACGCTAGAAACGTATTACAAAGAGATGTAAAACAATACAGAGAAAGCGCCATTCATTACTAGGGAGGGTTAACCTCCTTTACATAGAAAAAAATTGTTTTATCTATTGACAAATAACAATAACTATTGTATACTTAATTCATAAGATAAAGAAAGGAAGTTTTAAATATGAAATTATCTGATATTATTCTAGTGGGGTTGCTTGTTAGCGTTGTACTACTTTGGGGCTACCTTAGCATTATGATTTGCTTACAAGTTTTTAGAGCGTTAGGCGGTTGGGATATTAGAACGTTGACGGTTTGCAGTGGTTTGCTATTTGCCTATGTTTTCGGTTTAAAAGGAATTTGGGAACAAGGGACAGGGAAAAACAAATAAAAAAAATTAATCAAAACTATTGACAAAAAACAAAAGATAGTGTATTATAAATTTATAAGATAAAGAGAGGAAGTTATTGACATGACAGAATTAGAATGTATTTACGACAGTAGAAAGAGCTTTTATGGAAAAGCTAACCTAGTAGAAGAGGAGAACGGTATTTCTCTTTATTCATACGATACAAAAGTTGCGACAATTTACACTAATGGACTAGCAAAGGTTTTCGGTACGTACTCACAGACAACATTGCGACATATTAAGGAATTTTTTAAGCAAAACGGACTAAAAGCAGACACTAAAAAACAAATTGAAAAAGATTATCTATAATAGTTGACAAAAAACAATAACTAGTGTATTATAGACTTATAGAGATAAGAAAGGAAGTTGTTTACTATGTTAAAAATCACAAAAGAAATTACTTTGGGAGAGTTTAAGGCTTGGGAAGGCGGGAAAGACCGACTAGAAAAAATTAAAGAATTGGATATTTTAGATGAAGCACAGCAAGAAATCGAGTTGATGATTGAGGGGGCGGAAGAGGTAACAGAAACGACTATAAACGATATTTTATGGTTTGAGATGGACGAGTTTATTGCACAATTTGAGGAAGAAGAGGAAGAAGAATAGAAAAACAGGGAGGGGCTTCCTCCCTTTACATAGACTAGGGGGGCTTGAGATGACGACAGAGGAGAAAGCACTAAACATTGCAGAGAATAGAGGTATAACAGATTATAAAGTTAAAGGGAACGTATTAAGCTATTATACTAGTTATCCAATGGAAAAATGCACATACCTTGTAACTATTGACATTGAAACGCTAGAAGAAGAAAGAAAAGAACTCAAAAAATATTATAAAAAAGGCTTGCAAAATGCTTGCTTATAACCTATAATATAAAGAGAGGTGGCGGTTACTATTAATAATAGAATAAAAAAATTGCAATATGAAAGAATCAGAAAGCTAGAAAAGAGAAAAAGAGGTGAACCACCTGAATTTATTTTCAACGGTAATTATTCATTGGAAGAAATAGAGCTATTCTTGCATTTTAGAAAAAAAAGTGAGGGTAAAAAATGAGCGTGGTGGCTTTGCTTGGTTTACTTGTAAAAATTACATTTATTTTTAAATTGTTAGCAGATAAAAAAAATTAAAAAAAACTATTGACAAATAACAATAACTATTGTATACTTAATTCATAAGATAAAGAAAGGAATGGTAAAGATGACAAAAACAGAACTACAATATAAAAAAGCAATTGGGGTTGCAATCTTTGCAACAAGTGAAGAGGATAAAAAGCAACTAGGCAACGTGGCACCATTCAGTATTTATGAGATTTTAGAAATTGACTTAAATAAAAATCGGGTATACTATGCTTTAAACTGTGGGGAACGGCATGCAGTGTGCTTTACTAAACTACGTAAGGAAGAAGAAACAGGGGACAATTTTATTTTAATCAATAAACAACCTTTTTTCTTAAAAGACATACACAAGGGTTTGACTTGGTCAAAAAGTTTATAAAAAAAACTATTGACAAATAACAACAACTAGTGTATTATAAATTTATAAGATAAAGAGAGGAAGTTATAAACATGACAAAAGAAAACAATGTATTTTTAAATGAAAAAGAACTAATGAAAGAAATTATCGAAACTTTGGAAAATGGTTTTGATGGTTGTTACTGCGACTTGCACAATGAAGTTTTTAACTATGGTACAAATACAGATACCGAGGAATTAGAAGAATATGGAATTTTTAACGCAATCGGAGAAATTCAGGAATACGAAGAGGAACACTTCGGCGCAACTCTAACAGACCTCGGGAACGCTTCGGCAGTTGCTGATATGCTTTACTATATTAAAGGTCACGAGTTTTTATTTGATAGATTAGATTTTAATGATGTTTTAGCAGACGTTGCAGAGGGGCTAAAATTAGATAAAGACTTATGGAACGAGGAAGCCACCGAGGAAGTGAACAAGGCTATTATTAAATGCTTAAAAAGAGAAGTGCCTTGGTTAGTAGATTAGTATAAATAGGAGGGTTAACCTCCTTTACATAGAAAAAATATAAAATAAGGGAAGTGCTAAACATGGAAACATTAGAGAATTTCGGTTATACATGGCAAGGAATGAAAGAAGTTACAAAAGAAGAAGCAGAGAAAAACGTTAAAAACGGGGTTGACACTTTTCTATTATATCCAGATAATACCGAGAGTTTAGTTATATCCTTAGATGAATTGGAAACAGAGGGGGTACGCTTTGGGGTTGAAAAGCCCGTGCAATTACTATTTAAGGTATCTAACAGTTACCACAATACAGAAGAAGTTTACTACGGGGAAAACGTGGAAGAGATAGAAAAGAAGTTGCATGACTCACTAGAAATAACAGCCGAAAACCTAACGGGGCAAGAAATAGAGGAAGATTGGGAAAACTACTATAAAACATATGAGGAAGCTTGGGAAGCAACTTACAATGGTATTCTATCACAGTTAAAAAGTGAATGCACTATTGAAAAAATGTAAAAAAAAGTTTAAAAAAGTTATTGACAAAAAACAAAGCATAGTGTATTATAGGTTTATAAGATAAAGAGAGGAAGTTATAAACATGAAACTAACAGAAAAAGAACTAAACACAATTTTAAGAGATGATGAAACAGGGAACGGGGGAACGGCTTTCTTAGGTGAAACACTAGCCGACTTCCTAGAAGAATCAGGTATTGACTTTACAAACCTAACTATTTTAGAAGTAAATGAATTACTAGAAAATAATGGAATTGAACCAATTGAGGTAACACCATGTTAAAAAATATCAAAAAATCAGATAAACTCACTAGAAAAGATGTACAAGGCTTTTGGGGAGATGAAACAAAAACATTAGAAGAATGGTATAAGTCAATTTCAAAAGAATCAGACACCGAAAAAGTAGAAACTGCTAAAATGATTAATACATTGAAAGAATATGCAAATAACAACGAATTTCATTTCGTAAAAGGGTAGTAACAAACACTATTAAGGAGGAACAAGAAGAATGGAACAACTAAAAGGGCTAACAATTAGAGAATTGATTAAGAAACTAGAAGAAGTGCCAGAAGAAAATAAGGACTTGCCTATTTATACTTTTGAAAATGGAAACTCTTTGCCTATTAAAGATATTTCATTATATGATGAAAATGCTAAACACTCACAAGAAAACCCGTTAAGTTTTGATGTAATCAGATAAGGAGGGGTAAAGATGAATAGTTTTATGAATAAACAAGCTAAACAGGTAAAAAGAAGCAAAGAAATAAAACTAGTGGAAGAAGTAAGAAGAGAAAACGTAAAGAAACGCTTTTCAGAGGAAGTTAGAAAGTACCTAGAAAAAGGGTATACAATCAGGTTAGAAAATAAAGTTTTTCCATTTGCTTTAATATCTATTGACCTAGAAAAAGGGGAAAAGGTTATCAGTCTTATTCTTGTGAATGAGTATGATGGACTAGCAAACTATACTGTAATGAAAAAGGTTACCTTAAGAGAAAAAGGGAATAGAGCTATCCTAAAAAGAACGCTAACGGATAAAGATGTAAAGGTGATAAGTGTGTGGAAAGGAATATAAAAGAATGAGCGTATACAGTTTAAAATTACTAGCAATCTTAGGGATAGTATTATTCTTTTCAGTTATCGGAATAGTGTACGATAATAAACAGGACGAAAAGAAATAAATATATAAAGAGGTAAAGGACTATAGAGCTATAGAACTATAAAACTATATACACTTATAGGGGAAGAGATAGAGGGAGGGGAGGAGGTAAAGGGATAAGAGAATCAGATAGCCACATAATAAGTAAGGGTAAGAGTGTAAAGGAATAGAGAGAGAGGGAGAGAAAAGGAAAGAGGGAAAAGAAAGAAAAAAAGTTGTTTACCTATATACTTATACACCTATGTACCTATATACAGATAGCCCCTAACAAGCAATAGTAAGGGAATAAAGGAATAAGAGAGGGAGGGAAAGGAGAGAGGAAAAAGGAAAAAAAGTTGTTTACCTGAGATTTTAAAGAATCGACTTCACCAGAAACCCGACAAGGGGGCGCATAAGTCTATTTCAAAATAATCTGAAATAAGTATAGTTATTACTGTTTATATACGATTATCCTTAAATATCTGAAAATAGGGGCGTTTATTCGATTATATAGTTAGCTATCTTATACTATTAATCATCTAGCCTATTACTGCATTCATTGCTATTGTATTCTATATAGGGGGCGCTTATATCGTTTATAGTGTAATTATGAGGGGAACGACTAGGAACGCTTATACGGGCTTATAGGGGGCTTTAAATGCATAGGCTATTTATACATATATTAGAATACACAAGGAGGAGGGGCAGAAAGTTAGTAGATTAGACTGTTAAAAACAAACGGGGGACAGATGCACATTGTTATTTTACTGATTGGGCTAGGTTAACTAGCTAAAATAAGAATGCTATTGTAGCAACGTTTATAAGAAATAGGGGTGTACTTTTCCCCTAGGGAGATTTTAAAAGGGTATAAAATTCTTTTGTTATTTAATAAAAAAGTTCATCTTAGCTATTGACTTTTAACAATAACTATTGTATAGTTAACTTGTAAGATAAAGAGAGGGGAGAACTTAGAAATGAAATTAAAAGAATTTATCAAACTAGCAGAATCAAAAGGCGCTACATTAGAGGCATATAACGAGCTAGGGGGCTATGAGCTAACTAGAGGAGATATAGTAGACCAGAATCCCGTTTTAATTGCTTATATGCAAGGGACTCACAGCGTAGAAATATCAAACGAGGAACTAGAAAACAAGGAGTTAACAGAGCTAGCGTTTGTCTATAAAAATGCAAGTTTTATTTATCCAAACGAAAAAGAATTATTGTCAGGACTAGGACTATAGCACAACGGCGTATAAAGCCCGTAACTAAGTTTTAACGGGCTTTATATATAAATACATTATGAGGGCTTATGAGGGGGACTAATAAGAATGCTAGAAGTAGGCAAATTTGTACGAGGTAACAACGGCGCAAGAACTTGGACAGGTCAGATTGTAAGTATAGACAGACTAGCGGGGGAGTATCGTGTGCGTGACGTTGTAACAGGTATATACTTTTATGTATCTTGTAGCGCTGTTTATGAATGCGCTAGACCATAAAACATTTAATAAAAAATTTTCATCTTATCTATTGACTTTTAACAATAACTATTATACAATAGGTTTATAAGATAATAGGAGGGGTTGCAGTGGACACAGTAACAGATATTATTAATGTTTTAGGCATTATTAAACAGGACATAGAATATAAGGAAGAGCGTATAAAGGAACTAGAGGGGCAAGGGAAACAGGAACGAGCAGAGCTACTGAAAGCAGAAGTAAAAGGAATGAGGGAAGTTGTTCAGGACGTAGAACAAGCATTATAAAAAAATTTCATCTTTTCTATTGACAAATAACAAACTATATTGTATACTAGGTTTATCAGATAGAGAGAGGAAGTTACAAACATGGAATATAACACATTAGACGAATTACTAGAAGAGGAATACGACACACTAGACGAATTGCTAGACAGTGAAGAATTTAAAAAACAAATGAACAACCTTAATCACGTCCCACAAATGCAACCGCAAAGCCATAACAGCAATACGCTAGCAGACACGGGGCGCTATCCTGAAAAATAAAATTGAAAAAAGGGGTTGACAAGTTCAGCCCCTAATGATATACTAGGTTTATCAGATAGAGAGGGAGGAATTTCATAATGACAAAAGAACAGATTAACGCAGAAGTGAAACAACAAGAAATGCTTGGTAATAAATTAGAAGTAATTCAGTTAGGTAATGATATTTACATGTATATTAACGGTGAATCATACAAAACAACCGAATTAATTTAAAAAATTTCATCTTATCTATTGACAAATAACAATAACTAGTATATAATAGGTTTATAAGATAAAGAGAGGGAGTTATTAATATGACAATCGAACAAGTGAAAGACTACGGCAAACAATACGGAAAAGAGCTATCAACTGAGGAAGTAAAAGAATTTTTTGAGAAACACAACGACATGCCTTCACTAATGGACTTAGCAAAGTTTTGCGGGGCAATGAACGAGGACGGAACAAAAAATTAAAAAAAAGTTATTGACAAATAACAACATATAGTGTAGTATAATAAGTGTAAGAGGGAAAGGGTTAAACCTAACAGGAAAATGAGTACTTCTTTCTTACACAATACATATCAGATAAAGAGAGGAAGTTATTACTATGACGCCAGAACTAGCAGAAATGAACCTAACTAAAAATGATAGCCCATTTTCGTTTATTAATGAATCAGGTGTTTTCATTGAACCGATTAAGAACCCGTTTTCTTGTGAGGGTACTTATTTACAAGCTTGTAAGGACGTAGCGGGAGAGCTAGAAACAAATAAAGAGGTAGGGAACGAAATCGACAACTATTTAAAAATGCAGAATTGGCTAAATAAGTTAGCATATGAATATATTTAAAAAGTTTCATCTTTTCTATTGACAAATAACAACAATTAGTATAATATAATAGGTGTAAGAGAGAGGGAGGAATTTCATAATGAAATCAATTATCATCAAACAAATCAAGGACGGTTACAAAGGCATTTTAGAACGTAGGAACAACGGTTGGGCAGATGAGGAACTAAACAGCTACACAACAGGCGTAAGCAATACACTATTCGAGCTTATAAACGACTTACAAGACAATGGTGTTATCAGTGAAGAGGAAGCCGAAGAAATCGAAGAAGTATTTTCAAACACTATCGATATATTAAATTTTTAAATAAAGTTATTGACAAAAAACAATAACTAGTGTAGTATAATAAGTGTAAGGAGGAATAAACCTCTTTACACCACACAACAGAAAGGAAGTTTTTACTATGACAGAATTTGCTAATATGAATAAAGAAGAGGTACTAGAATTACTTAATGATTGGTTTGGTGTTAGTGACTATGATACACTGATGGAAGAGTTAGGGGAGATGAAACAAGTTACCTTTACAGGTAGCACAAACAAACCTTTATTAGGTGGTAACAATGACTTAATCGGTTTACCTCAATTCTTTAAAAATAACGAAGCAGAATCAGAGTTCCCAACTTATGAAGAGTTACTAGAGGAACTAGAGAAAGATACATGGAATCTTGAAGCAGAGGACAATACGTATAATTATAGCGGTTTCTTAGAACGTGATATGGACTTTAAAACTATTCAGGCAGAAAATTCAGACACGACTATTGCATTCTTTGCAATCCATACGGGGGTAGATGTGAGGGCGGGCTACTCAAAAGCAATCCCAGTTATCTTTGAAACTTATTACGATTTTCAAGAGTTCCTAGGTAACTACTTTTATAGTCAAGGTTACTATGCTTTTAAACACGACAACAAGGAATATACAATCAGTTTAGATGTTTCGGCTACCTCGGAATATGTACGAATCTATATAACTGACGATAACAACGAGGAATTACAACTAGACTACGAACAAGAAACTTGTATGGACTTAGACAAAGAGAGCGTAGCAGAGTACCTAACTAGCCAAGGAATTGAGTTTAAAGACTTGAAACCTGCATTATAACATATAAGGCACTAGGGAGCTTATACAATAGAGCTACAAGCTTCCTAGTGTAATTATAAGGTAAATAACTAGAAACGCTTATACGAAAGAATAGGGGGCTTTAAAATGAAGTTTAAACGAGCAATCGAGGAATTGAAAGAGGAAGAGGGCATCACCTTAGAACAAGAATATACAGGGGGGTACACAGTCAATAACTCGTATTTCATCTTAGAGGTATCACATTATAGCGAATACGATGGAGAATACAATAACGAGGAACTAGAGGACTGCCATTTACATGAACTTGTATTCAGATATAGAGAGGAACAAGCATACAAGAGCGGGTATTGCGCACTGCTAGAATTGTTGAGCTAATCTATTGACAAATAACAATAACTAGTGTAGTATATTAAATGTAAGATGAATAAGAAAGAGAGTGATTGGGATGAGTAGAAAGTATAGAGGTTTTGAAACAGCATTCACAAAAGACGGCGTTTGTGTATACGTGATTAAAGATGACAAGGAAAAGGGCACGGCACTTGTAAGAGATACCAGAGGAGGGGACGAGTACACGGTAGCTAATGAGGGTATGATATATACAAAAGACATGGAAAGCATAGACGTATAGGTGCCTTGGTAGGCTTATAAAGATAAGGAGGTAACACACATGTATAATACATCTAACATCGTATATAAGGATAAAGATTTTTGGATATTAAGCACACCATCTAACTATGAACTATATAAAATAGGTTGCACACATAGTAAGCGGGTTGGGCTTGTAAGTAAAAAGTTAGGACTTGAAAGAGCTATTCAGAATCTTAATATCCTACATCGAAAGAACTGAATTTAAATTTGCCACTGAGGGAGACTTGATGGTTTTCCTCAGTATGGTAGGCTTGTTTTACGATTGACCTCCCCCCGTGGTTTTTTGACCGTACTTTGGGGGTGGGGCTATTTGCCTACCCCGACCCTAGGGTACAAATTTTTTCTAGGAAAATTATTTTTTATATATTTAGAAAGTCAACACCCTACATATAAAGTCAACATAAGGGCTCACCCTAGGGCTCCTATATAGGCTCACCTAAATACTCCCATATAAAAAAGACCCCTCCCCGTTGATAAGGATAGGGTCTTTTTTATTTAGCTGTCTGCCTTATAATTGGTTATTAGGTTCAGGTTCCGCCAAGCACGACCTCGGTTACATTAGTGTAATGGGCATACCCTTGTAAGTCACCACTCTCCACAATGTAGTAGTCAGTGAACTCTTTACACACACTATTATCGTAACCTATTACTCTCCCCATAGGGCTCCTACCTCTACCATTACACTCGAAGGTGAAGTTCTTAAGTCTAACTTGTGTGTTGATAGGGAGCAAAGACTCTCCTCTTGAATTTAGCATGTTAATGTGGCTCCTTTTATTTAGTATTCTTAGGTTAATAGCACAACCAAGCCACTAATGACGACTAAGACTACGTAAATTTCCACTAAAAATGAGTATATAGTAAAAACAATAGACAATACAGTAGTGAATATCGCAGAGGCTATCACCAATTTAGTATTTAAACTATTCGACAAAACAACAATACCAACGATAAATTCAACTAGAGCATAGCCCAAGACATAAATACCTACAATACTTAGAGTAATGAGTACAGGGTGACTTATAAATCCACCCCATACATTATAAAAAATATTTAGCATATGGTTACTCCCCTCTAAGACTAATTTGTTCCGCCATAGTCTTTGCGAAGTATGTCCAGTATTTATGGAAGTCTGCGAAGTCCAAGAAATACTCCCCGACAATCTCTCCTGATTGATTGCGGTAAAGCGGTACTTTCGTTTTCTCGTCTTTATGGACTTCATACTCTGTACCATTTAAAGAAATCCATACAATATCCGGAGTCACACTAGTTACTGTTGCCTTATCACAACCTAGTATCGGGTCACGAAGTTCTGGTTTTATGAAGATTGTATCCCCAACCTTCAATTTGTTTAACCGCTCTTTGTCTATTAATGTTGTTTCCATTTATTTTTTTCTCCTTATACGTTATAAAAAAATATTTAACATCTAGTTACTGCCCTCAAATAAAGAACATTACTACCCATCCAATAAGCATAAATAACAATGTTGATACAGTAGCTTTTGCAAATACCATCAAAATAGAATCTTCTGTATTTGTAGTAGTCTTAGCTGTAATAAAACTAATAAATACATCTAGCCCAATTGCCTGTGCCCATGTAAGTGTTAACACCCCAAATGTTGGGGCAATTAACCCGTTCCACAAGAACATCGTAACATACCCTCCAATAACAAGGGTCAACACCATTAGAACTAAAGTCCCAAAAAATTTACCTAATGCGTTTGCCAATTCTTCTTTTGTATTCTTATCCATCGTTTTCCTCCTTAATAATAGCTATATTTACCTCTTATTTTTTTGTTAATTCTATTTAGGCTTGCAAAAGTAATTATGTTCAAGATATATGCGCCAATTACTAATACTGCCTGCATTGTGCAAAACACGATTGTTATCCAGTAGCTTGTAGTAGCTTCCCCGCTAGTTAGCCCCCAATAAATGCTATATGTCACCATGAGTGTGTTTAGCAGTATAGCTACACCCCCTACCAATAATAGTAGGTAATCAGATAGTTTCACTTAGTTCCCCTCCATTGAATGATTAAGTAAGCTCTTGTTCAGCTCTTTTAAGTAGTAATCACACCTAACGTGCACAAGACCCATACGTTCTCCTGTAATAGGGTTATAATGTAATCGTGTAGGTACTGTGTACTCATTAGGTATATCTAAGTCTAATTGGGTAGTTAAATTGACTACTCTATCCGGAGGGCACATCCATAGAGGCTTATTACAGTGCCAACATGTTCCACTTTGTAGTACCTCGTATTTTCGTTTAAGTTGTTTCTCTTCTTCTATTGTTAACTGGTCGTGGTAGCACTGTGCCATTACGTATGTCTCCCTCCGTTTTTATATTTGTTATAGTTTAGTGTTAAACCAGTCCTATGTTCTCTCCTAGCGTTTACAATAGTTATTTAGGGTGACAATAGGTAGAATACCTATCACCGCCCTAAGAGGCATATAGGGTACTTATAAGACTGGTGTTTAGTCAACTGTTTTAAGTGGCATAAAAAATATGCGCTTAAGTCAACATTAGTTCTTTTACTTTAGATGATGTCAATTGCGATATAATGATGCGTTTTGGATACATTAACAATTTCATAGTCTAAGTATGGTTCTAGTACCTCGTTGTTACTTCCTATCTTTGTTCTAACTGTTATGGTAGCCCCTACCATGGGATAAGTAATGAGTACGTCCACTCCGGGCTTCATTAACTTAACTAAATCTTTTAACTTCATCTTTGTCTCCTCTTTAATAGTATATGCTTAAATCTACTTTATGTCAACTGCTTAATTTTTGTGCTCGTAGTTGCACGGATATTGTATCAACAATGACTGCCCACTGTTCCTCCGTAAAGTTGAAGTCAAACTGTGTATAGTTTTCTTCACCTGTTGTAGTAATTGCAATGTCTCCATAATCATCAACTGAGAAATAAATAGTCGCAGTCGCAGTTTCCTCCGGATTTTGAGGAAGTGTAATAGCTAGCTCCCCTTGCTCTACTTTCATCTATGGTGCCCCCTTAGTTCTCTTCCTTCTCAATCATCTTGATACCTGTAAAGGCATATACAGGGAGTTCTTCTGTGTAAGTGTACTGATTAGCTTTAAAGGTCACTTCGTAGTAACTCTCCATGCCACAGTGTAACATGTCTACATATCTAATTTCCTTACAAGGCATAGCATTTTTCTCACTCCCGCAGAAGAGCCAATCTTCTGTACAGTATTCTACTCTACCTGTGTGGATACTTCTAACTGCTACGTATGGTTTTTCCATTTACTCTTCCTCCTGTGTAATCTCTTCTAGGTCACAAGGGTGTACATCTAGTGTTACTGTCCTTAGACTGTGACGAGAATTTCCTCGTACTGCGTAAACACCATCTGGGTATACTTTTTCAAGATATACAGTATCCCCGATTGTAAACCCATGGTCATAACGAGTGTCTCCAATAACCTTAAACTGTCTTTTTATCGTATACCCATACATGTAAGCCCTTGCTAGTACATATTGGTTGCCTTCATCAATCCATTCAACTAGCTTGTCATCTGGTGCTTCATCGTATGGGTCAAAATACTCATTAGCTAATAAGCTCAACATTGAGTTATACTTTTTAATTGCTCGTGCAACAAAACTAGGTATCTCTACTTTTTTAGTCATCTATTCTCCCTCCTATTTAATCATAATACATACAAAATACAGAAAAAAGCTAACATCAGCAAAACACCGACCCATCCAGCTGTTACATATGACACATAGAAAACGTATATAAGGTATATTACTGCTATAATTGTTAATAATACAAGTATCGTGTTAATGAGCTTTTCTAAATCAATCATTATACAACCTCCTAATCCTCACAAGTATAAGTCTAGTTCTTCTTATACTCTTCCTCCTATTTATATCCAAAGAACTTTAAGTAACTTTCTGCTTCTTTTTCTAAGTGTTCGTTTAGTTCATCTAGGGTAACAACTTCCCCACAGTCCTCACAAGTATAAGTCTGACTCTTCTTATCTTCTAACAGTTCACCATCACATACAAGGTTGATACAGTGGGTTACCCAACTCCCTACATCGTCCGGTAAGTGCCCCATTATACGTCACCTACTTTTACAGCAAATGCCATGAAACGTTCATCCATTTTGCGGATTTCTTTCTCTGTAAAGGTAGGGATATCTTTTAGGTAGTTTGTAAAGTCAGGAGACCCTAATCGGTCGATATAACTGTATCCCCAACCATCTTTATCTTTTGCGATAATGATGTAGTACTCGTCTTCTTCCTCTTCTACCGTATGACCCAGTACCCATGCTTTGGCAAGTTTCTCATGGTTTTCTGGGTTATTAGCTAACCAAAAGTACATCTTACTAGGGTAGCTTCCTTTGTCAATCATGTTAATAAACGTTAAGTTCTCTTCTTTGCACTTGTCAATATATTCCCCTACTTTATAAGGAATAACAACTTTTTCAGGCTCATCTAAACCATATGCTAAGGAGACTGCTTTTGCTATCCCTGCATTGTAGCCTAGAGCATGAGGGTTCAACGTACCATCACACCCTACTTGAGTGAAAATCTCATCACCTAATAGATTAATAAATTCATTCTTATCCATTTAATTCCCTCCTTAAAACTCAAGGCTGTTTTCAATAAGTTCTGATAGTCGGAGCATCACCTCATGAGGTAACTCTAATTTTGTACTCTCCTGTGATTCTGCAGAGCTGACTTCTAAAGTGTACTTTACTTCTGTTTTCTCATTTACACGAGAAGCTTTCTTCTCAACACATACTTTATAAAGTGCTGAGTTATTGACTGCGATAATTTTTTCTTGTATATTTACACTAGTATTGCTATCATAAGTAATTTCATAGCCCATTATAAAACCCTCCTATTTGTATACTGGTACAGCAAAAGCCCAGTATCTTTCATCAATTTCTTTTATTTCTTGTTCAGTAAATTTGTTCTTACCCATATTAGGCTTATTTGAGAAGTATACTTCATTATTGTGGGATGTGTCAACCCAAAGATAACAATCTTCTCCTTTATTACCAAGACCAGTAAACACGACATGGTAAAGTGGCTCTTTCTCCACCTCGTACCCATCTTTCATTCGTATTAAAGTTTCAATAGGGTTATTCTTACTTTGGTCTAACCAACAATCGAACTCTGAATCATGTGGGTAGCTATTACCATCTAACATTCTAATTTGTGTAAAAATAGCTAGGTCTAACGCATGTTTATTTTCCTCGTACCATTCCGCAACAAACTTTGGCACAATTACTTTCTTAGGTTCGTCTAGTTTCTTTGCTAGCAAAATAGCCGCCTTGATTGCCTCATTGTAGCACTGGCTCCGATTTGATAACTCTTGAACGACTGGGACGTGACTGAACTTTAACTCTTCTAATGCATTAATCAATTCTTGTTTATTCATTTAGTTTCCTTCCTTTCAATAGCCCACTGGCTGAATGCTTGTAAGACTTGCAACTGCGCAATTTCTGTCATGTATCTATAATTTTTATAAACAGGTCTATCACAATAGCATGGTTTTAAAGAATTAACTCTCAGTCTCCAAAATAGTTCTATAGGTTCAATATATGTTAACGTATATTTTTCTTTTAACCAACCCAAAACAATTTGTTGATTATCACTTAGCTCTACTTGGGCTACCTTATCATCAGTGTATTTGAACCAAATTTTCTCATATGTTGTTTGTCCGCCTGTGATTGTTACAAATTCGGCGCTTGGGTGCTCATTTTGAAATTTTTCTAGTTGTTCTTCGTAATGTATATCCCCAACATCAAATTCTTTAAATTTAATCATTGTACTCCCTCCTGTTCTAAAAACCAATCAGTAAATGCTTGAATAACTTGCGCTTCCTCCGTTACTGATAAAGAGTAATATGCCTCTTCTGTTTTAGGGTCTTCATAGGTCTCCCCAATACGTTCGAGCGCCTCGAATAGGGAATCTTTACTACAGTAACCTACTTTTAACCATTCAAATACCTGTTTCTGATTTTTATTCAGTTCTGGCTTTTTAACTGCCTCTACTGCAGTCTTATACGCTATTTTTAAAAGGTCTCCCTCAAAACTATTAGGGAAATTAATTTCACCATTTGCTTCCATATACATATAACAAACTCTGTCAATTATTTCGTTATATCTTTGTCTACTCATTCACTATTCCTCCTCGTCCTCTACGTCACCCCAACCAAAGCTACAGTAGGAAGAGAACACGTCTCTAGCTACTTCGTCTATCTCCTCATTCGTAGCATTATCGGGTACTTCTACTGTCTCTATTTCACCAATACCTGCCCAAGTTGTCTCAATATATACATTTGTTTTTCGCATAGTTTAATACCTAAGACTACATAGTCGTCTTTCTGTGCATAATCGGTGATATAAGTAACTTCTACTTTAATAAACTCTCCTGTATACGAACCACATGTGTACTCATTTAATAAAAGAATATCTCCCACATGGTATTGTCTATCATTTTTACGTATTTCAAATAGTTTTCTACCTTCCTTAACTGCTTTAAAGTACGTAGGTGCAATCTTGAGGTTATGAGTAACTTCTAATTTACTAACTAAATCAAAAATGATAGTGTTTAATTCGTTACCCTCTACCTGATGATTCAATTTTTGTAAATTTATTGATATTACAGTAGGTCTACCTCCTCTGCTCCCATAAAGGTTATTCTGTTGGTCTCTATATTCCTCTGAATCAATAACTAAGTTTCTTCTGTTATGCTTAGTAAGTCTTTCCTTCTCCGTCATTGCCTGTGCTAGTCCATTTATTGTTTTAGATACTTTTACTTCTCCATTTACAATAACTTGTACTAGGTATCTGTCGTCCTTTGTTGCAAACTTATTATCCATAATTAGTATCTCTCTTTCATAATCTTAATTGACCAGTTATCGTTGTTACTGAATACCCTTTCTAGGTCATTCAACGAGTTGGTATTTACAATTTCTTTTTTTAGTTTTCTATCTGAACTAATATTACCAAATCGTTTAAGGAATCTTTGTTTAAAGTGGGCATAACCCATATAGTCAAAGGTAATAGTGTGTTCTTTACCAAATATACCCCGCTCTCTTAACTTAATCTCTACACTCTCATAAGAGCTATCTACTTTCATAAAATTATTTAGAAGAGTGTGCAAATCAATACAAATAGATGCCCCTGCACTACCGCCTATAAGTATATATTTAGGGCACTTTATATCGGGGTAACAAGGGGCATCTAATTCATACCACATATTATTTACATCTACCCCATACCATACACTATTCACATCTACTGATACTCTTTCTGTCTTAAATGGTTTTATGCAAGTATACTTCATTGTCTCTCCTCCAAATCGTCTAATACATCTTCTAATGTTGTGACAACCCCCTGCAAATAGCCCAGTTCATGCCACCCATACCCTCTCTTATCTTGCTCTAACAAATTATTAATTCTTTTTGTTTTACGTTTAATTTGACGGTTATATCTTCTTTTTAGCCCCTCTTCAAAGGTCACTACCTTTTTTGCTTCCTCTATATCTTTTAATAATTGGTCTAGCCCATATCCATTAGTACCATAGCTATACACTAGCGCTTTCTCGTCCTTATAGGTAGTTACCCCTAATGATTGGTATACATACTTCTTACTGGGGACAAATACAAGGGTAATGGGTCTGTACAATTGAGGTAGAAGACAGTCTTCTGATAACCCACCAAAATCTGTTTTAGAAGATACCTTCTCTACCACGTACCTCATATCTTCCATACTTAACGACTTAATACATAAAATATATCTGTTAATGACCATTTCCTTTAGCTCCTCCTACACCCAAAATAGTTTTCGATTCTCTGTTGGTTTAAAATATTCCAGTTCTCGTGAATTAATACTTTTTCCAATAATTGCATAGGGGGAAACTCCAACAATTTCATAAATCTTATACTGACCTTCTACCCACTCTTCTTTTAAAAAGTTCTTAGATTCTGCTATACTAAACACATCATTCACAAGCCTAACTTTTTCCATCTGTTAAACCTTCTTTCACTTTACATATTAAAAAAATAAATCTAGCTATCTACAAATACATTGTATCATCAGCTAGATTAAAAGTCAACACTTTATATTTAATTATTTTATATTACAATAGTTCTTTATCTAAAGTTGTTTTAGGGATAGCCCATATTGTAGTGTAACGAACCCCTTTATGGTTACCTGTAACTAATACGAACGTTGCCGTGTCTAGCTTAGTACCGAGTACAGATGATAGTAGTTCGTGGTCTTCTTTGCTAATTGGTACTTCAAAATCAAGTTCTCCAAGCTCTACCACAAAGTTATTTGCTCTAATTCCCATAAAGTATTCATCATTACGTTTTACATGGAATACATTCTTCGTATGAAAACTTTGCATAACAATATTTGCGAAATAACTGTTATCCCTAGCTACAATAAATCTATCTACGTAAATAGCCTCTTTGCTGAGTAGTTCTTCAATGCAGTTACTCATAACATGTCTGCCTCCTCTTCTAGTAGTAAATCTAATACGTACATTTCCGTCATTAAACTTTGTTTCATCCCGTCTAGTAATAAATGCGTAGCACACAAGCCACACAACATTTCATCTAAATAAAAATCACCACATGTCTCCTCTAATGGTACTTGACACATTAAACACTCTATCACCACACAGCCCTCCTTAATTTAAATTTTCCCTAACTTCTGTTAGCACCTCTCCTAATAGGTTAAGCCCTTCCCATTTACTCGTATCACGAGAGCGTGGGTCTGATTCACGTAGCCCTATTCCCCATACTTTATCAAAAGGAGATGCCTCTGCAAACTTAGTTCCTTTAGGGATGGATAGCATAAAGTTACGTAAATTGTCATTTTGTGTGAATTTATAAGTATTCCCATCTAAAACGATTAATTTACGATGCTTTACCCACAAGTTTTCTTCAAAATTTTTAACTTGTCTCCCTAAACGTTTAGCATCTTTTGGGCTCTCTGTTTTTAAAATTCTTTTTGCTGTAGCAACATCATTAAAAAGCATTGCTTTACGTACCATCATGTAGTGCTCTGCTGTCGGGAAAATAATGTCTTCTCCTAAACCATTAATAGGTGCACTAAATTGTGATGGATACCACTGTGACAAGCACTCTTTTCCTATTTTATTACGTTTGCTTGGAGTATGCCCCCAAAATAAAATATATTTACTCATCTAATGTTCCTCCCAATATTCATAGTAGTTTCCTTTATGCTCAAAAGCAAAATGAGGACTAGGTAACCCACCATTAGCTTCTATATGCTCTGGGTGCTCATAAAAATAATAAGGCTCGTCACCAGTAGGGCTAATTGCTATTACTGGCTTATATTTAAAAAATAGTGGTATTTTATCTCCATCATTTAAGTTTAATTTATAAGTACTTAATGGCACTCTTCTATGACATTCTTCCAGTACTCTATACTTATCAAAGCTAATTATTTTAAGGAATCCCTTAGCTTTTAGGGGCGCTAAACTGTCTATCGAAACGTCTTCTTGTTTATAAGTGACAAGGGCACTATAAATGGTTGAGGGGTTTTTGTATGCTACTGAATAACTAATTGAATTGTGCTTATGATTTGCTAAAAATTTCTCTAATTCCTTAGATAAACCATAAGGTGTATCGCTATCAATAACTTTTACTTTAATCATGTGTTATCCTCCCTATATGCTTCTCTAACTGTTCCTATACTTTGGTCTGGGTCTGGTTTACTAAATGGTAAGCTTGCACGCTCTTCCTTACTCAATGTTTTTAAGCAAGCCACATGTACTGCAATGACCCCTGACTTAGCTTCCATGCTGTCCGGAAGTGTAAGTATATAGTCATTATACAGTTTACTTAACACTAGCCAATAACGATTGCTACTACTTTTCATATTAGCTAAAATCATCATTTTTTCATAGTAATCTTGCCCCATACAAGAAAGTCCTCCTATTGCAGATTGGAGGAGCTCATCTTCAAGAGCTAAGATAGTATTTGCGTACCCTTTCATCTCCTTGTTAAGCCCCTCTATAACAATCTCAAAACATTCTCTTTCTGGAGAGCCTACAGTTAAATCAGTAAGTGGCTCATATGCTCTTACTTCTCTCCCACTAGGGGCTTGTCTTCGTTTACCTATACGATAAGAGTCTTTAAACTCATACTCGGAACGAAAAATTTCTTCTTGACTATTTCTCCCAGACCTTCCTCCAAAATAGCAATCTTCTACTACTCCACCAAGACCATTATAATGTCCTCTAGTTGTCCCTATGACTTTAGAATGTCTAATATGGGTTAGCTGACAGAGCTCCCCTCCGTTATCAGGGTCACCTACAATAGCTGTCTCACATACAGGACAGATATATCCAAAACACATCACTTTATCTACCTCCAATTAATATACATTAAGAAAAAGTTACAATTTTTTCACAAGGAATATCATAGTATGCCTTTAAACCATAATGTTCCAACATGTATTCTTTAGCATAATCTACAAGGTGCTCAGGGCATTTAAATGTGTAAGAGCCACTCATCATTACACCACTATTACTTAACTCTTCTCTCGAAGCTTTAGCAAACCACTTAGCACACTCTACAGGATAACCAATAACACACCCTAAAACTTCCTCGTCATTAAACCCTAGCTTAATTGATTCATTGTATACTTCTATACTTATCTTATCTGATGCTACTAGGTATATACTACCATATAACCTCGTTTTATAATAAGAGCGTTCCAAACAACTTAGTTCTTCTTCTTTTAATACGATTGCTACACGATGACCTAAATTAAAATCTAAAATAGGCTTTGGAAAAACGTATTCTGCTTTCTCAACAAACTCCACTTAGCCACCCCTTTTCTCATTCCCTAAATTATCTTAAATGTTATATTAGTTAGAATGGTAAGTCACTATTGTGTTCTGCCTCTTCTGAGATATATAGGATATTTTCAATCTTTTCTTCAATATGTTCAATAATTTCTGTGTGCTCTTTAATTTTCTCTTTATGATTTTCTCTTTGCTTATTTAACTTTGCATATTGCTGTAATTCATCTGGTGTTAGCTCTTCTAGTCTTTTCTTCATTTGTTTTCTCCTTCTAATGTAATTTTCTCTACGTCATCAACACTACCAAAAGATGGGGGTTGTGTCAAGTTCTTATCTAACCAGTTAGTGATAATGTCATGTAATTCGTCTATAGCCTCATCGCTTACTTCATCCGTTGGGTAGTAGTCCTCCGCTACCTCTCCATATTCACTGTATAGCTGTCCCCCTACAGATTCTAACATACCTACTACATCTACACTAATAACTGCTTTATTGAACTGCCCTACTGCAAAACTTGTTGTCCCCTTTTCAGGTAATGTTCCAAATATATCCTCTACGTACATCCCTAAGCTATCAACATATGTTTTTCCTTCATTAATAGCTAATAATGCAAGTTTTCCTGCAGACACTGCCTCTTCTCTCGTAGGGAACGTCTCACATGCTTTCCATACATCTGTGTCTTCCTCTAGTGCTAACGCATAGTCTTTATCTTCCATTGTCTTGCCCTCCCTACCCTTTTAATATAATCATATTTGTGCTACTGTCTAAGTGCCATCCATCAAATTCTAAATAGTGGTCATATGGGTTAACTGGTTCACCCACAACTATGTAGTCCTCTAGTGTGTGACCTTGGTCTTTTAGTTCTAGTAATTCGTCTAATAAATCTTGTGCTGTCAAATTATTCATGCCATGTAGTATCCTTTCTCTTTAGCTTCTTCCCACTCATCTACAGAAAACAAACGCTCATTCCGAGACAGAGAGCCATAACAGTTTACTGTTAAGTCTACCATTAGGAAATCTTTACCGTATTGTTTTGTCCAACTCTCTGTATATGGTGTTACTGAATGCACTTCTTTAATATATTGCTCTAACATATTCATTTTATATTACCCTTTCTTGGTTTAAATTTTCGTGTTTGTGTTCGGTTGTTTCTACTTACTTCTTTGTATCTACGGATTCCTAATGCCTTAGCTTCTGGACGAGAACGACCTATCTGTCTTACATATAAGTCTAGCGCTTCTTTTACTTTATCATCGTACATCTTCCCTAATTCTCGGAAATACTCAAACTCACCTAAATACACATGAGGCATACGCCATTCATCTATGATAACCTGTACTGTTGTTCGTTTGTTTAAATCATAATTATAGATATATAGAAGTACTATATAAGCACCTGTCACCCAAGAATAGCTTGTCCTAATTTCACTTAGAGTTACACTGTCTCTTAATGATGTTAAATAATCATTCCACTTTTTTTTACGTTCTTCTGCTAAAGTTTCTATAAAGTGATTTACCTCTTTTTCGTCCCTCACCACTTGCTACCTCCTTGTTGTTTATGTCTATATATTATCATCTACTTTGTTATATGTCAACACCTTTATAATAAAAAAGAACCTAGTAATTTACTTACTTAGGCTCTCTTGTTTATACGTGTTTAGTAAGTTACCTTTACTATCGACAACAACAGCATTAAGCTGACCACCATATGCACAGGCACCATCAATAAAAATACTTCTGTCACCTAAGAATACATCGTGGCTGTTCTCTTTTCTCAAATTAATTGTAGGTGTGTGACCCATTATAATTGTCTTATCTGTTTTATTCTTCTGTAATGCTAGTGGTCTCGTCCAAATCATTTCATCTTTAGTAGCTGTTCTCCAATCAGGCTGACGATAAACAGGTATTCCTGCGTGTACACATAAGGTGTCTCCATGCTCATAGTATGGTTCTAATAAACTAATTACTTCAACTACATTTGTTTTTTCTAATAACATCTTTCTAGTGGTAAACGCATCCTGTAGGTGTTCATCTAAATCCAATAGACTACTTATTGTTTTATCACCGCCATTGTACATCCACATTGCGTACATCTCACTTAGGTCTTCGTAGTCTGCTTCTCTTATCAATGGAAATGTTAAAAAATCTAATAACATTTGGTCATGATTTCCTAACAAAGCAGTTCCTCCATTAAGTATATGCTTATAAACGAAACCCAGTACTTCTGCGGATTTGCTACCTCTATCTACGTAGTCACCTAAAAGTATTAAGTCCTCTTCATCACTATTCCAATGTTTATTAAGAAGCATTATTAGCTCGTCATAACAACCATGTACATCTGATACAATAAACACTTTATCTTTCAATGAATAATAGCCCCCTTAACTACTTCTGCTAGCCAGTAAGTAGCCAGTACTAGTACAGTATTGACAATAAATGTTATTACTATAACCAGTGCTAACTTATAATTTTTACTCCTAGCATTATAGTTTATATAATTTTTTATGTTAACTCTAATATTTTTAAACAAAGTGCTCCCATATACGTTCAGTGCTATATATAGTAAAAGCAATACGATAAAGTAGCCTTGAGCTAGAAACACGTCAGACTCCCTGAACGAGTTATTAAACCATATGCTGAATATCGCAATCACTTGGTGAATTATAAGCATTGCGCCATTACCAAAAAGGAGTATACTAAACGCTATACCGACTACGTCTCTGTACTCTGAAAGTAGTCTATCATATACTATTATCCCTTTAGTAAAAATAAAAGCAACAACTGCCATCTGTATAAGTAAAAATATTGTTACGGCTAATAAGTTTTCTGTATGCATAGTCATAATTTAGCCACTCCTTTCAAAATGGGTAAAGAAAGAATAATAGGTATATCGTTCTTTTTCTACCCTACCCTCATGTATAAAGGTGAACTCAACAAATTTAACTCTTAACGGTATATCTGGTGCTTTCTCCCAAGGAAGTACTCTTGGGAAATCATAGAATACTCTTGTGGGATAAACTTCTTTCATAAGTATCCTAGGGTATCTTTTCTTTGGTATAAATCTTTTACCTATTATACTTGAGTAGTCAGGTTTCATTGTAAGTCACCATGAATAGAGTATGCTCTACTTGCTTTGTTAAAGTTTACTTGTTTTTTGTTTACTAATCTTATTGCATCTTCTAATAAAAGAGGTTTTCCTAATTTATGGTTATCTAATTCTGGTGAGTCTACCCCTACATTCAGTAAGTTTGGTTCGGGTCTGGCTAACTCATGAATGTGTCCATGTAGATTAATTAGGTTACCTCTATCTCCTAAAATTAGTGGGTAATGTGTCATATGCACAACCTTATGCATTCGTTTTAAAATAATACCAACGTCTTCCCAATGAACCCTATCATTCAGGGAAGTATTGCGTTTAATCTCTTTTCGTAGAGGACTATTATCGTGGTTACCCTTTATTAGCCATATAGTGCCATTTAAGCGCTCTAAGACGTTAGCTATACTATTTACCTTGGCACCCATTGCGAAGTCCCCTAGGTGGTATACAACGTCTTCTGGACGTACTGTAGTGTTCCACTCATTGATTAGATACTCGTTCATCTCTTCCACATCTTTAAATTGTTTCCGTGTGTCCATAAAAGAGGCTTCCCCACAAATGTTTCTATGGAAGAAGTGCATATCAGATATTACATATTCTCTCCCCATACTTGCTCCTCCTTAGTGTGTTGCAAACCATACGAATACAGCTAGTTGTAGATAGTGTACTGTTTGGTCGATAATTAGTTGTGTCTTTTTATTAGGTACTGTTTTTAAGAACCATGCACTTTGTGCTTTTAAATAGTCCATGATAAAATGTGGAACCCATAAGCATACTACAATTAGCCCAAGTTTTACTGGTGTTCCTAAGAACAATGTAGTTGCGACAATAATATACGTCCAGATGTTTACATGGATGATTAGTAGATATAAATCAGTCTGCTTTCCTTTTGCGATATAGTCACTTTGTAAGGCATAGTCCCCTACTGCATGAGCCATTGTAAGGATAATTACATAGTATAAGTAATTCAAATTAAGTCCTCCTCTTTGTATGGGTAAGGACAAGTGTCACATTCAAATCCATATTCGTTAGGTGCTCCCTCTAAAATATTTCCGCCACATTCTGGGCAAGTTACTAGTTTCATTGTTCTGCCTCCTTTACATGATTTCAAGATATAGCCCTGCACTTGATGTTGTAGAAATCAGCATAACTTCTAAGTCTAAGTGTTCTCCGATACCTTCGTATTGTTCAATAAATGGTTTTGTTTCTGATAAAGTGAATGTTACAATTTCTTAATCCGTCATGTGCTCTACTAATGTGACTGTGCGACCAAATTCAATATGTTGTAATAAATGTCCTAGTTTAACCATTATAACTTCCCTCCATCAATTAATAATAGTAAGATACCGCCTATCACAAGTAACCAGAATACTGCTAAGATTAGTACCATTTAGCTATCCTCCTTGAACAGCTCATCGTATAATTCTTGAACTGCTTCACGCTTTACTTTTAACATTGCAATCTGTGTTGATATGATATTACTTGGTTTTCCCACCAAACGCCCCTCTAAGTGTCCAATATCCATATTATATTGAATAAGGGTTTGTTGAAATTTTTTTCTAATCTCGGTGCATTCATTAATTGGCTGCTTCGGTTCAATCTCAATCAGTTCAAACTGAGAATACCAGTATTCATTTAATTTATTCAGTAGCTCACCACGTGTTTTTCCAGATTCTGCAGTTGTCCCATCATCATCTTTAATAAAGTACCCTATAGTATTGTTGTGAGCAATCCTATACTCTTTGCCTTCTGTGAAAAAGGGTTCTTGTGGGTTTGTAATTACACATTTCATTCTGTATGTCATTTTAGTAGGTCTCCCATTCCTCAATGATGTATTGGCTTTTATAGTTTGCATAGAAATCTGAGTCACTTGAGAAGTATATATCTAGTTCTTTTACTTTTTCTAGTACTCCTTGAAGGGATGTACCAACTGCCATGTTAGTACCTGTCCCCTTATCAATTCCGAGATAGAGTGTAAGTTTCTTTGGTTCTGCACCGAGCAATTCAAACTTAGAATGCCAATAGTTATTTAATTCAGCTAATAGTAGCTCAGGAGTGGCTCCTGATTCTATAATGTCTCCCTCATCATCTCTAAGGAAGTAACCTCTAGCATCATCATAGAATACATCGTACTCTTTACCTTCTGTGAATATATGCTCTGTTTTAAGTGTACATCTAATTTTTACTGTCATTCTAATTTTCCTCCAATTCAATTTCTTTTATTGATACAAAGCCAAGTATATTGCGGAAAGTACGGTCTTCATTCCAGTATATAAATTGTGTTAGAAGTGGTTTGTGGTCATCTGTGTATGTTGTTTTTGTCTCGTAGTAGCTTTCTTCAATTTGTTCATCAATATTCTGTACCATTTCATTATAATATGTGACTGCTTTATCATATGAGGTGAAAGCCCTCATTTTTACCGCTCTATACTCAAATTTCACTAACCATGCTGAGCTTAATTTCGTCATTTATTTCTTCCTCCACTTCTTTGATTGACTTGATTATATATCTGTGATTCTCTCTAAATGCGTGGTAAGCATCATCAAGTGAATATGCGTATAACCTTGTTGTTTGCATTACAGTTCTATATCCGTTACGTCCAACCATTGGTTCGTCAACTTCTACTTCTAACTCAAATAATAGTTGTTTTCTAATCATTGTTTTTCCTCCCCTTTTCTATGATATAATATTACCCTACTATTATGATTCTGTCAACAGGCAAAAAAAGAAGTAGAAAAATCTACTCCTATTCATCGTTTGACAACTTTTCCATACCATATAGTAACTGTAGTAGTACATATAGTACAATATCAAATCCGTCAAGTGGCTTTCCAAGTACTATAACTTTAACAATTGTCAATACCGCTAAAAAAATAAATAGCCACCCGATTATTTTATTTGCATGTTTTCTAATTCTCATAACTTTCTAGTACCTCTTCAATATTCTTTCTGGTTTCGTTAGCTAACTTACCAGTCCGTTCAAGCCAACCTTTAACCATTTCTTTTTCTACTTTGCTATGTTTATTCGCATCCTCCTTGATGCCTTCTACATTTTCCATCAAATTATCTAAGTCCTCCATAACATCTAATAAAGTGTTTCTTAGTTTTAACACATCGATAGACAACTCATAGTTCCGTTTAGACAATTTTTCGTTACGGATAAAGTTCTTTTTTAGTTCTTGTTGTGTTTCTAGTAGCTGAGTAGTTTTAATAATATCAGCTTCTAATTTACTAATTCCGTCTAGTTCATTCATCACATGTCCTCCTCATATTCTACTACTTCCTCAATAAGTTTCAGTACTTCTTCTGCTGTGCCCACTGTGCTATAGTCCGCAAAGTTTTCTGCAGGTTTCATAATAGCCACTGAATAGGGTTTGTTCTCTACATAAATATGCCCGAATCCTTTTAAAGAATGAATTACCTCTACTGCCCATCCATTAGCGTACTCTTCTCGGTATACTACTTGCTCACTGGTTGCTCTTACTGGTTTATTCATTGTTAAAACCATAGAAGTTTCTTACAATGTTTTCTACACGTTCCATGCCCTCTAAGTAGCTACGTTTCTCAGGGGAGATATAGTTCTTGTAATGAGGGACTTCCTTCTCTTCCTCTACCTCTTTTGTAGTACGTTCAATCAGTTTAATAAGTTTTACTTCGTTCTCTAGTTGAGACTGGATAATGTCTAACAGTTCATTTTTCGAGCAGTTGTTTAGTGGTTTACTTCCATAGTCAATAATTGTCATAGTAGTCCTCCTATTTTAATGTGTACTCTTTATAGCCTTTATGTGTATCGTGCCCACACTTTGTACAAAAGCCTGCTTGTTCAATATCTATTGAAGAGTAACCTGTTTGTACTGCATATGTCTCATAAGTATGGTCACACGTATCTTCTTCTGATTCGTCTATTTTCTCTAAACGAATAGCCTCTCCTTCTGCCACTTCGTGGTTAAAGAGCAATACTGCAGTTTTAATAGGTTCATATATATCTGGGTGGATGGCTTCATTCATCTTAAAGCTATTTCCGCTAAATTCATTGAAAGCGTCTAGCCATTCCTGACTGTTCTCATATGATACAATTCTGTAATTCATACGAAAGCTCCTCTCGTGTTTTCTTAAATAACCAATACCGTTCATCAATTTCTTTTATCTCTGCCTCTGTTAAATAGTAGTCTTTTAATTTAGATAGGGTATCTTGACTCAATGGCTCGTTTCTAGGCAGTATACTTACTGCTAACTTCCCGTCCTTGCGTAATAGTAACCCGTAGTCTCTCTTCTGTTTCTCAGGCATTACTACATAGTACTTAGGTAAACTAGCAGTGTTTGCCACTGCTTGAATAAAAGTATCTGTATTTGCGAAAAACCATTTACTAAACTCTGACTTAGGGTACTCACATGAGTATCTCTGTCCCTCCAAGATAATTTGTAACTTATCCATAAGCTGTTCTCGTTGTTTATCAATAAACTCTTTTACCTGTTTTGGCACTTCTACCTCGTTATTCATAACCTACCTCCTTTGTTATACTTTGTCAATAGTGATATAAACATATTTACCTTCTAACTGCCTAACAATGTTTAGTATGTCATGACCGCCTAGCTTAAATGTGTTTGTCTCAAACCCTTCGATAGTAAAGGAAGACCAACCGTACCAACCTTCTTCAAAGTCCAAGACCCCCATAGATTTAAGTACTATATTTTTAGTGATGTCTTCTAATGAAGTACGTTCTACAGCAGAGAAAATCTGAATCTCTGCGTTATCAAGATGATACTTAGAAGAAATGCCTCCATCGTACTCCTCTTCTGTTGTAGTGTCCTCAGCCCCTAACGCATGTAGTGCATTACAAATAAGCATGTTTAAGGCTCTGTGCTCATGGTGATACTCAATTTCTTTTACTTTTTCTTTTATTAAGTAAGGTTCGTTTGTTTCTGCACCGGGGCTGTTATCAATAGTTACCCAACCTTTTAATATCTGTTTACCCATGATTGCTCATCCTTTCTTTAGTATAGCCTATCGCTGTCACCAGTAAATCTAAATTTTCCTTTGTCAGAGTTACTGTTTGCTCATGTACACAGTCCGGTCTAAATACCTCTACTGTACGATTTATTACAGCAATATCTACAGTAGCTTCCGTTGTCTGGCTTACCTTGATAAACTGTTTGGAAAACTCCCCATGGCTAACACCTTCTATCATAAGCTCCATTTGTTTATAGCCTCCTCTCGGGAAAGTCCATGAAAGTTGTGGAAAGTACGCTCTTGTAGTTCATCTACCGTATCTGGTAGTGTACGAAATTCGTCTACCCCTAGTGAAATACTTGAAGCTACCTCTTCATAATAACATTTAACGTCTACTCCCATTTCACCATAAGGTAACACCATTACTTCTATATGAAACTCATATGGAGTATTCTGTGTTAATGGTTCATCTAATAACCATGTCTCATGGTAGTTTACTGGAATATCTAATAGTAAACTGTTTAAATCATCTAGCTGTTCAGATAAGTATGCAATTCTTGTCACTTTACGGTCTTCTGCTATAGGCATTGAACAACCTAACGTGTCTTTTATTTCTTTAATTTCTTTGGTAAGCTCAGCCATTAATTCAATTATTTTATAAAACATCTCTATTCCTCCTCTTCTATATATTCCCCTTCTTCTAAGAAAAAGCAAGCAGGTTCTCCCTCTCCATTTTCAGTGTCACCTAGGTACTCATCATCTAAGAATGCACAGTATCCAGTTGAGTAGAGGGTTACACAGTCCTTATGATACATCGAATCGTCCGTTAACCGCACAACCTCGTCCATCTCACTGAACACTTCATTACACGCCCCGCATGATATTAACTCCTTACTCATAGGCTACCTCCTTTATCTATTACGTAGTCTACCAGTTCTCTAATAACCTCTGCCTCCTCTACACTAGAGAGGTCTGCCCAAACTTGAAGTGTCGCATCGTTAGCCTTACCAGATATTAAATTGTGTAAGCTATCTGCAATAGTTAGCTTTGTACGTTCAAGATAGTGGATTAGCCAGACTAATACAATTAGCTGTTTCTCAGTTAGCTCAGTAGTAGTCTCTGTATAAACCTCATAGTTATCTAAGATTAATGGGAGGGTGTCTTCATTATTAATTACTTGAAACCCATTATTTGGTTCTCGTTCATACTCTCCATAGGTCAGTCTCTTACCTATTTTTAGTTTTACATAGATGTCTCTACCTTCTTTGTGTAGTTTGTCTAGGTCACTATTGTACCACTCTCTTGTTTCAATTTTAGTAAGTCCCATAGACTAGCCCTCCTTGCTTAGCTCCTTAATTCGTTTCTTGATATTTGCTTCTGTCTTCTCAAGTTGTCTCATTTTGTTAGCATGACGAGACATCTCATGCTCTTTTGCAGTCACTGCCATCGCTAATAGGTTCTCTAAACTTACTTTATTTGCCATTAAATTGCCACCTCATAGTTAAATTTTCCATTGTGTTTATAATTTACTACAGAAATATCTGATAATGGGGAATCAAAGAAGTTCGTCCCCTTCTTCCATGGTAGGACAAGCTTTGGAACCTCTTCTGGAATTGGTGCGTTTACCTGTTTCTCTACTAGCTCTAAATGTCGTTCGTAAATGTGTGCGTTATCACTCGTCCAATATAAGTTACCTAACTCTAACCCTACAGTATTTGCCATAACCAATTGTAATGCATGATACTGAATAATATTAAATGGAAGTCCTAAGCAAACATCCGAAGACCGAGCCTTCACATGTAAGTTTAATTTACCCTCTACAACTGTCCAGTGGGTTGTCCATACACATGGTTCTAATGACATATCGTATAAATCTTCCACGTTCCATAAAGTAGTCATAATTCTACGAGAGTTTGGTGTGCTCTTAAGTTGTTCAATAACTGCCTCTACCTGATTTAGCTTTAGGTATGGTTGATGTGTTCCTGCTATCCAACCACCTTTTTTAGGTACGACTTTTGGAATAAGTGAACCTGCTTTGCGATTTTTAGCTAACTCAACATCTCCACTATAAACAGGAATAAAACGTTCTTTGTTAAATAATGCGTAACCATACGCTTTTCCAATAGTGCCATCTTCTTGCTCCCATTCGTCCCAAATAGTTACACCTCGTTCTTTTAACCACGAAACCTCATTAGACATTTCTTGCCAAATCCACTGCAATTCCGTTAGCGCCCATTTAATACCTACATGCTTACTACGTAATAAAGGAGCCCCCATATCTGGTGTGATTGTAAAGTTTACACCTTCAATAAACTTAGTTGTTGCAGGAGTCCCATCAGCATATACTGCACGAGTCCCTTCTGGTAATTCTGTTACTCCGTTCTTAATAATATCCATTACTAAATCTTTATAAATTTTATCAAAATCCATGTT